TAGAGGGGAAGTTGTTCGATGGTAAATGAACCTTGCTTATTAGATGTAGTTGAGATATACATATAACTGCCTTTAAATTCAGGGTATGCAAGTATGTTTACATAGCCGTTAGCTGGCAATCCAATCTTTTTAGTATTGCTATTATTATAAAATACAAAGGCGAGATCTCCATCTTCATAAGTAGATGTGACCTTTAACCAGTGATTCTTATTTATATCCCAATTATTTATATGAATATAAATAAGATTGTTATTATAAGTAGAATTTCCAACACTTACACTAACTGAGGTAGTCGTCGTAGACATAGAAATATCTGGAACGCTTGGAACATTGTTTGTCCATAAATTGAAATTCATTTCATACCCGCCAACTCCAGACATCCCAGACCAAGCGAAATTCTTCATCTGTAAATCATACCCATTGCCCGTCTTATCTACCCATACAGGGTTCTCTGTCATTTGTTCATTAGTAAGACCTAATGCTGAATACCTTGCAGTTATACCAGGAATAGATGGGAAAGGAGGGAAAGGAGCTACCCCACCCCCTCCCCTAAATCTCCTAAAAGGAATTGTATTAATATTTCCTATTAAATTCATTGCTGATTCCTTTCCTTTAGATACCTATACTCAAAGAAGTTGCCGTTGTTCCGTCTTTCAGAATCTTTTGTACCATGTACATGAGTGGCATTCCTATATTTGCACTCACTTCCGCTTCCGAAATGGTATATTCCATTCCACCTGAAAGGATTACCTTAATTGCCCCTTCGGAAAGAGGAATAACTACAAACGGAACTTTTTGTCCGTTTTGGTCAATCAGCACAATATCTTCTTCAATTGTGGCAAAATTCCATGCACTGCTGATTAAAGAAGGTGCGGCTTCGCCGTTAGTGGTTATCAGCTTATTGGAATTAGCTGTTACTGTTCTTTTGATTATATCCATTGCAATGAAAATTTTTAAATTTGATTTATCTAAGTAAGTACTTGTCACAAAGATAGTCTTTTCTCAACAAACACGGTAAGTTTGTACCTCTTTTATAATCAAAGCAAAAAAAGGAGAGCAATTAAACTCTCCTTTTAGTTTATCAAATAGGTTCGTTGTGGTAGTATATACAAAATATACCTTCTCCTGGTTTCGTAATATTTCCCGCATCATCATCTGCCGGAGAACATTGTTGTCCAGAGCCATACCCAGCAATGCTTGTCTTTCCTCCGTCTGAAGAAGTGGATTTAGAACCACCATACCCTGCACCTCCCCATGCAGATGCACCGGTTCTTTTCCCACTTTCAGTGTTTAAATATCCTGCTCCACCTTTACTTGTACCTCCAAAAATAGACTGGACAGGGATAACAACTGAGGATTGAACAGGCTTGGTTGCGTTTCCCAAAACAGGACTTTCGTAAGTGCTTTTAAATCCATATCTACCGTCTCCACCTGGCGCACCATCTGGTTGCATTCTTGGGCCTGTGGAAGTAGTTTCTTCTTTTGCGTTTTGGCTTCCGAAACTTCCACTACAATAAAATCTACCTGCCATGTGAGCAGCTATAGCACCGGAACTTTTTGCATTATATACAGAATAATTAGATAGTCTGCTTTCTTGTGGCATAGTAAGATCAGCATCATTACGAGCCTCGCTTACCCCATTGTAAGCTGTATATTCATAAGTTGTTATTCCTAATTTTATGGAATATTTTGTGCCGTATCTCCAGCTACCCGCATTTGGAACATTGCTAAATGTAATTTTAGCTATTCGACCATCTGAAATATCCGATATCAATATATTAGGAATATACACAATTTGTCCAGTTGTTCCGCCCAGCAATACAAAACTATCCCAAGATCGCCAACTCTCAAATTTTTCACCTCCTCTTCCAACTATCAAAAGGGAAACGTATTTGTACGATGTATCTAATTGGTAATTGGATTGGTTACTTGTTATCTGCACCAACTTATTCGGTTTGGATAAGGTGTATTCCAAATTCACACTTGTTTGATAAACCCCACTTATACTTCCTGTCGTTGAAAAATCACTGAAACCGGAAGATGTAATCTTAATCTGATAATTTCCCGCAGGAATTTTGTCAAACCGTGCCGTGTATGTTGCTGGTCCTGCCGAACCTGTATGCTTCTGCCCTTCTGAATCTGTAAATTCCACATTACCACCAGTAGGGTTTACTTTTACTTGCACCATATACAGCGGAGTAAGGTTTACTTGCACCTGCATTCCTTCACTATTCACAGTAATGCTTTGGGATGTTTCTTTGGAAAAATCCCCTTCCGGTACATACAAGATATACTGTCCGTATGCGACATTGGCGAACGTTACGGTAGTGGTTATATTTTTAGTCTGAATCACCTCTATCCCCGTACTGTCCTTTAGTTGGATTTGGCTTGGCATACCTTGCATTTGTCCAACTCTTCTTACCTGAACATTAATGGCACTGTATATTTGTAGAAGGAAGGTGTTAAGCGCAGTTTTCCCGTTTACTTCAACCGTTTCCTCTTTGCTTTCAAATCCATCTTTAGAAAAAGCTACTTTATAGCTTCCGTCTGGTACAAATAAAACGACTGTCCCGTTTTGTGAAGTTGTACCGGAAGCCATCTGCACCCCTCCTTCCTTATTTTCAGTCACAACAACCTGTACGCCGGAAATGTCAGTTGCCCCGTCTAATGTGTTCCTATGGACAACTACTGTAAGCTCACTTGCAGGTTGCAAAGTAACCTCAATTGTTTTCGCTTCATTTAATACACCGACTTTCCCGTTCTGCGTTGTATAACCATCAGCACTGACCTCATAATCATAATCAACGCCTAATGCAGCAGAAATAACAGCTTCTCCATTGTTATTTGTATTCTGCTGATAATTGTTTGATGCAGATGTCATTTTTACAAGAGCGTTCTCGATAGGAATTGCTGGATTAGGCAAAGGAAGAAGGGTAAAAGGTAAAACTGTATACCTGTCATTTTTACCTGGTCCAAGATAAATCCCGTTTGTCCAATTAAGATTTGCATTACTTGAAGCCCCATACTGGGTGCAAGTTTGAATAGATTCACTTCCCCATAAAGAAAGACCCAACATGCGCAAAATCTCTTCCACTTGTGTTTTGTAAGAATACAGAGTGGTCATCTCGCTATATGAAGGTAAATAGCCATTCTGTCCATTCCCAAACATATATGTCTTGGCGTATTCTGCCGCAGGTGCATTGCCAGTTCTCAATTGAGATATTATCGTATCGGTATAAATGAAACCATGCGTTGCTTTACTTAAGTTTGAGGCTGCCACACTGGTAGTTAACATTGGTACATTAGAGATCAAAGTACCTTGACCTCTAAAAGGATATCTTTGGGCACTTATGGCTGTCGATACCATAAACGAATCAGTATCGGTTGAAATTCCTATGCCGCATACATCAGATATTCCCTTACCAGATGATGCCCATTCTTCTTTTGTGTAACGATTATTATCTTTATCATAAATATATACACCATTTGGAACAGGATTGTATTCATAGGTACAGAAAGGACGAACTGTATATGAATTATTTTTGGTCGTTCCCCTTTTTGTGCCATTAGCCCAACCAAAAATCCAAGCATCATTTGAATTGTATTGTGTCGAAGTCCAATATGCACCACTACTCAATGGATCTGAACCGATTGTCGCACTTATTGAAGTGTCGATCTTAACTCTGTTTAATTGAGCTACACCCCACTGTCCACAAGAAGGCAAGAACCAAGAATTTGTACCGAATCCTTCTGTAGAATAAGCTGCACACTGATGTGCCGCCGTGCTTTCCGTTGGTTTAGCAAGTATGATATTTTGAGAATTTGTCTTACCTGCGAAGTCACATATGGCTAAAGATTCATTTGTTTCAGTTATTACATCAGAAATAGTGCCTAATGAATTTGTCCAAAAACCGGCAGTCAGATTTTCCAAACCTATGAAGTCAAAATCCTTACTTCTTACATCGGTAATAACACCAACACAAGTTTTAGTGCCGTCCAATTCAGTTGACCATGTTTTGTCACCATACACAAAATCACCAACTTTGGGACGGGAAATAAGTGATGAATCTTGTTTTGAAGTTACCTTAAATGTTACATCTACATTATTTGCAATCAAAATTTCTTTGTTGATGGCAGGCGCATTTACATTCAACGTGCCTGATTGTGCTTCCAAAGGAGAAGGCGGGGTAACTGTATAATCATAGTTCCCATAAAGAACCTTGTCAGCCGGAATATCCGAACTTATTGCCTTTTTGCCATAGAAAGAGAATGTGATATTCAAATCTTTCAAATCATCTGCGGATAATGTACCTCCGTCAAAAGATTGCACATGCACTGACCAAATGGTAGAATTACCTATTGTTTCTGTATCCAACAAAAGATCAGAAAGCTGGAATCTTTGAATTACATCATTTTCCATCTCCACCGTTAAGGGAGCGTTTTGCGAGCCATAAGTTATAACTATCTTCAGATTGGACGGAACACCACTTACCTTAAAACCAAAATCCAAAGCCTTGTGATAATCCACTGTCTTTTCTGTGCCAATTTGGAAAAGACCATTCGAAAACCCTATAAGTCCGGCATCCACATTAAACAAAACATAAGTCTCTGTAGAAGCTGTCGATGTCTTGATCACGCTCGTTAAAGTAAGGTTCTTTTTCGTTTTATCCCAGCTTCCCTCCCAGCCATCTATTTTATTTGAATTGTAAATTCTGGTAAGACTTTCCGTAACACTACTATCATCCTTATCCTGAACAATTGTCAATGGAGAGACAATTACACCATTGGGGAAATAGGTCTTTAATTGATCTGTTGTTACGCCTTCCGATGGAACAAGATATTTTTCATCTTCTTGAAAAACAGGACAACCGGAAAAATCCGCATCGCTATCTTGTGACCACTCAAACTCTCCGCCATTAAACGTCATAGTAGCTACGCCAGACGAGTTAGTTGTCCCTTTGTATTTGTTAGATGAATCGCTTCGATCTGCCATTTCGATAATGGCATTCTCAATAGGAGAACTATCATTTTGACTTTTTACAGTAAATGTAACCGTTGAAATTTGAAGCATCTCAACCGTTATGTTCTGATCTCCACCAGCAATTGTAAATTCACCTGTTACATCTTTATAACTGGATTTCTTTGCTGTATAGATATACTGTCCGTTCTTGTAAGTCAAAGTAAGAATGCCGTTAGAAGCAGTAGCTCCACTTGCAACAGGTGTGTCTGGAGATTCTGCCTTGGCAAAACTTATAGCTACATCTTGTGTGGATGGAACAGTCTGGAAAGTAACATTGTATTTTACATAATCGGCCAAATCCAATTCAATGGCGCTTGCGGCGGTTGCCACACTAAATGTTCCGCTTGGCACTTCCACCAGATTAGGATTATCCGTACTTGTAGTAGGAATCTGATATTGATAATCCCCTGTAGGAAGATCAATTGCCGCGATACCCTGACTGTTTGTTACAATGGTTTCAGGAAGTGCCCTTGCGCTACTTTGCCCTACAATTATCTTTACATCCGCCAAAGCAGAATTTCCTACCTTTGTATGGAATGTAACTGTCGCTCCAGGAACAAGTGTTATCTGTACACTTTTTTCAGCTTCTTCGATTCGCACATTTCCTGTCCCGTTTAAAAAACCTGTTTTTGAATAAGCGTAAGTATGCGTTCCTGTGGAAAGATTTATTGTTGCTATACCGTCTTGCCCCGTTGTGATTGTATCATTACCATCAATAGTAATTTCAACGCCTTGTGTGGCTGGTGAAGTTGTAAATGTAGTTTCAAATCCATAAGTCAATTCTATCACTTTCTCCTGATCGGCATCCTGAACACTTCCCACTCCTTCTTCCGGCGAATATCCTGTGAGTGACGCATTCCAATCATAAGCACCGTTTATTACCTGCACAGGGTCAGTTGTGCCATCGTCTTTTGTTTTAAGACTTACAGTACTTCCACTTAATATGGCTGCGCCACTTACACTAACAGTTACATCTTTTAAACCCGATTTTCCTGCGGAAGTCACTTTAAAGGTAAGATTCCATATCTTCTTCAATATCTGCGTAAACGTAGCCTCTCCAGTTACTTCAAATGAAAGAGTTTCAGTCTTATAGCTGTTCTTCATGAATGAAGCGGTATATTTACCAGCTTTTAGACTGATTATCGCTTCTCCTGACGCATTTGTGGTAACTGTCTTGTCCTCATTTTCTATATCGATAGACACTCCTTGCAAAAGATTGGGCGAAGCCATGTTATCTTTTACTACAAACGTAATATTATATGATATAGGGGTAAGTTGAGCTAATACGTTCTTGTTGCTACCGGAAACTTCCACATTACCTTGTGTCTGAACATAACCTTCCTTCGTTACCGTATAAGGATACTGCCCGTCAGAAAGACGAACTGTTACCAGCCCACCTTGTGAAGTCTTATAATCGTTTTCATTGATATGAATATTGGCGTTTTCAATAGCAACGCCTTCATCCGTCTGTACAGTAAACACAACGTTATACTTCTTGTACTCCATATTTACAGGAAAAGACGGAATGTCCGCACTTTCCACTTCCAATTCACCGGAATAATCGTCCATTCCTAAAGCTGTCACTGTAAATGGATAAGTGCCATTTTTTAATTGCAAAGATACTTGTCCATTGGATTGTGTCTGATAAGATGTTGCATTTATTTCCACTGTAGCACCATTAATAGGTTCTTGCAGTGGATTCTTGACAGTCATTATAACGTTGTAAAGTCTTGCTTGCAAACTTATTACACTACTGTTATCACTGTCAAGAACAGTAACCGAAGAACTGCCGTCATAATATCCCGACTTTGTTACGGTATAAGGATATGTCCCGTTTTGAAGGCTTACAACAGCTTGCCCTCTTTCATTTGTAGGATAAGAAGAACCATTGATATTTACTGCTGCTCCTTGTACCGGACTACTGTTATCACTGTCAAGAACAGTGATAACCACATTATAATGTTTCAATACAAGGGTTCTTTGAATAAATGTATCCTGTCCTTCTACGTTGAACGATCCGGTCAAATCATCATATCCCTTTTTCTGCACGGTGTAGCTGTAATTTCCACTCTTTAATTTTATAGTAGCTTGTCCAGAACCGTTTACATTCAATACTCCCGGCTGTCCTTCTATTTTGATTGTAGCTCCTTCTGCCGGATTCCCCTGATTTACCTGCGAAATATTAAATTCCACATTGTATAAAAAGAAATCCATCTCAAAGGTAACGTCCGCATTCTGGTTGTTGACCTTAATTTCCCCCTGTAAAGTATCATACCCTGTCTTTTCGATTGTTACAGGATATTCACCATTTACAAGTGGTATTTCCGCCTCTCCATGCTGGTTCGTAAGATATTCTCCATTGTTCACCTTTACAATGACATTCGGTATAAGCTGATTTTCCTTATCCTTTACAATGACAGTAATCGTCCATACCTTAAATTCCAATTCAGGATATACTTCTTTATCTCTACCATCCACAACTACACTGCCGGAATACTCATCATATCCCAACTTTTCAATAGTGTAGGGATAGTTCCCGTTCCTTGCCGACAAAGTAGCTATACCTTGTAAATTGGTGGTAGTTGTTCTTTTGTCCATTGTAACGTTCGCATAGGGAACAGCAGCACCCTTTTCATCTGTTACATGGAAAGTGACCGTATAAGGAGCTAAAACCATTTGTACATCAATAGAAACGCTTCCATTCAGTACAACAAACATTCCCTCCACAGGAATATATCCCGAAGCAGAGGTGATGTATTCATACTGCCCATTCGCAAGCTGTATAGTAGCTTGTCCGTTATCATTGGTCACGACCGCATTGTTTCCTATAGAAATGTTTGCACCCTCAACAGGTCTCCCCTCTGAATCCGTCACATTGAAATAAACCTCTTGGTAAAGGTTGAGTGAGCTGTCGTTGATGCCTACAAACAAATCCTCCGGTTCAGACGGGTAAAACAACGGAGAGAGGTTGCTATCAGAATCGTACAAAATATTTCCGTCCTGGTCGCGCATCACAAACCCCCTTATACGCGGAAGCTGATTTGCCGGGACTTGCTGATCGTAATACGGAAAGAAATACTCGTCCGGCACATATTTTACGCCATCGGTCTTTTTTACAATATCCAGCAAATCGTCCCATTCTACGATTTTTCCAGGTGTCCAAAAACGAAAATCAAGATATTTAGTAAGGTTCACTTGTATGTTCTGACGCACAGTAGACACATCGTAATCCGGTTGAAGCTGAACACGGAAATCCAACCCCCTTTCTGAACCCACATAGAACCAATCAATATTCTTGATACCAATACCAACTACTTTCCCTTCAATATTCAGTTCTGAAATACCAAAATAACCTTGTGCGCTTTCAAGAAGTGTATCAAGTTCTTCTTCGGTAAAGAAAATACCGTTCTGCGAAACAACATAGAGATTATATATGCCCTTTTCGTCTAGACCGGCACTCATTACTTTTAAGACACGATCGTCTATGTTGCTAAGTGTCTGTGTCCAGTATTCTATTGTATTCTTGCTAAGGATATTCAGATTGTTCTTAATACGGATTCTAAACGTTTCATCATCCTCACTATCACGTCCTCCAATAGCATAATATTCATTCGTACATTCGATATGACCTTGTGGCTGCGGAGAAACATTAGTAATGCTATTAGGCGGTACGTTTGTGGAATAACCTGCGTTGATACTTCTTACCTTTACATATCCGTAACCACTTTCCCCTACAGTCAATGCTTCGTCAACTTGGAAACGAATACCATTTTTATTTACAAAAGTAACAGACGTATCATATACTGTACCTGGATCAGCAGATACCCTTATATATGTCGAAGAACCCAAAGCACCTTTACGCGGGCTAACGCCATACAAAGCAGCAGCCTTATCCAGATAAACGCCTGTAGCTGTATCTGGAAATATCTGCGCTTCCTTTATGGCAATATCCTTCATTGCCTTTTGAGCAACTTTCGCTACACCGAATGCCGTAGCATTCACAACCGAACCGTCAGCTACATTACTTACCTTAGCTGTCTTATCTAAAAACATCTCTATAAAAAGATTCTTTAGATTGGTTATTGTTGCACTTGTTTTTGTAATCATCTGAATATCAATTATATAGGAACATTTACTAAATAATCTTTCTTTGTTACCGTTTTACATTGCAAAGAAAGGAACACGGCATCTTCCTCTCTTTTTACATCTATCAACTCCACAGAGTCCCATCTTGAATCCCTTTGGAACATATTCATTACATCCTTAAAAATAGAAGGGTACTGGATTGCGTTCACCGTTGTTCCTATGAACTCATTTGCAATTCCATAATCCTTAAACTCTGGTATAGCACCTTTTTGAGAAGAAAGAATAGTATCCAAAGCCTGTCGAATCGCATCATCGCCTATCACTATCTTCAAATCGTCATTCTCAAAAACAAAATTCACATCTATATCACGTCCCAGAATATTATCTCCCACAAGTACATCTACAACAGTATCAAGATAATTATTCCCAGCGTTCTTTAGATTGATATAGAACTTGTTCCCTCCATCAGAGAACGAATAATCAGTTTCTTCTATATACTGCGGTATTGTAATGTTCATCCAATCATCTTCTGGATTAGAACTATTAAGCTGACGTGCCACATCTTCAAAACGCTCACCTGTCCGAAGTGTCTTTTCCATCTGCAAAGTATTGTTCCTGTCTAAAGAAGAACTTCTAAGCCACCTTGCAGAACTTTTAATAGTGGAAAGTTTTGTCTGTGTCTCCGTAAAGTTGTCCAAAATTTCCCACATGGAAATGTCATCCAAAGTATTTTCATGTAAGATGAACAAAGGCTCAATCGTTTCCGATTCTCTCACAAGTTCCACAAGGCGCAAAAAAGAATCCTTGTCCATCTCTCCACCATTACTATAATAGTCCACAATAAGAGGATAGTCGTTGGTACAGAAATCAACGAACTTCTGGAAATATGACTTTATATCATATCCTGTTACGTTGTAAAATTTTTCAAATGCTTCATTCATTGCCCAACAAACCTTTAGAGATTGAACTTGCAAATTCATTTATACCCTTTTGTATTACATTAGAGGCGCACATTTCCAAAAGCGAACCTTTACTACCACTTGTTCCCGAAACCGCTTCTAAAGGAGCTATAACAGTCATTTCAAGATTGTATTCCCATATCATATTCTTTGATATGCTCTGACTGAAATTAACGCCACGTGGTGGAATCGTAACAAGATAGCTTTCTCCAAGTGCCATGTTATAGAAGAAAAGTTTCATGGGAAACCCGTTCTCGTCCACTCCATTGCTTTTATCTATGATAGATTGTAATATCTTGATACAACCATATCCCGTTTTAATACCGGCATCAAAGGAAGGCATAGTGAGAGAACTTGTAGATTTTCCCTGTAATTGATAGAGATAACGCTTTCCTGCCGAGATACTAAAAGCTGCACCTGTCAACGAAACGCTATCAGAACCGCTTAAAAGAATCTTGAATGTCCTTCCAAAATTCCCCTTTATCGTGATCGTCTGCGGCATGAAAACAGGAGAAGTGAGTACCGTTATGCCTCCTGCCGTATTGACTACCGTAGTTCTTTTCGGTTCACTCTTATCTATACTCTCCGGGCTGATAGGGAAAGTAAAGACATCAATTGTGTTCCCTTTAGAATCTGCCAACTCCAAAGAACACATATACACTTCAAAATCATTTGGGAATTGCGCCGCCATCATGGAGCGACCCAAATTTTTAAGTGTCGATTTCGCTGTTTTTACCACTGAATCCAAAACTGCCACGGCTGTAAAAATTTAATTGTTTCCCAAAAGTACAAACTTTTCCCACATTCTCCTATCCTTGTGTTATCTTTTCATTCTCATAATCAGAAGCATTGAATGATTGTGCCGTTTGTGCACTCCCGACAATACCTGTAGTTGAACCTGTCTGTGCTGTTGCCGATCCTGCCGTTGATACGGGATGAGAATGTGTATTATAAGTGCTTACAAAAGAATTGAAAGACTGAACAAAAGTGTTCAATTTACTTGTAAGGTTATCGAGTTCCACAAGACCCTTTAGTCCGCCTCCATTGAACTCGATAATATCATTATTCATTTTCAATGTGGATGCTCCCGTTTTCAAATCCAACTGTTCTTTCGTTATCGTGCTTTGAACTTCTTCACCAATCTTTACCGATACACCGTTATTGTTCACCTGTAAAGATTGTTCCATTTCCTCCGTTTTCCAATGAAAATAAACCTTTTCCAAATCCATAGAGATTTTTCTTTCCTCTTCTTCCGGTTTTTCTGGATTCACAACCTTTGCCTCTATCTGTGTGTATCCCTTTACGGAAACATTTGTTCCTCCGGTCACATTCACGCTTCCAGTGGATTCAACAATTACCTCCGATTCTTCTGATCCTGTAGCAAGAACCTTTACGGATGCTTTTTCGGGAGAATTAATTGAAACAATTACTGCATTGTTAGCCGGATCAACCGATAAGGATGCAGTCACATTCCCTACTGTCTTTCTGAACTGGAATGTATTCTCTTTCCACATAGGAGACTGATCATTTCTCGGATAGCTCCCTATCACAATAGGAACACCGTCATACGGGTTGCTCGCTATCACTACAGCCGACCCTTGTTCATTTTCTTTCTCCGGGAACTCAATATTAGCCAAAACTTCATTTGTTATATAAATATCCCGAAAGAAAGCTCCCCCATTTCCCATGACAGAAACACGACCTCTTCTTAAACAAGTTTCCACATACAAATCCCTGTCCACTCCATTGGGAACAACAATGAACCCGAATGAAATTGCTTCGGGGGACGCATTCAATTTTCTTACTTTTCCACCTGCCATACTCAACTAAACATCTTACGATTAAGAAAATATTCAAATTGATCCCTCTCCACCTTTGGAGAAACAAGCGTAGCGATCTGATCTTTTTGAGCTACTTTGACTGCATTTTTCATTTCAGTCAAATCAACCAATTTGAAATAATCCGGTTTCACATCCTTACTTTCTTCCCCTGCGTTATCCTGTCTATTCTTTACAGAAGAGAAAGAATTGGAAAGAATAGGAACGTACATACCTCTTTCCACTTGCATAATAGTCTGTCTTTGCAAATTCCCATCCAAGAAAGAAACATTATTGACAACAGAGGATACATAAAAAAATTCATTTGTCGGTTCAAAGTAAATAAATGTACCAACCTTTATTCTTCTATCCCCATTTATCGTAATAGTACCTGTTCTCGTGAAAGGAAGATAAGCTGTTGATTCTATAATGTATATAAGATCGTTTAATGCTGCCGCCTGAAAATTAGAAAGCGTCCGTGTCTTATTTATCCCTTCTACCTCATTGTAATTCAAATATTGGTCGGTGAAAGACATCTTCTTGTTACCAAACACTTCTGCGTAATCGTTCAAATATACAATAGGAACAAAAGCAAGACTTGTTGTGTTCCTTTGTCCAGCATGATTATCCATCACTCTTAACTGATACCAAGAATAACTTCTTGTATCATAAGACAAATCATATCCTTGTAAATTGCCAGAAGTAATCGTCACATACTGCCCGTTCTTATAAGCTCCCAAAATAGCATCCTTATTGAATGGAGGCTGTCTTACAACTATATCTATCGTATTAATATAGGTGTCAAAGTAAAATTCCACCAAAGGAAACTGACATACCCTTGTCATATACTCCAATAACGTGCCGTTCGGATTGGCAATAGAAGAATCGATAAGAACTCTTTTTTCAAGAATATCCTCTACAAATACTTTCACTATCTGCCAAACGCCATTAACAGGACGTTTTTCCTTTGCTCCAATATCATACCCTTCTGTTCTTTTGTCTTGCCAGGAATCAAATACACTATTTTTGGCTATTCCTATTGTTGACATGACGTTTACAATAAACCATAGACACTCCCGTATAGGCTTTTCTGCGTATGACCACAAAAGATTTGAAAAAGCTCCTGTAAGAACATTCCTTTTAAACCAAATACTATCCTCGCTCATCTCATACCAATGGGAAAACGTATCAGTAGCGTTCAATAAAGGAATGAAATAGCACCCGTCCTCCATAAAGAGTTTGCTTATGTCTCTTCCTTCTATCGTGATAGATTTTATGTTTCCTTGTGCTTCAAAAGAAGATGTACAGGTATCTACAAATCCTATCATATCCCAAATATTATTTTTGGCTATTTTAGAAACAGGAATTTCCAAGTTAACCTGCTTTCCTAAATCTAAATCTCCCGTTAATTTTTCCTTTTTCAAACGTTCGAACCGGATAAAGACTATATCATTATTCTGGATAAACTTTTCTTGAAAAGACTTGACTTGTGCTCCCTCATTGGAAACAAGATTAAACTGTTCTACAATAGATTCTCCAAAAGCAAAAGAACTTTCATTGGCATAGAAAGGAGATAGCAAAACGGTAAATTCTCCCGTCTGTTTTGATTTTGTCGTTACTACCTGCAAAACGTAAGGGGATAAGTCCATAACCTTATCCAAAGCCTTAATATATACCCATACCCTTACATTCATAGAGATTATCTTAGCATTTATTCCTGTCCCTTTGAGTGAGGAAGTTACACTTGTATCGGGCAAATATTCTTCATCACTTATCAGGCTTTCATAGTTTTCTCCCCAATAAGCCTTGAAACTTCCTTGTGATACAAATTGTCCTTCTTTTGCAGCTTTTGTAAGGGACAATGGCGTATCATCTTTTGGGCAGAACAAAGTTGTCCCTTGCTTTACATAAGGCAATGTACCGGAATCATAATCGCTTTTGTATTTGACTTGTTCCTCTTTGTCATAAGTCCCCCAAATAATATCAAGATTGGAAACCCCTTTTTCGTTCTTTACTTTCAATAAATCAGACGGGGTATATTTTTTCTTCCCAGTAGGGATAGCCTTTTGCCATATATCAATAAAATCCTGTATAGTAGAATACCTATACGCCGGAAGTGGGTATATTGGCGGTATGCTTGTTTTATTGTTATCTTTTTCTGCCATTATTTGTTGTCCTCCGAAGCTAAAGATTTAACCAATTCTTTTAACCCTATCTTATATAATGCTGCTGGAATCATGCCAATTCCATATGGTGCGGATGATAATAAATCCATGCCACCATCCTTAATTTTTTCTTTATTTTCTGATATAAATTTTTCCAACGCTGTAGGGAAATTAGCTGTAGCCGTGTACATGGCGTTCAAGGCATTCAATATCTTACCCAATCTGTCTATATTTGCTTCACCAATTCCAATCATTCTGTTTTCATAAGTAGACATCATCTTTTCGCCAGACGTAACAGTTCTTTCGGCCGCAGTAGGCTCATATCTGTTTACCGGATCATTCTGTCCCCTAAGTGCCTGCCTGGATTCTTCCATTCTCTCAAAGAACTCTCCAAAATCAATATCCCTGCGCTCTGTTATCTTGTTGATGTCCGTATAAGAAAGATTTGTGAAAGCACCTCGCATCAAGTGACGAAGCATTTCAAGACTTCCTCCCGATATCTCCTTTAATGATTCAAGAAACCGCTTCATTATATTTTTATCCCCTTCGCCTCTTGATAAATCGTCCATAGCAGCAAGAACCTCGGAAGGATTCATCGCCCCTGTAGCCTGTTGAGCAGCACGGAACAAAAGAGTTTGAGTTACATCATCTTGTGAAATCCCTTGTCCCATGAAAGCCTGCTGTACGCGCTCCAATTGTCTACCTTCCATTCCAGTCTGCAAACGAACAGCACGCATGATAGAAGCTATGCTTGCTGCATCTATTTCACCTGTACGGGAAAGAATATCGTCAGCAGAACGAATAAAGGTAGTCATACTTTCATCCATTGTAGAGGCAATCTCACTAAGAGGAATTTGAAGCTGTTTCATTGTCTGCTCAAATGAACGGATAATAGCAGATGAAGAAGCTGTTTGTCCTTCCTCTGTACGGGCAAAACGCATCGCCCCTTGCATTCCCATTACAGTACGATCACTAAGTCCATATAAACGCTGTACAGCCATCAAACTTTGTGTTTCCGGTACGGGCGCAACTGTTCCCTCTTTTCCTCCGGCGGCACGGATAAGCGCAGCACGTCTTTGAATATACTCTCCTACATTCATTCCAAGAGCACCAGCAGCATAACTACCTTCTCCAAAGGCTGTGCGCATGGCTTGTCCTGCGGAAACGCCCATTGTCTGCGCATAAGGTATGGTTCTCTTTTGCGCTTCCATAGCCTTTTCAACAGATGTAGTGAAAATTCCCGCCATGACATTAGCGACCGCAGTAGTTACACCACCCAAAATCCCCCCCACACCAGGAATCAAAGAAAGACCTTCACCCACAATCCCGCCCAAAGAAGATATAAGGCCTCCGCCCATAGCAGCAGGACTTTGAAATGTAGCTCCAACACCGGAAATCACTCTTGTGGCAATGTTAGTAGCTGTACTTCTGTCACTTCCTCTTTGTACATTTTCCCTTCTTTCTCTTGTAATAGGTGTTTCTTCTCTTGCTGGCACTGGTGATAGTGTGGGCACTGGTGATAGTGTGGGCACTGGAATAGGCTGTATTCCCGATCCACCCGCAGAAGTACCTCTTTGATTGTACAAAGTTTCATCAATAGAAAAGACACCTTCTTGTATTCCCTCTAAAGCACGTGCTCCTGCTTGTACGTTTTGGAGAATTTGCTTTGTTATATCAGACAAATCACTATTACCGGAAGAAATGGCTTCCACAATATCACGAAAGCCTTCTTGATTTACACCAAGCAAAGCCGACAAGTCGATAGCTCTTGTTCCTCTATCTTGATAGGATTCACCTCTTTCTCCCGAAATGTCCGCTTCCGGTTGCTTTTTTCTTCTCCTTCGTGTAGGTGTTGCAGTTTCTTGATCTTCTCCTTCTGGTTGCGGTGTAGGCTGGACAACTGGACGTGTGGGTGTTGTAGTCTGTCTGCCCTTTTCGGAATTTTGCTGTCCCAAAAGGTTCAATTGTTCCCTAAGTTGGTTAAGAGCATCGTTCTGCTGGCGAATAATGTCGTTGTTGTTCTCGACTATTCTTCGCTGCATATTCTCGACATCTCTCCCGACCGACCTAAGTTGAGAGACATCCACCGACACCCTAAGTCTTTTTTCGTTATCAGCCATCTTTCTCTTTATTTTCTTTTGCCTTCTGTTCCATCTCGATCATTTTAAACATCTGATCTTCATAGAAGGCGGTATCTTGTTCCGAAATTTCCCCTTCCGGTGCTTTTAACCAATCTCCGATATTGGGAATATATTCTTGTGCTCTTTCCTCTTTTTCTTTCTTTTCTTGACTAAGTTCATAAAATGCCTTTTCTTCTTCGAACTCCATAAGTTCAGCAAAAAAATCACACTTCTTATGATCTTCCGAAAGGAAAGGGATATTGTGCCTGTTCCTAAACCACCTGTCAATAGGAAAAGTGTTATCCCATTTTATGACGAAATTCCTATATTCTTCCCGGTTCATCAGTCCACAGAAGAAAGTATTTTTTCAGCCTCTTTCAAGAAAGGAAACACCTCGTTCATATAAATATCGCTGATTTCCTTAAAATCTTTCAGTCCAAGTTCCGAGAAACTTTTTACCTTCAAATCCGCCACCAACTGCGGGCAAAGAACGGATAATGTTGCTTCAACATCAATCATGTCCAAAGCACGCTGTGCCGTAATGGTAGGATTGCCAATCAACGAGTTATAACTTCCTTTTCCCAATCTCTGCTTGTTTACTTCGATCTGGTAATACTGCCCTACATTAGGAAATTGAATTTCGTACTTTCTTCCTTTTACTGTAATTTCTTTCGTACTCATACTTTGTTTTATGATTAATTTGTTGATATATGCAAAGATAGTAATAAAGCAGAGAAAGCAGAACTTTTGTCCTGCTTTCTGAAAAGATTATCTATTCTTTTCAACATCCTTTAAAACGATTTCTTCTTTAATCCCTAATTCGTCTCTTATAAAATCTACTAATTCCTGCGACCCTTCTGTTAATCTATCTTTTTTCTTTATATTTAACTTACTCCACAAAGGCTGTAAATTCATCCAATTAAAGCAAACTCTTTGGTGGATTGGGTTCGTTAAATCAAAAGCAGAACAAGGAACTATATGATCAATGTGCCAAGTTTTATGATTATAATTATCCCAGCTCATACCTTCACAAAATTGTGATTCAATGTGTTTTTTTAAATCTTGGACAGAGCATCCAACAAGTTCTATAGTAGAAGCAGCTTTAGAGCCATTTTTTATCGCTAATCTAACTCTATTTCTTAAAGCAGTCTCTAATTTATATTCAGGACTTTCATTCCAAAGCCTCTTTCTATATTGTCTTTTTGTTTCCTTTCCATGTTCAGATTCTCTATATTTTTTTGAAGATTGTTTAAATGATTCCGATTTTCTGTATTCAGAAAAATATTCTTTCCCTTTTTCTGAATTTCTAAATTTTGCCATCTTTTTTCTGTTTTTCTCTCTATATTCTTCTGTATGCGATTTTTCTCTACGATAAGCGTTATAGCAATCTTTACATGAAAAATGAATACCAAGTCTATTGGTATTGTCTTTTGGGAACATCTCTATAGGAAGTTTTCTTCTACAAGTAGTACATTCAAAAACTTCATTTCCATTTTCGTCTATTTCAATTTCTTTTAATTTCTTTGGATGTGCCAAGTTTTTATGATAATACTCGTGTGATTTTTGCCTATTTTTCTCTTTATATTCAGGATCATTTCTCTTTCGCTCATTCTGTCTTTTCCTACTTTCTTCTCCTTTTTCAGACAAACGATATTTTTTATGGATTTGCTTTCTTCTTTCCTTTTCCTCATCTGTCATATTTTTATGAGAAAGACATTCTTTACATCTACAAGTAAATCCATCAGAAGAATAGCTGTTCTTTTGAAAATTCTCAATAGGGAGTTCTCTCTTGCACTTAGAGCAAATTTTTGTACCTTTGTCAAAATTAGCTTTCATAACCAAAACCAATTTAAGTTCAATTTATCGAAATCTGCCCATACATTGACTGCAATCTTTGTATGGGCATTTATTGTTATACACAACAAAGGTAAGAACTTTAGATATAACATCTTCAATTCTTACCTTTAAAAATGACGTTAATAAAATCTAATTGCCTCAATATTCGGCAGTTACGACGGGGTTAAGATACCTAATATTGACATTATAGGAAGCAACTGATTGCTCTTGCAACTGCCAATTCTGATTTTCAATGAAACACGGAGTTAAAAGAGCAACCGTCTGCCCTGTCGGATCAACCTGCGTCACCATCTTACGGGCATCATCAAAGTTCTGTACCAATTTCTTATAGATCATGATAGAGAATCCTTGCTCTGCAAATGTAAGGGTATCCAAAACTTCCTGCAAAGTCCCCAGACGGTGAATCATCGCTTCCACCACCGGAGCTTTGAAAGACAAGAAGAACTGATCTACCGTTGCCGAACATCTGTAAGAAACCGGCGGGATTTCCTGAATAGGCAAACTACCCAATCCCTGTACATCCACACGGTTAATTTGTTCCTGTACAGTTATATTTCTAACAAAACCGGCTGTTTCGTTGCCGATCTTGATATATGCCATAGGTGCACTGAATGTCTGCATAATATCTATGTTTTAGAATTATTATCCACGAATTAAGAAGCCTGTGAAGAACAACTTGTTGATTTCATTGTTAACAACGATCTTGTAGGTTACAAACCAAGCATCTTCCTGTCTTGTAACAAGAACGTCTTTGAATGAAAGTAATAGGTTATCCTGTGCCTCATTTGCCACTCTCGATTGCAAATAAGCAACCGTCCAGTCTTTCACCGCACCGGCAGACAATGTATTGACGTTTACACCGTTTTCCTGTCCCAACAAGTCAATAGAAGCGTTTACAACCAATTCCTTGTTGATTTGGGCAACGATACGCATAAACTGAATACTGTGGCTCTGACCGTTGGAATTGAAGAGCACTTTGTTGTCCTGTAAAGTATTTACGCCTTGTAATACAACAAAGTTGTTCGTATAGTCATTGTAAACCGTCACAAGCATACCGGCATTCAAAGCCTTTGTCTTTTCCGTATCGTTCAAAGTGTGCTTCAGTTTGTCAATACCGATTGTCTTGTTTGTAACCGGAATATAAGGCGGTTTTCCTGCCGTTCTACCCAAAATACAACACAAGTTATACATTACTCCCCACCAGCGTGTTTTGATACCTGTAATACCGGAAGTCATACCTGCACCACCATGTACCAACTGAACCAACTCACTGTTGAACCCTTTCGCCAAATCAAGTGATTTAGAGAAATTGGCGGCATCGTCATAACCTCCCACAAACAAGAAGTGGGTGTACTTAGCTTGACTATTCATATGAGCAATGTACTGTTTCTGCAATGCGGAATCAGCATTTGTACCGAACTGATCCATAAGAGCAAAGCTATAGTCCAAACCTGTAATTGCTTCCATAACTTTCGCCATGTTGTCAGTATTGTAAGTTTCAGTACCGCCCTTTGCCAAGAAATAGGATTTCCCAGCCAGTGCAGTAGTAACGTCACTCTCAGATACCGTTCCTTCTCCTTGTACTTCCGCGTTTTCTGTCAATACAAACAGGTTAGCAAAATTGGAATCGGATTTAGCCCATTCAAGCAAAGTTCCAATATTGTCAAATTCCGGTGACTGCAATACCAATGTAGGTGCTGCTTGATCTTCCGGCGTTTCTCCAATAGGGTAATCATCTTCTGCGTATCCTGTAAAAGAACCGACATAGAATTTCATGATCCATTTTGCCGGATCGTCTACGCCTTTCACAATGGATACACCATAACCGGTAATCAAATTACCAGCTTCGGAAAGTTTGCCATTTGCTCCCAAACCTTCATCCAGTGTCTTTACTTCAAACGTGCCACCTGCTGTAGTAGCAAAAGTAATAGTTGCAGAAGTAGTCTTAGCTGCCCTTACATACAAAAGTTGAGAGATACCTGTAGAAGCCGGGTTTGTATAATCCGGTGTAAAAAGGCCTTCTGCAATCTTCCAGAACATGCCTCCCTTTACAAAAGAACGGAACTCTGCAAGGGTGTCAAACGTATAGACAGAATCCAATCCTTGAAAGTTTTCTCCATCTATACCAGAACCACCACCCCAATTTGCACCATAAACGCCACTATCTATGACCAAAACCTTTGAATAATCTAATGTTCTGGCTGGGCTTGTTTCTCCAGATACGATCCGACTATACGCACCCGGTAAGGTTATTTGTTTATTACCAAAAATATACGATGTAGCCATAATTTATTGATTTTCAATTTGTTATCGAATTATTATTTGATTTTATTTAAAAACACATTCAAAAATTAAATCAATTAATTTGCAAAAAACTTCAAAACAATTATTTTAAGTAATTACGACAAAAATCTAATAATTAAATGTATTAATTAATTCTTACACATAAATCAAACTACCTCAAAGGTAATCATTTTTCAATCAACGAACTATCTGAACCCCACAATTTCTGATTCTACACCTGGAAGTCCGTCAATAGAAGTCGGGTCACCAAGAGCAATGCTATCCACTTGATTCACTTTCCCAAAGATGATCTTTCCGAGTAAAGACGTATCCACCAATCCCGGTACTATTTCTTCTGACGATAAATCAAGTCCGATAGAACGAATGAAAATAGGTGTCGGCATCAGATTGTTTTGCATCATAAGCTCCTTCATGGTAAATTCTATTTTAAGGAACTGTGAAGCCAAAGTATCCCAAGAGCCAAGTAGTAATGCGTACAGAATCTCTGACATCAGGATTGATTCATTCATGTTTACAGAAAAGCACATGATTTCCAATCCGTACTGTCTTGTGTCCCTGTACATAGGAACGCCACCCATAAAAGATTCTATTTTACCTATGGAATTGGCAATGCCACCTGTTTTCCCGGGTTCACGAATAATGTATGCCGGCAGCCCTGTTTTATCTTTCGGATATTCCAAAGCTACCTTTATGTTGTTCGGATTTGTTTCCTTTCTTAGAAAGATATTTTTTGCCTGTTCATAGTAGTTGAAAGAGCCGTCCTGTGTATCTCCCAACACTTTGTACAAGAAAGAATCCTTTTCATTCGTTTTACTTTCGAAGTCCGTTTGTACATATTCCAAACAGGCTTCCACTATCTTTTTTATTTTGACTATCTGTAGCATCGTTACATTGCATTTAAAAATTGATCAATCACTTTGTCTGCAACAACATCTATCTTCGCTTGTTCAAGAGCTTTGTCCATAAGTTTATATGGAACAATACCGCCATTCCACCAACTATTAGGATCAGAGTTTTCACTCACCCTTCTCCATGTAAAGTAACCGCTTCTCTTTTCTTTTTCAGTAGAAGCAATATTTACTTTAGTCAGCCCTTCATAAATAGATGCTTTATGCATATAAGCCGGTTTGTTTACACCCAGCCTATTTATTGCTTGTCTCTGCCCTTTTTCAGAAAAACTTTCTGGTAAATTACCACTTCCTAATCTTCCTGTCTTCTGAACTGCGTTGTAAATTTGTTGCGGCATTATAGAAGCAAACAATCCCGAATCCGCTACAGCTTCCGGCGTTGCATGTCTAAAGGGAATATCTATATACCAACCTCCATCCTGTGCAATCTTTCTTTTTGGGGAATTTCTAAAACCTTCCTTTTCGTCAAAAGGCGGCTGTCCTTCTTCTATCATCAAAGGAATAGAAGAAGCCCTGTTTGTCAACCCGAACGTAACTGACAAAGGGGATTCTCTTTCAATGAAAACTCCCCTTTTATACTCATTTCTTGTAATACGAAGTTCCCGGTTTATTAGATTTTCCCACCTAAGCTGATATTCAGTTATAACAGCATCTATAATAGAAGCACCTAAAAACGTAGATTGATCCTGTGAAAGATCAAATTCTTCCACCAGATCACTTAAATCTATGTTGATAGGTACTACCATTACTCACTAATTTTCATTTGAATATTATCATTCAAAATAACTCCCGATCCATCAAAATTAGGTTTTTCAGACACAATCAAATGTGTCCTTCTTGCCACTGCTTGAATAGGAAGTCTTGTTCTTTCCAACTGTCCCGTTTCCTTGTTTTTCTTCCAAGAAGCCCGAACTTCATGAGGAAAGTCCAATACATGAAATTCCAATTGATGCTGGTAATAAATGCTTACAACCGGATTTAAAGACATATCAGCCGTCAAAATTACGCAATAAGGGTTTGTATCACTTATCTTATAATCTGCCGGAGAAAGCTGTCTCAAAGGCTCTGTAGACGATTCAAACACATGTATGCTATAAATGCTCAATGGTTTGTAAGTCGTAAACACAAAAAAGTTCTCCCCATCCGTTCTTACAGACAAATTTTCACTAAAGTAAGAGAACTCTTTTAAAATTGTGATCCGGTCAAAATATCCTAAATTGGGTTTATCAACGTCTGTTACCGTTACGTTAATTGTTCCTATCAGTTCTTCTGACCAACGTTTGTAACTATTATCCCCGTTTATGCCGGTTATAAGAGCATGAGTGTTTGTAGGATTGATATAAAAATAACCTGTACCAAAACAATTCTGGCAATCCACTAAAGGCGCATCCGGTGCATTACAAGGACATCTTAACGCCTTTTCCAATATCACCTCATACCCTTTCAAATAAACGGCAGAATCAAACTCTGAACGTATAAATTCAGGACTTGCATTACTCAAAGGCGGAACCGGTGTTTGTAAAATACTCTTTGCCACGTTACTAAAATTTTAAATTTCATTTATCAAATTTCCACACTATGCAATGTTTACTTTGACCGGGGTAAACGCTAACCCACTATCAATTATCCTACTTACATAAGAATCACTGAATACTTTTCTACCTATTCCAATAGCTCCATTGATATCTGCGTTAATCAATTTATTTACAGAACTTTGGAACAACCCACGTTTCTTTCTTTTGCCTAAGTAAGCGTCATGTTTTCCTAATTCTTCAAAAGCTAAATGATCAACCTTTGATGTGTATGATTCTTCACTAAGATAAAAACTAATTCCAACTAATTTGCATTTATAGGAAATTTTATCTATAAGCCTTGAAAAAGGAATCTCAACAAATTTCTGGTTTGTTTTCTTTCCAAGATTAATTTTCTGTTTCCATCCTTTATTCAGTCCTACTACAAGACTACCGATATTATTGTCAATACAATAGTTTATAATAAATCTACTAACCTTATGGATATGATCTTCTATCCAAAAATTCCTATAATTGTTAAGTTGTCTAAGTCTTTTTGAAGTCCCTTTGTCTCCTGCAAAAGACATTAATTTAGCTTTTCTCTTATTGTACCACTGATTAAAAGATTTGATAATATGTCCGTTTACAATGAAAGGTTGTTTTCCTGCATTGTTAATACATGAACATAAATTATTCAATCCCAAATCAATCGAAAGAACATTATCTTTGTTTAAATTCAAATCCTGTTCTTTCTTTTCGTAAATCACTTCAACTACATAACAAGTAGCTTGTGGTATAATTCTAACTTGACATAGTTTATTGTTTCCTATTTTAGTTTTAATTGGTTGAATGATATTTTTAACGAAGTAAATATATCCATCTTTGATTCTACAAGCAGAAGTTGTAAAGACTACCATATTCTGTTTCTTTCCTTTCTTGTAAGAAGGAAGGTGAGGCTTACGATTGTTGTGTTTAGCTGGATTCTTTCCAAAATCCTTTTTCAACTTTATCCAAGAATTGATAGACTTGAATACTTGTCCAACTACTTGCTGAGAAATAGATGATGGCAAATTTCTAAAATCAAATTGATTTTCTTTGCAAAGTTTAGTAGAAAGATCATATTCTTTCAGATATTCTTTATTGAAGATACCTTGACGCACATTATACAGGACATAATTATATAGCAATCCTGATTTGAGGCAAATATCTTCAAATCGGTTATCTTTAACAATATGTTTTTCAACCAATCTCATCAATCAATTTTACTATTTGAAATTTCAATAAAAACAAAATAAACAAATTACCCTCCTTATAATACTAAAAACCTAAATTCATCGTACACGAGTTTTATCCGCCCTACAGTTTCCTCTATTTCTTTTTGATACTGTTTCAAGCGTGCCCCGTAACCTGCATTTTCAGCAGAAGCGGTAGAGTTGATAGATTGTCTTAATCCATCTATTTCCAAGTGCATAGAAGCTATACCGGGTAAACTGAATATCATATCTCCGGCAATATTAAGCGGGCCGAACGAAGCAAGTTTACCAACAAGATTAATCAAATCGGCAGGCATTTTATCCAAATCAAAACCGGTTATATATTGAATATCCCAATAATCTGGTATGTTTGTAAACCGCTGGAAGCCTATCTGAGTTGTCATTCCGGTAAGGATAACATCTGCGTTCGCATTGACCGAATTTGCACCGGTAGGAACAACACTCATTCTTCGTTTTCCTATCCCGTCCATATCTTTCTCACAACTAAGCCAACCTTGCGGGTAAATAATCTGCTCCATCTTATTAAGCATACCTGTAAGTGCAAGTGGAACTCTTACCGGGCAGTTAGTTTGAATGATAGGAAATTGTTGGAAATAATCTGTTCTGTAATAAGAATGTGTTTCCGATTCAACTAATTGCTTTACAAATTTGAGATTAAAATAATTCTCGATCTCTCTCTGTGCAGCACTCAAATAAGTTCTAAGTGATTCATCAGAAAAAGAAGTCCCCGTACCGGCTTGTATAGCGATACCGTACAGGTAATTGTTCCACATCTCCGCAACGGAAATGACAGAACCCGTATTTTTCTTGTACTTTACTGTAAAAATCAGTTGTCCCGGCATAACTTAATGTCTTTTTTACTTTTTGGGTAACGCAATTATAGCATCAATCAGTTCATCTTTCTGACTTTCTTCTTTGAATCTTCCGGCTTTCTGTTTGCTCATTCCGTTTTCAATAGCAAGTGCCTTCAAATCCTCAAAAGTCATTTTAGACATATCTTCCTTTAAAGAAGCAATTTCTTCTTCTGTTGCGCCGGCTTCTTCTTTAACCGGTTCTTCCACAGTTTCTTTCGGCTGACCACCGTTAGACAGTCTTTCAACCTCTTTTTTCCAAACGTCAATAGACTGCTCCAATTGTTCGATTTTCTTGTTCTTATCTTTGATAATACCGTTCAAACGAGCAATTTCAAACTCGTATTCTTCTTTCAGAACTTTCAGAGCTTCATCAGTATCTTTTTCAGATTCAGATTTTTCCTTTTCAAGCGTATTAGCTTCTTCTTCCAAAGCAATACCGGAGAAACCGCCATTTTTGATGTATTCCCAAGTTTCGTCCTTTACTTCGGCTTTCCCGTTTTCAAACTCCACAAGCTCATTCAAAAACTGAATGGTAGTGTTTTTATATACTGTTGATACAATCTTTTTCATACGAAATATGATTTATTGATAAATAAAATAGGGAGAGGAAGGTGTTTCAAAAACCTTTCCCTCCCTTTATAAAATTCCGAGACTAAATACGTCTTAGTTATGCACCCAAACCTTCATCACCGATATTGATAATACGGCAAATCTTAGCCGACTGATACAGAACTGGAGTACCGTAGTTCAAGATAGCGAATCTGCGAGACGGAGCGGTGATTGCAAAGTCAAGTTTGCGAGTGTCACCAAACTGCAAGTATTCGTTGATCTGGCTGTCGTTATAGTAAATCAGAGCAGACTTCGTACCTGCAATGATACGGTTACGGTCACGTACTTTTGTTGCAGCAGCACCATCATATCCAGCAGCCAGCATAGAAGCCGGAATAGTGAAGATAGGATAGTATTCTGTCGTATCTGTCAAAGCAGTTACTTTCTTAGTACGATAAACAACGTAGCAAGTAGGAGCATAAGCACCTCCAACTGGAGCTGTCCACTGCAAATCTACAGACTGATTAGCTGCAACTGCCAGAGCAGTATCCGTCAATTTCAAAGGAGCAGATTCACCATAACGGTTCTTAGCTGTTACCAAGTAGCCATAAGAGCCGGCATGTAATACGAAGTTGGTTTTTGTATCGGCAACAACAACAGACTTAGTTCCACCAGCAACAGGAATACCCGGAGCCTTCGGAGAAGAAGCTGTAGCAGAAGCCTTGATCGGACGGCGAACGTCAAAGAACTTGTCTGTTTTAACAGCAACCTTACCGAACTGCGTCATGATGTCGTTTACAGACTGTCCCATTGTTGCGCCTACAACGCTGTTAGACATGCCAACAACAACGCGTTTTGATTCATGGAATTTCTTCACATAGTTGTTGAACACAACCGGTGCAGAAACGATACGGTCGATATAACCGTTGTAAACGTTTACAACGCGATCAGCAGCATCTTCAACCAAAGCATCAGTCAAGATACCATTCTGTGCATCAATCACAGCCTGTGAGCCATAGTAAGCATCCAAAATCTGTTCTGTGCTCATACCTTCCGTAGAACCACGGTCAGTAGCAGCTACACCCATCATGTGCTGACGGAAGATGCCATCAAACTGTTCTGCGATACAAGTAGAATCAGCATCCGTCAAACGAGTGTCAATCAAAGTCAAAAGCAAAGTGGTCTTATTCTGTACCTCACGAGTGTACATGTTCATACCACCGGCAAGTTTAGCAAGCATAGCCGGATCAGTTACCTGTCCTGTAACGCCCATAAACTTAGAGATGATTGACTTACGGATGTATTGAGTATCTGTTTCTTCCGGTGTTTCACCTTCAAGATTGAAAATACCAATTTCTTCACCATATTTGTACAACTGGTTGTACTGGTGAACCGTATTCTCAATTCTCTGTTTCGGCATTTCGTTGTAAACAACCAACTGGTTCAAGCGGTTAGCCAAAACCTTGATGTAAGCATCCAAAGATTCAACTTTCAGACCACCACCATTGTTGATCTGATTGTCGTACTGCATACCGGTTTGTAAACCGGCTTCCATTGCTTTCAACACATCGGCAACATTACCAGCACCGCCAAAAGCAGCTAAATCATTATAGTTATACAAGTCCATCTTTCTATAATCTTTATATTTATTCGATCGAATTACTTCTTACTTCTGGAACTTGATGTTGTACTTTTCGTACATGAATTTTGCCAAATCCTGTCCAATGGTTTCAGCCTGACTGTCTGCCAAGAAAATCAGAGCATCATCACCAATCGACTTTTCAAGTTCTTCACCGGCGTTTTCAACAGCCTTGTTGATAGCTGCCATCACCAAAGGACGTTGTTTTGTGACAGAAAGAAGTGTCTTACCATCTTCGTCCACTTCCGGCTTCATGGATTTTTCCAAAACAGCAGAAGTCTGCACTCCCTTAAAAGAAGGTGTCTGCGCACCGAAAGATTCCAAAGACTTTTCAATATTGCCAAAACGTTCGTTCATGACTTCTGTCATGCCCTTAACGATGTTAGCAGCCAAAGAAGCACCGAAAGCCTTCATATCATCCATAGAGAAAGATTTCTCAACTTTGTCTTCTTTCTCTTTGATGTCCTCTTTCAAGTCCTTCTTGTCTTTTTTATCCTCTTTTTCGTCCTTCTTCAAATCGTCAATGTGCTTTTTGTCATTGCCGATATTCTTGTCCTCCTTCTTTTCGGATTCTTTCATATCGGCAACACTTTTCGATTTTTCAAAAGTTACATCTCCGTTCTCCACCATAGTAGCGATATCTTCTGCACTGAAACCAGAATTTTCAAGTGCCTTGTATAACGGATCGTCTTTAAATTCTTTTACGTCTACCATAACATTATGTATAAAAATTATTGTCGAACTTTTTCTACGAATGTATCTAAAACACTTTTTTCAACCCTACCTTCTTGAACTGCACGATAAATTTCCCAAAAAGCATCAACATCAAAAGAATGTGATTTTTGAAAATTCACCTTGAAATTATTGTCAATCTGGACAAGTCCATTCTCTGTACAATATTCAAAAAGAATAGTTGATTTTTGTATTTCCAACAAATCATTCACATTACCACCCTTACTTTTTTCGATATCCAAATAGGTCTTAGTGTTGACCGGTGTCATTGTAAGAGCAATGTTTGTAATAAGAGCTTTTGTCACTCTTTTAGGGTTTTTCTTATCCCGTTCCAACGCCTTACCTTCTACGCTCATACCCGGTTTTCTTGTCGAACCCGATTCTTGCATTTCAATTGCCTTATCCCAAAAAGCACGGGCTTCCGGCGACTTTTCCCACAATTTACCTTTTACAAAAAACTTATTGTCTTTCACATAGGCTTCAATAGGTTCACCAATCCAAAAACGACTTTTGTTAATAGGTGAACGTGTGGGCAAATGATCGAGGTTAAACAAACCGGATTTCAAAAATCTATCATATATAAACCCGGACGGCTCTAAGACTTCTTCTTCATCATCTTTTGAAGAATCGGAAGCGACACCGGAAAATACCATGTTTGCGTATGGAGATTGTTGCTCTGATACCGCGCTTTTGGCTTTCTCCAAATCCAAATCTACATATAATTTAAAACTATCAAACATTTTGATTGGTTGAAATTGAAATAAACGTATTTATAACACTCAAAAATACTGCAAAATTAGAGATAAATCACAATAACCCAATATTTTAACTTTTATTAATAATTATCATAATCTACCTCTAAACTCCTTAATGCAATTGCAATCTATATTTAGACTGTTTGAGTGTTGCAAGAAAATCATCAATCCAGCTTACCTCGCCAATGTATTCATCCTTTTCAGCAAGTTCTTTTCTGAACTCAATCGTTTTGTCGAATATCATTTGGCAAATAGCAACCGGATCATCCTCTTTCACTTCATCCCCTTGGATTTCCCCGTCTTTGAATCGTCCGAATCCCGATTGCCCGGCTTCCGCAATCTTATCCTCAAATTCTGAAACTTCTTCTGAAAGTTCATCGAGATAGACATGCTTGGAATTATCTTCCTCACCCCAATGAATATTTTTAAGACGTGTTTTAGTTCCTTCCAGAAAATTGAGATAAGTGTTGAAAATACTCTTATCGGTCTTTTTGGACTTTTCGATTTCTTCGGTATTTCCATTTTCAACAGACAATTCATCTTCTGTCGATTTTCGGATGTTTTCTGTTTTGGTAGTGCCTTCAATGCGAAACTTACCATTCCATTTCCATTCTTGTTCCCCATTTTCTTCTGTCTTAATAACAATAGAAAAAGGTTTACCAAGACAAGTTACCTTTTGAAGTATGCCTAAAAAATCAGCAAACTTATCTCCTTTTCCACCATCATTATCAGAGAAATTCATATGAAACTCACCGTAAGTGTATTTGTTCGGCTCTTCTACCACTTCGACTTCTTTTTCTTCATAGATAGTTCTCTTGAAAGTAATAGCCTTTTCAATACCTTCGCCTACACCATCCTCTGTACGAACAATATTTTTGGTTTCACCATCCAAAGATTCACGCTGCAATACATGTACGTCTGCTGTATCCATAGTTTTTTCTACTTTCCAGTCTTCCGGCAATTCGTCTTCCAGATTAAGCTCCTTTGCCCGTTTCTTGATCCATTTCTTTACTTCTTCTTTCGACATAGAAGAACTACCGGACAAACGAATAGCATCTTTCAAATCCTGCCGATTGCGAATAGGATATTTGCCATTGGGCATTGCTTCACCTTTCTTTGCCAAATCCTTTCTTTCTTCATGCGTAAAAGAAGTTTTGTTTGCCGACTTTTCAAGTTTTTCAGGATTCTTTTCACAATAGGAGGTGAATACATCCTTTGAAATTTTGCCCTCTTTGAAAGATTTCATTACCAACTGAAACTCATCCTGTACCTCAATACCAAGAATACGTTTGATATTATCTTTCATATCAAAGATAAAATTATATTGGTCAAGTTCAGTGTGAGGATTGATCCATTCACTACCTGTTTCTTCTTCTCCGTCCACAAGAATGTTGACAGGAGCATCAGGATCAACAAAGCACATGAAATAGTGAATTTCAATACCTTTTCTCTTTGGAATGTATTTACCGACCGGCATCAAAAGTTCTTCCGACATATCAATACCTGTTTCCTCAAACAGTTCTCTTTTTGCAGCTTGCAAGAAAGTTTCTCCCGGGTCAACATGTCCACCCGGAATACACCAATCATTTGAAACCGCGCCCTTTTCTCCCACACGATTCAAAATAAGAAGTTTGTCTCCTCTAAAAACAAGCACGTCCGCAAACTGAACTTTCCCTTGCTTCGCCTTAAACAAATCAAAGTAAACAGATTTCTTGATCAAGCCCTGTCTCCATAACTCACGACAGCTTTCAAGTTGACGAATGTCTTTTGCCATTTCAGCAAATTCTTCATCATTTTCCAACTTTGCAATGGATTTATGGATAGAATTTCTTCTCTTGTACACATCCATCAAATCCTTAGACTGTTGCTTTAAAAACTCATTAAAACAACTTTCTGCCTTTGCAACTGCATCAGCATCTTCACTTCCTTTCAGTTCATCGTACTGCGACTTCTGAATGGAATAGATTTCACCAAGGGAGCTTATCTCTTGGCTTACCTCTTTTCCTTTTTTAAGAAGTCTTTTATATTCAGCTATTTTTTCATTTTGCGTCTGCAATCCGAGCAACGCTTTCAAGTTTAAACCCATATCAGAAATTATTTTGTTTTGTCTTTACAAATTGTCGCATCCGGCACACAGACATTGTCTGCAAAATAAAAGTCCGGTTTATCAAGTTCAAAGGTATAGAAATATTGCGAAACATTTGCAATAGGTATCTGTATAATGTTGGTTACTTTACCTTTACATCCATTTTTAAGTATAAGAACATCACCCGGTTTTATCTTATCTACTCTTTTTGTTTTATTATGGCACAAAACATAAGAGCCATCTACCACTCTATGTAAAGCATCTTCACGGTATCCCTTTTCAAGAGTTTCATCTTCCGTAACGTAGCATATATCAAAAATACGAGGAACAGAAGACAGTTCAGACTGGATAACCTTTGTCACCCTTCTGTAACCGGAAACGGTTTTTATCACATTTCCTACTTGGATGTCCTTTATCCATTTTGAACCATCTATAGTAAGAATACTGATAAAACCGGAATTAAAAATCGTTCTTTGTTTCATTACACTTCGAAATATTTTGTACCTACAGTTATTTTTACCTTTGATTTTCTCTGAACCCGCTTACTTTCATCTACTTTTTTAGGTTCAAATGACTGTGTTTTGTCATCCCATTCATATCCATCTGGAACATGTCTTAACATACACCTGCAAAAAGGGTGAATATTTGTTAAAACAGGCTTCCAGTCTTTTGACTTTTTACCTATGTTAGTACCGTTGGCAATCAATTCGGACAAATCAAAAATAACGGGCTTAGAGCCATAGCCATTTGTAGTGTAGGCATTTAAGCAATACCGGCAGGCTTGTGGCATTGTTTGCTTATACACCTTAGCATGGATGCCATGTTCTTTCATTATCATTTGAGCCGTACCTATCTGAAAAATGTTCTCCATTTCGGTGGCGACTATACGTCCCCAGTCACGATTCCATTCATCCAATCTATGTCCAAGTGCACTTACTATAGACTGAACAGATTTCCTTTTTATAACCCCTTCTGAAAGTTCTTCTTTAATAGCTGTTTCAACTTCCATTTCTCGTTCCGCAACAGCTATTTTCATTTCTTCTTCCGATATAGTAGAAGAAAGAGAATCCTTTATTTTATTTCCCATTCCCTTTATATAGGAATAAGAACGCATAGCCGACGCATTGTATTCTGCCTTTTCCCTTGTTGTCAATGCCGGGTATTGTTCCTTTTCAACATATTGTTTTAAGTCGTTAAAATCAAGCGAAGAAAGCTGCGCAGGAGAAAGTATGGCTGCTAACCGTCCAAATATGAATGCTTGCCAATAAGGTGGTATTTTCAGAACTTCTGTCTTTAAATCAAAGCCAAATCTTTTCAGCATATCTATGTCTTCTTGGGAAAGATATTCCTTACCCAGCACATCGGCAATTACACGAGCAATACGATAATCGACAATGAAAAACAACTGCTGTATCTCTTCCGGTGTGAATAGCATACTTACTTAGATTTTTGTTCTACTATTTTCTTCGTCAAATCCATCAACATATTATTTATCTGTGTCGAAAAGATAACTTGCGCCATACCTTCATATCCTTCCTGTACTTTTGGGTAACGCATAGGATCAACATGATGATGTACATTTGACACTAAAGGCATCTTTTCGACCTTGATATTTTTGACATATCTTACATTCACGTTACTTTTCTCCCCAATTCTTTTCAATGTAAGACATTGCAGCACTCATGATAGGGTTGGAATCAAACGATTTCTGTGTATCTTCTTTGTCTTCTGACGCGATCTGTCGATCCACTTCTTCGTTCATCGCATCACCTCCGTACATAGCTTGCTGCATCTGATATTGTTTTTGAAGCTGGTAGGATTGATTCAAAATGGTATCAGTTTCTGGGTTGAATTTACGTCCAGAGTATTTTTCAAAAATATCTTCCAGACAAACCATACCGTTTTGAATTTTCTTAGCATCAATCTCAACCTGTCTTCCTTCATCTTCCGCATCTACACCTGTAAAGACAAACTCAAAATCTTCATCCAGTTCTGATACAAGATAATAATTGATCACCTCTTGTAAGAACACAAGAATAGGTTTTAGTCCTTTGTCTTTTGAATGTTGTAAACGTTCCTTTTGTCCAGCTTGTCCAAAGATATTTGTCTGATCTTTGAATTGGAATCCAAGCTCTGACGGATCAATACGATAAACAGCACAAGTCATAACAAGTAGGAATTTTACCCACTCACTAAACTCCATATCACGGTTAGTGTTTTTGGATAAATCAACCCATTGAAGGTCTAACCCATTGATAATAGGCGTTCTATGAGAATTTTGAACCCCCACCATCGTCTGCTGCCATGCCTGTCTGAACTCACTTAAAGAAGCCTGCGATATGTTCGGATTCTTAACATTAATAATTCCTTTAGGATTAGACCCTTTAGAAAAATACAGGCCGTTGTATTCAAACCCCCACAAAATCCATGTCATAACGCTTGACAGTGTTTCCAGTTCAGATGTTCCGTACCCGTTTTTATATATGTTGGTGGATTTGTTACGGATACCAATACCCAGCTCCCAAGGGTAAAAGATAACACTTTCATGCGTAACAGGATGCTGCATGATCTGACCTTGCCAGCACATACAATATTTTGGTAAATAGCCTTTGAACCGATACTGCTCAAATTCTTCCCGGAACTTCGGATCGATACTATCAAGAAAACGTATCAAAGAAGCGTCTACAGCACGATAACGTGCCAGATTCCACGATCTATCCCTTACTATTTCAAATGCAAGCTGATCAAGAGTAAGGCTATCAAACACAACTTTTCTCCCAAAGTCTTGGAATGTATCAAATGATTCCCATTTGTCGTGAAAACCGCCTTCTTCCAAAAACTTTCTGATATAGCTAATTTTAATCTGATCTTCTCTTGAGCGTTCTGCACTTACCTTCTCAAAAGGATTCCTTTTCCTTCTAATAGTGTATCCTTCTTTCTGTTCATCCGTACTGAAATGGAGAAAGTTCTGAACCTGTTCGACACGGGTATTGACAACAGCCCGAACAACAAAGATGTCCCCCATTCTCCGAAGCACTTCGAACGGCATAGAACCGTAAAAGTTAGGATCTTTGTAACCCCTTCCCGTATCGCTTGCTTCGTCCGGGTTGAAGAACACAGCCTTTACATCGTCCTGTCTTTGGTTGATGTTCCCCATGTAAAGATTAGCTTTCACCAAATCCCCCAAGTTGTCAGACCGGGACATCTGTTGTAATTTGGATTGAAGCAAAGTAGGAAGAGTTTTCTGCAATCCTACAATATCTTCCAAAGAAAGGCTGGTCAGACCCTTTAACAGGTCTGACTTTCCTTGATTTTTATTTTTGTCTCTTTTCCTACTCACGTCAATAAAAAATTAAGCGGAAGTGCCTGCTGCCTGTGATAGCGTAATTGTTATTTGCTTTGTTCCTTCCGATTGTTTTACAACTGCTGACCCTTCTCTTGCTGTACCAGTATTGACCGCTGCTACAACGGAATATTCGGTTGTTCCTTTCGAAAAACCTGTACCGGAAACTGTCGTAGTATAATTCACAGCCACAGGACTACCACTATTCTTTCCATTTACCGTCTTTTGTTTTGTAGAAGAAATAGAAAGAGTTTTTGTTTCACCCGTAGCAACAAATTCCACTCTTGAAGGGTTTGAAGACAAATTATAAACATAAGCAACAGTTGCCTTTGGCTGGCTTAAATTAATCGTAATTGATTTTGCTCCCGACCCTTCCTGTGTCACAACAAGAGTTCCTGTTCTTCCGGTAGTCTCATTTGTATTTTCAGTAACAGAAACGGTATAGTTTGCTCCCGATTGAGTTTTCAAAGAAAAACCCGTACCGGTTACTTTTCCTGTAGTATTTACGGTAGTTGGAGAACCACTGTTCTTACCGTTCAGCTTCTTTTGTCTGGTAGAAGTGATTGTGACCACTTGATCACCTGCCGTTGCAGCAAAAGTAAGAGTTGTCTTATTGGCTGTGATCGTATTTTCATAAGTAATAACAGATGCAGCTTGACTTAAAGAAATGGTTGCTGTTTTTCCACTCTCATTCTGAATGATTGTAGCTGTACCAGTTCTTTGCTTGTCAGTAGGATTCTCTGTAGCAGAAATTTGACTTATTCCCGCATTACCCGAAAAACCTGTACCGGAAATTTTAATCTGAATAGCAACGGCTATGGGTTCCCCGTAAGGCGCACCGTCCCGATATTCCTGCTTGCTGGAAGTAACAACAAAATTCTTGCTTTCACCCGTATTAACGAAAGAAAGAGATTTTGTCTGCAATGTAAACGTATATTCCGTTCTATCAAGAACGTTTACATAATTGATCTTTTCTTCTTCCAGTCCTTCGGGATAGCCGATAAGACCCAATTCATTAGCAAGACACCATTCTATAAACTTACCGATATTATAGGTAATACCAGCTTTTATTACAATCCCTAAAGATTTGTAATAGTCTACATCACCTACCGTATTTTCAGTTACAAAAACATTCATCTGACTGTCTACACCATCTGTTATGACAGTCATTTGCTTGCTTAAATCTTTTGTTGTAAATAAAAGCCTAAGCATAGTTACTTACTGTTTTTAGCCACAACTTCAAATTTCTGCACTCCGGCATCTGCCATTACGACAAGGTTTAAATCTTCCTTAGCATCCAATCCCAAGTCTGCCAAAGTAAATTCCATAGGAGTGCGACCATTTACTTTTGATGTAAGCACTTTTCTATCACCTCTAATAACACCATATCTTCCTATAGAGTTATTGAGTTTTACTGAATTGGGGAAATAAATTTCAATTTCCTTTTCTGCCGGAACAGTAGTGTAAACAGACAGCACACAAGCATTCTCATCGTTCCATTCTGCATTCACAGCGACAACCTCATTCAGTCCTTGCGGTTCGATTGTAAGAGTAAGCGCGTTGTTTTCTGCAAACGCAACCAACTCTTCATGTTGAACACTTTCCCCCACATTCCATTTCCAACCCAAAGCAAGGAAAGCATCACTTCCTGCTTTTTCATCAGCAGAAGGATTGGCAGAACCGGCAGGGACTACGCCTCTCGGAGATTCTGTAATAAACACTCTTTTTTGTTCACAAGAACCATCTGTAACGACAACTACGTCAATTTTCTTGTCTGTATCGATAAATCTATATAAACGCATATCTCAAAAATTTAAAATTACCTATCTAAATAGAAGGACGGTTGTCGCTCTTGTCCTTCATTTTTAAAAATCCATTTTCGTCAAAGTCCCTTAAATATTTCCTGATCCATGAAGGGACAAGGTTAGGACTGATCTTTCCTGCATTCTCAACAATGGAAACAGATTCCCTGACGATAAGAGCCGTGCATATCAAAGACCGGAACCAAGTAAATGTTTCTGTAGATTCTCCGTTAATCGTATAACCTCCCAATACATGCGCTACAACCAACAAGCAAGCATATACAAAAAGTTTAGTAAAGATCATTCCAATACCTTTAGAAGAAAAATCTTTCTGTCGTAAATGGAACACCCAACTAACAAGTGTATCTATTACAATTAAAACTACAAGGAATTTTAAGAACTCCCAATCTTTGAATATGTATTTTTCTATTAAATCCACAATAGGAGAAAGAGGAATAGCGACAAGCAATGGATAACCGAAGCTACCCAAATAAGCCTTTAAATAATGTACTCTCTGTTTTCTTTCCATCGCTCAATAAGGCTTACTCTTTCTTGTCAGTTTTATCGGATTCTGATTTTTTCTTTTTATACTCGGTATCTTTCTTGTAAGGCATACCCACAATTCCCTTTCGGCGGTTTTCGGGGGTGTCTTTATAGAAACCCAATTTGTTTTTTACAGGAAGTCCGGTTGCTCCGGCTTTTTCGATTGTTTCTTGGTCAGCATCCTTCCACTCAATCTGAGATTCTCTATAATATACAACAGATTTGTTGAAGTTTTCGTCAACCACAACAACACGATTCAGGGACACAAAGTCAATAGCTCCATGCTCCTGCTCAATTGGATCAATGCTTTTTACAACGTCAGAAGCAAAGTTTTTCACCTGTTCCAACGAATAAACCTCCCAGTTGTTCTTTTCTGCAAGGATTAAAAATTCATTTATAGGAAATTCTTGTACACTCATGGACGTAATTGGGTGCTTATACACTTCTTTGCACCAAAAGTATATTTTCACGCTTCATAGGGACATTGTTGAAACCATCAACCCGTAATAATTTCTAAAGAGGTCTCTCCACATGCTTAAATTCCCAGTGCACCACCGGTATCGTTAATAAAATTGATGATTAACATAAACTGGTGCAAAGTTATACTAATCACCTATTTATAATTCAACACATACAAAAGTATAACTTTTTTCCTATAAAAGAACAATCTAAAAAGAAAAACTTGTAAGCGATACTTTCTATGTTGGTGCGGCAACCGTACTCATATCGCTTACAAGTGCCGATCTCCCTCCGCACAGGGATCAAAGGTAACGGCAGAGCCTTTAAAAGAAGGAGCTTACAGCTACGTTCAAAGACGCGGTGAACAGTGTTACTTCAAAAGAAGCCTTTCTCACGAAAAACCATTCATCTCACGACATCCTAAGTATTTATTAGTTAATAAATTTCTTAACTGGGTTATACCCAAACCCTGTATAGGGTGGCATTGCTGCATCCCCTTTTACTTTTCTCATGATATTGTAACTTCCGTTGATATCTGCATTGAGCAAAATTCCATCTTTTGTTTTAAAAAGTCCTCTTTTTACTCTTTTACCAACGTAAGGATCATGATGTTCCACTGGTTCTAAATCAAAAGAACTGCATTTTGACGTATGAGATTCGTTTACTTCAACAAACCTTAGTCCTTGTCTTTCTGATTTATATCTCAACATTGATATAAACGTTTCAAATGGAATACTTACAAAATTCTGATTGTTTCTTTTACCAAGATTGGTATTTTGCTTCCATCCATCATTATGTCCTACTATCAACGTTGTTATATTATCTTCCAAGCAAATATTGATAATTTCTTTACTTGCTTTATGAAGATAATCTTTCACTTTATTGTTTCTTTTTCTTGTTAGAGACATTAACCGCCTCGAATTTTCTTTTCCATTTGTCTTTTTTAGCTGTTGTTGGATTTTTGACTTCTTTTTGTTGTAATACTGATTTATGGATTTCAATTTTCTTCCATCAATCAAAATAGCTTTCTTACTTACATTAGTAACAATAGAAGCAAGATTATTTACGCCCAAATCAATAGACATAACCCTATTGTTATCAGGAAGCTGTTCTTTTACTTTTGATTCATATACAACCTCTATAATATAACAATCTGGTTTAGGAACAAATCGAACTTGTTTAACAGAACCTTCTTTACAATTTGTTTTCAAAGGCGACAGACCTTCTTTCTTAGGAAAGAAAATATAATTATCTCTGTGCTTAAACTGTGCATAAGAGTAAGGGAACACATTTCTACCTTTAGTCTTATGTTTGTATTTTGGAAACTTAGGACAACCGGTAAATTTCTTGTTATCTCTTTTCCATGCTTTGATAGCAAAAAAATAAGATTTTAGACTTTTGTCTAAAGACATAAGAATTTGTTGAGATGAAGCCGCACTTATAGCTCTATAATCAAAATTATCTTCATCTTTTAATTTTCTATCAAGAGAAGTGTATCTTATCCATTTACCCGTACGAAGGAACTCTTGCTTTATTTCATATAAAGCTGCATTGTACAAATTTTTGGATAAGAAGCAAATTCGATCTAAATCTTTATACCTCTTATCATTTACAGAAATAATATGTTGTTCTACTAAATACATGGTGCAAATTTAAATAGAATATTTGAAATTTCCTATTTAAAAACAAAAAAAGGAGTAAACCATCCTATAAGCCGCCATTTGCCCTACTTCGGGACTTATTTTTTAGGAACGATTCTTATAGGGGAAATTTAACTCCTTAATTTTGGGAAACACCCTAAAGTCATTTCCCATCAACCTCACATAGCCTTCAAGAAAAGAAGGGAAGTTACCGCGAATCACTCCCAATCTTCAACTTTTTAGCTATCTCATCTCGACTGCAAATATACAACTATTGTATGCAATAATTGAAATTTTTGATGTTAAATATCCTTAATGTCTATCCCACATGCAGAAGCTATCAGTAGGGACACTTCACGTTCCTTTTCCGGCATCTTCTGGATAGAAGCCTTATATCCTTCCGGGTTACCGTTATAACTCTCTATGATCGCTTTCTTTTGTTCTTCTGAAACGTTGTAGAAAGCCAATACGCTTTTCTTTTCTTCTTCCGTCATAGAAAGTTTGTTTTCGATGTTAAGTGATTTATTTGCCATTTTACACCCTCCTTAAAAAAGATGGCGTTTTCGCCATTTCAATTTTCTTACTCTTTATTGCCATATCCTTTCTTAATCTTTTAAAAATAGCTTTGTAACATCTTTCACCACAAAAGCCTGCTTTATATTTATCCTGTTGTGCTGACGAAAAATAATCGGAAATGTTTATTCCAGCTATAGTTAAATTCATTAGTATTTCCTCTATAACAACAGGGCTAAGATTACCCCTCCTTTGTCTATACCACAACACTGGATTTCTCTCAAAACTAATCCTAATGCCAAAATACTCATCCTTTACCTCTCTATCTGACTTATAATGACACAAAACTTAAATTTGTATTCGGCAGCCTCTTTTATTTTATCAAAAGTATGAATACTTCCAGCAGATATAATCATAATCTTATTCATAGTCAAGCTGCTTTATAAAGTTTTCGATAATAATTTCTGACAATAGGTTGAGGTACACGCTTTCTATAAGTAAGCGGACGTTTGTCAAATATAAGAGATTTTAAAAAGTCGGCAGTAACTTCCTTCTTTTCCTGTAAATAAGACCTTATTGTGCTCGCAAGACTACATAATCGCTCATATTCTTTATTGCTGTTATTCATAAAATTTTCTGCATAACAATCATACCGTTTTGTCCTACGTTGTGCATAAACAAGATAACGATAGGTTTCAAGAGGGAAACGCTTTTTTAGAGCAGAATCCCCTACGTTTTTTGTGTACATAATAATTTTCTTAGCAACAATAGCGTTCCATTTACGCATAGGAGGAAGATTGATCTGAAAATTCCAGCAACCTTTTATTTTACGGGAATCTGATTCTTTTTTTGTAGGCTCTCTAAAAAAATCCCTTCCAAAATAGAATTTCAGCTTTTTCATGCTATATCTGACTTGATCTATCGTCCAACCAAGTTCTCGTGCAATAGTCTTTTGACTAAAAAACAAAGAAGGTTCCCATTTGAGAGAAGGATCGTTTTTCTTTTCAGACAACCACACATGATAAATAATTCTTCTTTTTAGTTCAAGATAGACCGAAAGAACACGTTCATTAAAACCAAGTCTTAATTCTCGATTATTAAATCTTTGAGTATCTTTAAATGCCTTAAAGGGACGCAAAAGGCAAGCAGGAATTAAATTCATATCTTTAGAATAGAAGGATTTATCTTTTATCACGAAACGATAGGAAGTAATAACCTTCATCCTTCCACAAGAAGGATCAAAAATTTTTTCCACCTTATGTTCAATCTTCATGCCACCGGCATACTTATTAAATATCGTCAATGCTTGATTTTCAGATTCACATCCTATTGCATCTTTTAGAAAAGACAAAAGAGATTTTTTTGAATAAAAAATCTTTGAAGTAATACCTTTGGTTTTTCTCTTAGGAGTGACCTCTTTTCCTTTTTTGGTAAACCTTCTTCTGCCCGAAAATTTACCTTCACTCTCATTTAGTAGTAACTGCCGTTCTAAATCAGAACGAATCAAAAAGGCTGCTATATTTTTACAGTCCATAAATGGAATTTTTAATGGTTGTTATCAAATCGTTTTAATTCTCACAGTACAAAGAAAGCAAAAAAAACAATAACAAGCAAACTAACATAAAAAAAACTACGTTTCGCAACGTAGTTTCCCGTTTCATTTATAGAATATAAAAATATATCACTTTTGCCACAAAGGTACAACAAAAAACCGACAAAAACAAAGAACGGCGCGAAAAAGCACCACAGGGCGCATCGCCACAGCACCCGTCTCGCGCGCGCCCGTAGGGTTTCCTTCCCACCCTCCATCCCTAAGTCTTGTTTTCCGATTTTCCCATTCAAGCGCGTATGCGCGTGTTTTCCTTTCCCTCTTTTCTTTAATAGGAGTAATCCTGTTTTTGTTCTTTTCTTTTCACTTCTTTTTCTTTCTTAATAGGAGTATTCCTACTAAAAGAGAAATTTGTTCAGCAAATCGGAAAATTCGAAATAATGAGGGAATACTCCTATTCCCGAATTTTCGATTTTCCAAGGATTATTATATACTACTTTTTTAAAAGTATGTATATATATAATCATGTTAATTATGTCGGGAAAATCCGGCATTGAACGTAGTGTAAACGAGTGAAAATGAAGAGATTTTCTAAATCGACAAAGAACCCCCGTAGGGGGTGTGGGGTTCTTGAAATGGGGTGTGAAGCTTGTCAAAAAGAGGTAGTGGAGATAAAGAAAAATGGGTAGCAAATCAAATGACTGCTACCCACCCATCGAATAGTAAAATAAGAATTTTGAAGAAACCGTTGAGGCTTTGGTGAAAATTATGATTTAATACACTATGTCAGTTTTTGAATTTTGGGTAGGAAGGTATTTCTCAATAGTTCCTACCCTTTTTGATGATCAGAACTTAATCTTATACATATACCATGATTAAAATTCTTGGTCTTTTGTTTCGTTTTCTACTCTTTTGCCCAAAGGTAGTAAAGATTCTACAAATGATTCGTCGAATTTGATAATTCCTTTTTCTTTTTGTTCTTCTATGTATCGTATCTTTTCTTCGTCTGTTACTTCCACAAGACCGGGAAAAGGATTTTGATCCCTGCCATATTCTCTTCTCATTCGTCTAGCAGCTCTCCAATTAGGATCACGTAGAATACCATCACCTATTCTTAATAGGAATCTCTTTCCTGGAGCAAACCCTACCATCAATAAATCTTCATTTGATCTGTTTTGTTCTTTGGGAATGACTTCCACATCCATACCTCGCAGAAAGAAGTTCGACAAGAACGCTTTCATCACATCTCCATCCCATTCGTAATATAAATACAAAAGCCTTCTTCTTTTGCTTATAAAGTATTTTATTTTCCTTTCCATATTCCTATTTCTTTTTCTGTTTGTTCATGTCGTAATAGTTGATAAAGATAATGTCAAATCCAATTGCTCCGTTTTGTTTCATTTCAATTGAACTGAATCCACCGTCCCAAATAAGGGCAATAAGTTTGTAATCTGGTTTATCTACAACCTCGGATATCCCTTCTTTCTTTAACCTTTTCTTTTCTTTCAGATAATCCAGAATCCCATCTATAAAGGTTTTTGTATCTTCCATATCATAAATATCGAACTTTGCTTCGAGACTTGTATAAGGAACTATCCCTGATTTTTCATCAAAAACCTCGTTTACACTTAATTTATAACCTGTATTGAGGCTATATTTTATAGCTTTTCCTCCAGTCTCTATAGCAACCCTTTCGCTGTAGGCTTCTTTTGGAATGAGTTTATCTGCTTCTTCAACCAAAAAATCTTTAGAAGAAGCATCCAATATTTTAAATTGAATATCCATAATTTGATAGATGTTCAATTCTTTGGAGGTTTCTTGCTCTTTGGTAATTTCTGATTCTTTAGAGGCTTCCTGCTTGCATCCACACATCGAAATAAGTGTAAATAATGCACTGATAAAAATTACTCTTTTCATGTTATTTGTTGTTTTTGATGATTTCACGTTTGATATTGTTGTTTGTATCCTCTGCCAAAGGAACTGCTATCAGGATTGAGAAAATCCAAAATCCTGTAAACCAAAGTAGGTATTCGACACAGTTTACCAGATCGACCTTAAATAAGGTGATTGCAGCTCCTAAAAGATTGTACAGGGTACAGATGGTCAGGATGGATGCGATAATGGGTTTACCGGTGTAATAAAGCCCAAACCCTCCCCACATACAGGTCATAATAAAAGCCCTAAACAGCTTTTTCTTTCTCGCTTCATAAAGCAACGCTTGTCTTTCCGTCATCTTTACTTCCATATCTTCTATTAGTTTTTGATTGTATAATTGATCTTTGTGTTTTCTTCTGTACAAGATTGTGTCCAGAGTGAAGGGATTTCTATTTCCGTTTCATCTTCTGTCATCATTAAATCTGCTTCAGATTCTTTACCAGCAACGAAAAACGTTCCACTTTCTGTAAAGGTAAATTCTTCATAATCATCTTTACCGAAAAATACTTTTGCCAAAATAGGATAGTTGTTGTTGCTCGGATTTTCAAAAGAAATGATTTCCACTCTCCTACCATTTCTTGTGCAGACGGGTTTGCCTACTTTTGCTTCTTCTAAATTGAAAGGTTTCATGATTGTTATTTTTATTGTTGTTACTTGATTGTGCTGCAAAAGTAATATCGTTTTTGTACAAAATGCAGTCTATGGAGTTAAATTACTTTAAAATGTAACATTTTAGTGTTACACTCTCGTTAATGGAAACAAAAACTCCCGTCCCTCAATAAAGAAGAACGGGAGAAAACATGAAAGAATTGATTGTCTAAGCAAGCGATTGGATCAACTTCAAGTAACATGACAAAGTTAGGAATTTGACGGGTGATTCCAACGAATTTTCGTCAAATTCATACTCATTCAGCCATTTTTCTATTTCTTCCAGGTTCAGATATTGCCATTTTTCTTGTTTCATGCACTCTGCAAGCGCGGGAAAGGTATATTCCTTATCCTTGTTGAACTTCTTGCATACCCTTTTGAGATAACTTTTTCTCCCGGAATACCAAACATCACCGGCAGACGACATGCAGTAATAGGAGTTGTCTTTTCTTTTTGCTCCGAACCGGGTAACAATAGGGAAATATACCCTATCAGCAAGAAAAATGAATGGAATATACCATAAACCGTACAAAAAAGTCAGAAAACCGTTCAATTTTGCTTCTGGAATGAATTTTTTGAGCGTTTTTCTGAATCCATAAGCAAAATACCAGTTGTTAGCACCTCTTTTTACTTTGATTGTGTATTTCAAATGAATGTTCCTATCATACACCCTATCCCATGGTTTTACTTTTTCTGTGTTCATAGAAGGAAGGTACGTCCAAAAATGTTTCAATGCACTGAAATAGGGATTGTAAATGGTATGTCCGTGATCAGAAACATAGGAAAGGATGTTTTTCAGTATTTCTTTTGCTAAAATGCCTGTTTTGTGATCTTCCATCCCCTCCGCTATTAATGTAAGAGATGGAAGTAAGTTCCAAATTTGGTCTTGTGATACAAAAGGAGAAAAGCAGGGGTCTTCATTTTCAAGTTCGATACCGTTCGAGTAACCGCTTTCTATTTTGTAAGCATTAAAAAGGTCTTTTGAATTTACCGATATGTCGTCTCTAAGGAAGAATCCAGGCTCGTATTTAAAATATACTTTTGGATTCTTCATCTTTTCATCCTCATAGGCACTCAAAGAAAGTCTTTCTATTGATTTCAGACACCAGTAAATTTTATCTACACAAGATTTATCCCCCAGCACAGCTTCTACATATAAATAATGTAGGTATTCCGCCATATTGATCGTCCCGTCTCCCCAATATAAGATTTTCAGCCCTGTTGTGTTACTCTTTGTCACTTTACTTGCTGGGATATTAGTTCCTCGGCAATTGTAGTTCTCTGTCACTACTACAAAATCTTTAAAGAAAATGCTTTTCAGCTTCGTATATTTTTCGTCTATTGTCATGTTATAAAACCTATTATAGTAAAGGCGGAACTTTCGCCCCGCCTGAACCAATAAAAACAAAAAAAGTGTGATGAAGAAGATTATCCTTTTTTCTTGGTAAACAATCCAAACAGCCATTCGATAAGTCCGGAATCAAAAACGCCGTTCGATGCTAATCCTGCTCCAAATCCCCACAATAATGCTTGCCACCAATCCAATCCTTCAAACATACCCAAATGGAAACCCCAAGCGAACATACCAAGTCCGATGCCGGTTACCCAAGAGATAATTCTTTGAACCCATTCTGACGGTTCTGTTTTGAATAGTTTCTTGATGAACTCCGTTACAACTGTTGTAACACCTACTACGCCGGCGAAAGTTGCAAAGTTCGCTGCATAGTCAACTGTTTCTTCCGGCAACTCTCCTTGTGCAAAAATGCAAGCAATGCAGGAGAACAAAAAAGTCAATGTCAATAAAATTCTGTTCATGATGATATTTATTTTGAGTTAATTAACCGTGTCAAAGATAGAAGAAAAAGGTGCACTTTCGCAAGCACACCTTTCAATCATTTACTGTTTATCGCCAATGATAAAGTATCAAATCATTCAATTGTTAATTTCTTTTCACTCCCAACTTAGCTCTATAAGCCTGTCGAAGATTTTCTACTACGATTTCCAAAGCATTTATATTCATACTTTCGATGATTTTCACTCCCGGTACATTTGTTCTCCAGATAGCGTTTCCGTTATCATCAATAGTCTGCTCTATTGTTGCATCTGGGTAAATTTTTTGCAGTTTTACTTTAGCTGCTTCCAGTCTTTCTTGATAAGTTGCCATACCTATATTCTTTTTGTTTTCAAAAGTAATCCCTCTCCTATTCAAAAACAAATACTTTAACAAATGTTAATAATGTTGTAACATTATACTGTTACATTTATCTTTGTGCCGGCATGAGAAAAGATAGGAAAACAGAAAGCAGATTAGTCAAATCAGTAATGGTATATCTTACAATAGATAGTTTGGCAAAAGTATGCGCTTCCGACAATGAAATAATCATTGTTCCTATCGCAGTTGTTCTTATTGGTGTTATTTTGACACTAAAAGTTTTTGACTGAATTTCGACAAAAATGTAACATTTTGTTTTGTCATGTAACATTAAAGCGTTACATTCTGCGGCAGAATAAAGAAAATGGATTAAAAATTTAATGCAGAAAAATGGATTAAAAATCAAAGAGATCATGCAAGAAAAAGGTATTTCTGTAACCCAGATGTCAGAAAAATTGGGAGTAACAAGACAATCTCTTTATAGGTGTCTGAACGGAAATCCTACCATGAACCGGTTAAAGGAAATAGCTGATATTCTTGATGTTTCTCCAAAAGACTTGTTCAACGATGAGAAGAAGGATTGATTTATTGATAGTAACAAACAATATTAAAAAGAAAAATATGGAAACAAAATTTAAAAAAGGTGACATTGTACGGATCAAAAGTCTTGATTGGTACAACAATAACAAAGACGAAAAAGGGAACGTAAGTGTAACCGGCTACCCTTGTTCGTTCACAAAAGTATTAAGTGAATATTGTGGGAAATGCTTTGTTATTGATGAAGCAGGAGTCAAAGGTATCTATTTAAATGATATTCCTTATATATTTTACGAATGGATGCTTGAACCGGGAAAATACGAATTAAAATCTTTGGATATAACCAAAAATTCTGTTGCAACCAACAATCCTTTTATTTTCAATGCTGCAAAGAAGCCTATTTCTGTTTGTGGTGTAATTTCAATACCTTTATATATTGCGGTAAAGATTCAAGAAACACCAAAATTCCAGCCTTTTCAGAAAGTGCTTACAAAGGATTGCGAAGAAGGAATGTTTAACGTTTGGCGTTGTGATTTATTTTCCCACATTTCAAAAGAAGGCAAGTATTTTACCATTTCCGGTATGTGGGATGAATGTATCCCTTTTGAAGGAAACGAACATTTGGTGGGAACAAAAGACGATCCTAAACAATAATAACCCAACGTTTCCATATATTTTTAAGTTCCCCGGCGGGACAGTTCATCATCTTCCCGCAAAGATTGGCTTCCGCCGGGTTTTATCTCATTTTTAAATACTGTATCGCAATGGCTTATTTTATCTTACAAAACAGAAGACTACCTAAACAAGCTGTAACAGGCTTCAAGTTTCAAAATGAAACAGATAACATTCGTCCTTTTCTTTCAATCAGAATAAGAGGAAAAGAAGAAATCATTCCTTTTAAAGAGAACAAAGACATGTCTCCTGTAAAACAGTATCTTTGTTCTGTATTCCCCAAATTCGTAAAAATAGGTGACTGGTATCTCAAAATGTCAGAGATCAGAGAATACAAACCGGTAACTGCCGAGGATAGAAATCCTTACATCTTATTCAAGACATCTAAGTTTGGAAATATAAAAGTTCGTTTCCCAAAAGACGAAAATATGAATGCAGAATTACTGGTATTAGATCAACTTTTCGATGTAGAATAATATAATCATCTCAAAAACAACAAAATATGGAAACGAAAGATAGAACAAAAACAGAAGTCTCTATTGAATTAAGGGAAGTTCAAAGAGAAATCAGTAAAGCAAGAAGTACAAGAAATTGGGCAAAAATTTCTTTTCTAAATCAAAAAAGAATACGCCTGCAAGAAGAACTGGATTACTTAAAATCCAAAGACAAGTTCTATTACCAAGAACAAAATTTGGAAAAATCACTTGTTTCTTGGGCAGCAAAGACACTCAATCTTTCTCTCAATATGGCTGATTTGTCTGTATATTACCTGGACTTGTATTTGCTTCATTTCAAGGAAAGAGGATTTGTTCCTACCGATGAATGGAAAGCTAAAGAAAAAGCATTTCATGAAGCTGCAAAAGGACTTGCAGAATATATGCGGTATTTCTTTAAAGGAAAATCCTCTGACGATAATTCAGAAAGCATGTCGGAACTTATGGATTTGATTGAAAGAGATTACTATACGGATAGAGAAAAAGTTCATCACAAACAATATGAAGAAAAGTTATGATAGACTGGAGTAAATTTTTGGGAAGATGCGGGATTGCGTTGTTATTCATATCGCTACCTGCAATTGGTTTTAAACTTTATTTTGGGTTGGAATGATCGTTCTTGCTATTGAAATGATTGTCGTAGCTGTTATAGTAGATGAAAATTGTTAAAGTAACTGAACATCATGGACAAATTATATTTTAAAACACGAAAAGAAGAAATTCAATCTAAGATTGATAGTTGTAAGAAAGAAATGAAAGAATTAGAGAATGAATACATAGTCTCTAATCAAAAATTCCCTATTGGGAGTAAAGTTTGTTTGACTATTCCCGCTTATGAACTCCGAGGTCTCGGTATTAATAGAATAAGAATAGTTCCAGAAGAAAAGAAATTTGCTTATGTAACTGGATATGAAATTGTGGCAAATGAAGTTGTTCCTATTCTTATGAAAGCAAAGAAGGATGGAACAATATCTAAATTAAGAGAACATATGTCATTCAGACAAGCAATAATTGAATTAGCAGAATAGATATGAAAAGAAAAGATATAACAAAAGCATCTTCTGTCTTTAAAAAGACAGAGCAAGAACGAATAGGGTACTTTCATAATGGCATAAGCCTAAGCAGTGTTGCGGTTGCTTTTAGAGAGGGTGTTGATTGGTTTATAGATTCTGTATGGTATGATAAAACAGTAAAACCCAAAATTGGTGAGTTTATTGTTTGTATTCATGAGAAAGGGAAACTGATGGGTATCCTTCAAGAAGATCAAGTTTTTATATCGTCCCGTCCAGGGTGTATTCTGTATCGTTTCAGTGAAACAATGCAATGGGCATATTTAAACGACTTGTTAGGTCTTATGGAGGGTTGAATCATGAAAAATCAAGTTTTATCAATCGACCAAATGCAACGCCTTAAAGAGTTGGGTGTTGATACAAGCAAATCCAACATATATTGGGTAAGAAGATCACATGGAAGTAGGATAAACGATTCTTCTAAAGGTAATTGGTTTTTAAGCCTGCAAAAAGAATTTATGGGTGTAGGGTTTACTGCTCATGAGGTAATTCCCACTTTCACTTTGCAAGATATTATAGACATTCTCCCTGGCTCTATAGACAATAATGTGCTGACTATTAGGAAACATGTCAATGGTGTAAGTATTTCTTATGAAGATACCTATACCCGGTCTATTCTTAGTATCTTCGAAAAAGAAGATATTATTGAGGCTGCCTATGAAATGTTGGTGTGGTGTGTTAAGAATGGATGTGTAAAAAACAAATAATAAAAACAAGTCATGAAAAGAGGAATGCTGACAGCTATGTTAATGATGTCCACATTGGGTGTAAATGGAAGTACATATCCATTTAAAACGGGTAGCGGAATGAACCCCAATTACCGGAGGCCAGAGAAAAAGAAACAGGAAAAAGAGTTTTGTATAAAAGGAATAAAAGTAATGGCATATTCCAGAAAAGATGCCATTAAAAGATTAAAACATTTAAAATAAACAGAATCAAAATGGAAAAGAAAATTTTTGTATTCAAGTATGCTTTAACAAAAGGTATCATAGAGGTAGATACTGAAATAAAATAAAGTACTTATGGAGAGTATGCTAAGTCAAAAAATCAGATGAATATTATGTGGACAAACAGAGATTATGTTCACACAAAAGAAGAAGTCTTGAAAAAGGTGGAAGATATGAGACTTAGGAAAATCGAGTCTTTGAAAAAGCAGATTGTCAAACTCGAAAAAATGAAATTTTGAAATGAAGGAATTTGATTTAGAAAAAGCGAAAGTCGGACATCCGGTGTGCACAAGAGATGGTAAGGAAGCGAGAATCTTGTGTTTTGATAGAATAGGACATTATCCTATTGTGGCCTTAGTAAAAGAGGCTGGTGATGAAACTATCTTTTCTTATAACAAGAAAGGAAGATTCAGTAACGATGGAAGGGGATGTATGTGTGACCTTTTCATGAAAGCTGTAAAACGAGAAGCATGGATAAATTTGTACAAAGATAAAGATGAACGACTATTCCCAGGACTTAATCTTTTTGAATCTGAAAAAGAAGCAAAGGATAGAATGGAATCAGGTGAAAAGTCAAATCGTTTATATTACAAAACAGTAAAAATAGAATGGGAAGAATAAGGTAAAAACAAAAAAAGAATGAATATGGAAACGAAGAAAAAGATATGCCCTAAGTGTGGACAAGAAGATGGGTCGGGACAAAATAAAATCCATGACATGAACCCAGAGCATTTTGTAAAATGTGATATCCGTACAATCATGGAAAGAGACGGTGTTTGCTACCATTGTGCATTTTGGATAAGAATGTATGAGCAACACAAAAACGATCCCAATTGGCTAATTATAGATGGAGTTTCATACATTGCCAACCCATTCGTTCCTAATACAAATAACATGACAAGACGATTCATGGGTTTTGGCGGTAGGATGATGGAAGCCATTAAAAACTCTGGAGAAAAGGTGATATCTAACGATTGGTGGCATCAGGGTGATGTGCCAGAATGTTTTAGAGATATAATACCGGATAATGCGAAGTGGAACAACAACAAACAATAAAGGTCATGGAAAAATTAATAAACATAGCGGGTTTGCTCGAAGAGTGTAAACAATACACTAAACTTTACTCTGTCACGCATGGAGATGTCCTTTTGGACAGAATAGACAAAGAAGGCAATATCTTTTTGAAAGTTTTGCCTTTAGACAAAAATCTAACATTAAAACTGGACGAATGTGGGAGATTATATGAAAAAGGATCATGTGTACTGTTCCCTACTATATGGAATACATGGGAAGGTTTTGATCCTTATGCGACTACAATAGAATCTCCCTTTGAAGCTGGAATGGTAGGCTACAATGAACATCTGAATGAATTTGGAATAATATCTGATGATGGCTCTTTCATGACAAATGTAGATGGTAGCAGAATCTCTCCTATTGATCGTCTTGCTACAGAAGTAGAGATAGATATCTGGAATCAAGAAAACCACAAAAAGCACCGGCATTATTCTCTTCCGAGAAAGAAATATGTTTATTATTTCCAACCTTTCGACAAGGTACTTGTAAGAAATAATAAAGAAAGTGCTTGGTCTGTAGCATTCTTTTCTCATATCAATCCTCGCAATCAAGAGTGTATTTACACTATAGAAGGTGGTTTAAATAGAAGGTACTGCATTCCTTACAACGAAGAAACAGCGCATCTTGTAGGTGAAACAGACGATTATGAAGGAGATGAGATCGAGAAAATCATCAAAGAATGCAAACTCACCGAAGGAAAATTGGATTAACGGTTTCCGATATTTTTGGTGAAAGCCTAAAAATCAAGCAAAACTTTGCTATATTTGTGGTGCGAATTACATTAATACAAACATGGTAAAGCTTTTATAATGCAAGAAACCAACAACCGTTCTATTCATATTTAAACGGCTTTTGCCTTCCCAACGTTAAGGAAAATCTTACCATGCTTCTTAATGTGATTCGCAACCGGGAAAGGCAAAGCCGTTTTCTTTTTGCCTACAAATACAATTAAAATACAAAGTTATGAGTGAATTAAAGATTTTCAAAAATGAAGAATTTGGAGAAGTAAGAACAATGTTAGTAAATGGCGAACCTTACTTTGTGGGAAAAGATGTTGCATCTGTTTTGGGTTATTCTAACACCAGAAACGCAATTTTGCAACATGTTGATAGTGAGGACGACTTAAAACAGGGCGTCCCTGACAGTCAAGGTTTTACTCAACAAACAACTTTGATAAACGAAAGTGGGCTTTACTCTTTGATTTTCGGTAGTAAATTAGAATCTGCAAAGAGTTTTAAAAGATGGGTAACTTCCGAAGTGTTGCCTGCTATTAGAAAAACCGGAAGCTACAATTTACCGTCTTATCAAATAGAGAATCCAATCAAGCGTGCCGAAACATGGATTCAAGAAGAAAAAGAAAGACAGGCTCTAAAAGAACAGACAAGGCAACTCACAGAAGAAAACAAAAACTTGGAGAACCAAATAGAAGAAGATTTGCCTAAAGTGATTTTTGCAATGGCTGTAACCGAATCCAAACGTTCCTGCCTTGTTGCCGAGCTTACCAAGATCATTTGCCAAAATGGAATGGAGGTAGGGCAGAACCGGTTATTCAAGTGGCTTCGCAAAAGAGGGTATCTTGGAGTGAAAGGCGAATACTACAACCAACCAATGCAAAGATGGGTAGAAGCAGGAATGTTCGAGATCAAGAAAAGAACGATCACAAAACCTAACGGAGATCTGATTACGGTAAGTACACCTCTTGTAACCGGGAAAGGACAAGTTTATCTCGTGAACAAGTTCCTAAAAGAATATGTCTCAAAATGAAATCAAAAATCATCCGATTTGTCGCAATATAATGTTACATTTTAGCTCAAAAACTTCGTATAACATATTATATTGCGACAAATCCATAAAAAGTTTGTTACTTATAAATGTATGAACGCTTTAGAATTATATAAAATACAAATAGAATATTATAATGGAGATGAAAAGAAAGCGTTTCACTCTCTGTCTATAGAAAATAGAAATCTGGTAATACCTTTGTATTTAAAAAGTAAAGTCAAAAACAAATATAACAAAAGAACTTATTTTAATGATGTTAAAAACGCTTCTGAAAAGAACGCAAGGTCTTTTGGTATGAATAGTAAAAGAGGACAAGAATATCATTTAGACCACATTGTTCCTATTTTCTATGGATATAAAAATCATATTCCAGTATCCTTAATATCATCTATAGAAAACCTTAGAATTATACCAGCAAAAGAAAATATAGAAAAGAGTGCATATTTAACAGAAGATAGTGTACAGTTATTGAAAAAATGGGGATATTATAATAAAAATAAGGTAATTGCATTTAATAATTTTATTTTTGAGTTTTTGGAAAATAAGGATAAATCAAAATCATTTTGAAACAACAAATATATATTTACTTTACAAATAGTCAAAATTCAAAAATAGTCGAAAATAGGCTGAATGAAATTCATCAAAAATCACATAAGCCTGAAAATCAATAATTTAAATTTTTCAATTTTTGTCCACCCCCTTATAGCGAAAAAAGTTTTGAAAACCCGATTTTCTTTCTATCATTTTGATAGGGATATAGATTGTTTCTAAATCATTTTGTCAAAATAGGGAGATTTTATGTGTTGAGCGAAGCGATTGTCCCTCGGAAGGGAGAAAGAATCCGTGAGGATTCCCCTTCCGAAAGAAAAACGGATAGACCAACCCACCAAAAATCGCCAATAAGAACCCAAATCCATATTTCTATACATACCAAGAAAGAAAAACAGAAAAGCCAGCTATATAGAACAGAAAAGAAATACCCTACCCCTCAAAAAAAGCCCTATAAAAAAGCAAATCTAAAAATCCTGTATATAGAAGGGTAGAGAAATGTCACAGCATTATTATTTGTGTAGGAAACAAATACCCACCTTCTCCTATTTGATTATATTGAAAATTTATTGAAAACCAAAGAGATAAATAAAAGAACTTTCTATGAAAATTTGCCAATAAGAGTACATTTAAGAGTTTTATCTTGTGTGGAAACAAAAAAAAAGAATAAATCTTGAAAATTCGCTACATAGAACCTATTTGGAAGTTTTGTCCTGTAAAGGAGAAAGCCAAATAAACATCTATGGGAATTTTGTCAAATAGGTGCTATTTTAGGATTTTGTCTTGTGACGTATTAGAGACGTAGGCTTTATATGGAGAGTCCTCAAACAGTCCCTAAAGATACCCTACTAAAACAAAATACCCCGGATTACCTGCTTTTCCGCTTATTTCTGGCACTTTCTTTTCAAAATGATACACCAATACCACCCAAAAGGAAATAAAGCCTTAAAAACGATTATTTGATATTATGGAATTGGATCACAGGAACGGGAAAAAGGAGAAGCAAAAAGGATATAGAGGGAGTGCCACCTACCTACATACTCCATGTACAAGGATAAAAGAAAGGGTACAAGAGTGTATACACCAAAAACAAAAGTTCCTATATATATTATATATAATATATATAGGAAAAATCAAATATAAGGATATATCCAGAGCAAAAGAAGATATAAATGCATACGAAGCTATATATGATACTCGTATATACAGGTAATGCCCTATTATATCAAAATAGGGTTATTTGTGTCAAATTTGAAAGGTTTCAGCTTAAAATATCCCTATTTTCATTGTAAAAAGTACAATAAGTTAAACTCTTTTTGCCTATAGGGCGTAATCGAAAAATTAATTCATTTAAAATATTGATTTTTAGCAAGTTATCTATTTTTACTTCAAAAACTCGATTTTTTAGAGTGATTAAAAATTATACAATAAGTGATTTACTCTATTTTAGTGTCAAAAATGAAAAGTATTGAAGTTTTACAGGTGAAAATAGGTACATTTTGGTATTAATATAACTCCCGTAAAAAAGAAAGGCAATGTATAGAGTATAAAAATAGATATAGAAGGTGATCAACAACTATAAGAATAGAAGCGAAAAGTAGACAGCAAACACAATCGCAAACACTCTGAAAGATACATGAATAGTGGAAAAGATAGGATAATAGAAGGATAGGAGGGAAAGGATTGGGGGGAGGGTGATGGCAGGTGAGGCGGACAAATACATACACAAACATCTCTAAAATTATAAATTCTAAGTTTCAAAGCTAAATTTTTAAATATGCACCTAATAGAGATATACCAAAGTTTACAAACCATACAAAAAGAAATATCTGTGTCTAATAAAATCATATAATCTAAATTTTGAAGCATATCCAGAAATACATAAATCTAAAAAGTCACAAATCACATTTTTACACCTACCTACTTATCTAACATTTTCATATTTACATTCCTTTGATTTCCTTCTTTTCTCTTTTTCCTATTCGTTATAACTTTTTAGTTATAGTTTTTCGACATGCTTTTTCTCATTCTTTCCTTCTATTTTCATAGAATTTTGTTCAATTTGTTGATAATTACTTATTTGTGTAGTTGGTTATTTAGATTCATTCTAAATAAGGTTTTATTTTTTGGTATTGGGTTATAACTATTTGTTTTAAATTAAAGGTTCCGCACGCGCTAAGTGCGCTTTCGCTCCGCCTTTAATTTGATATAAGTAACAAACAAAACAAAGAAAAATCATCAAATTAACCTTTCTTAACTATAAAACCTTTGGTATGTAACATTAAAGTGTTACATTTGTAATGTGATAAAGAACTAACAATAACAACTAATTAAACAACAAAGTTATGAAAGCAACAAGAATTAATGCAAAGCAAGCACAAGGGTTAATTAACAACGAAGAAGAAAGATTTAACGATCAGCCGGCAATAATTAATAACGGTGATAGCAAAGAAACTTCTATTTCCTACGAAGGTAAAACAATCAAAATTAAATGTTTGCTTTCAAATACGAAGGCTTGCAAATGGGATAAAAAATACCCGGAAAATCATAATCACTACATTGCAACAAGAAGCAAACAAAGGAAATAAAAGAGCAATAGAACTATTGTCAAATTTGCAAATACAATGAAACGCGTATATAAATGGGTAATTGATGGGCTGGAGTTCTCCAGCCTTCAAAAAGCAAAGCAATTTTGTAGGGAAAACAAAACAGGTGCAACGGGTATTTATGGAGCCGATAGGAACGGAAATAATGTAACTTTTACACCTATTGAAAATACAAAGCGCGGTGTCTCTTTTGGAAAGTCCTATAAAATAAATGTAAATAATACACTTTAATAAACAGTTAAACAATAAAGTTATGAAACTGAAAGCAATACAAATAATATTAGAAGGTTTGAAAGTAGTATTTATTTCTTTCGTTATCACTCTTATTATTCTATTTATAGACGAAAAGAATTTTTTGCATGTTATCTTATCTGTTCCTATTGTTTTAGTTTTACTTTATATTTTGGTTGAAAAATCATTTATAAGTAACAAACAAAACAAAGAAAAATCATCAAATTAACCTTTCTTAACTATAAAACCTTTGGTATGTAACATTAAAGTGTTACATTTGTAATGTGATAAAGAACTAACAATAACATAAACAAATAGAGATCATGAAGGCGAAAGAACAAATTTTTGAATTTATTGCTACAGAATTGAAAAATAGTAATACTGTTATTGTAGCAACTTTAGGGTGTGGCGGTAATGGTTTAACCCTATTACAGGGTGATTGCGTAGAATTTATTAAGGAACTTAAAACTTACTCTTTTGACGGAAAAGTGAAAGGCTGTTTAGATATAATCGAAAGCGAATATGCAGAAGCAACAAGCGAAATATATCAATTTTCCGGGAAAGACGGGTATAAAGTACAAATTTTAACTTATTAATAAAGCAACTAACTAAACTAATTAAGCAAGGTGCGCAAACCTTGACAAAACGCGATTAAGTTATGACAACTACAGTAAATAACAACGAAAACAAGGTAACTGTAAATCGTATTGGTTTCTTTGGATCATTTTCTAAGTTCTTTAAAGAGGACACACAAGTAGATAACACTCTTTTTGAAGGCGGTAAATGTTATTCTTTTGCCTACTATATTGGGTTAAATGATGATTGCAAAAACGGACATTTAACCTTTAGTTTTACCGGCGAAATTAAGGTAAAGAAGAACAACGGACGTTATTATACTTTGATTTCCGGCGCAATAGGTGACATTATCGCCTACTTAAAACCTGAGCTTTCTATGTTTGAAAAGCTGCATACTTGCAATCATTTAGGGCAGCCAATGTTTATAGATGACATTCGCTTTCATATCAATGAAGGCGAAACAAATGAACAAATAGCGGAAATGTATAATATTTCTAATTTGGAAGCTATTGAAATATTACGTAACGCTTCAGACAACAAAGATTTATTTCACTACCTTGTTTTTTACTTGGGCGTTGCTGGTATTTGGAAAAAGCAAGCAGATGAAGCCATTCGGGAGATGGAAGCAAAAACGGGCTTAACCTTGAAAATTGAAAATAAAGATAGAGTTTATAAACAGTTTGACGCGGAAAAGTGTAACGACATGGCCTATTTGTTTAAACATGGTTACGCGACAAAAGAAATGAAACAAGCGCGTGAAGAAATTACAAGAACAAAGAAACGGTTAGAAGAACTTGCAGAGATTGAAAAAGAGTTTGCCAAAAGTGTAGAAAAAGCAAAAAGAATTTATGAAGTAAAAAAGGCAGTTGTTTCTTTTGGCATAAGTTGGGATAACGTTACCCTTTACGATCATAAAAACGAGCTTTGCTTTAATTGGTTAGATTGCTGCAAAAAGATTCCTTCTGATTTAATCAACGAACTTGTGTGCAGTAATACCCTACCAGAAGGAATAGAGGTAACAAATTTAGACAAAGGTAGGGAATAATCGCCCTACCTGTTTACTCACTTATTTTATTCAATTTATCAATTTAAAAATATATAGAGATGAAAATAAAAGTATCATATCATAAAAGACTTTTTGCAAGTGGAACAGTATATAATTGTCGCCTGAATGTATTTGCTACGCCTTCGGAAATGCTTGTTTTTAACACAAAAGTAAGTGATATCTTTCGTAATAGTATGAACAAAACAGTAAAGAGTGAAAACGATTTAAACATAATAAATAATTTGAATCAGTTGTACCCAGGTGACAATTACACAAGTTTAACGACAGCTAAATATTTTTGTGACCATATAGGGAAATACGGCGATATTTGTAAAAACAGAAATACAGTTATACGAATAAATTTAAAATAATACAAATAAGATTAGTAAGCGAAAAGGCTTCAAAACTTTTATGCTTCTTTTGAAGGGTACAACAATAGGGAGCTATATAAACAATTAATAACAATAACTAAACTAATAGGAGATAATAAAATGAAAGCAACTAATAACAGTACAAATACTTTATTCATGGAAATTTTTGTTGAATTGTTGGAAATCGCAAGAGCATACTTCCAAGAACTTTTTAAAAACGAAAAACCGGGCGTATATACATTGAAAGACGTTTACGCCTATATCGCAAACTGCGAAAGCCTTGAAACAAAGCAAGGGAAAGCAGAAAGACTAACAGAGAAAGAAAAAGAACAAGTGACAAAAATACTACACAAAAGTCCTTATTATTCAAATATTGATTCTTTTTTTATAAATAGCGTGTCTTATGTATGTAAGGTGTCTAATAATATTGTCTCTATTGAAAAAGACAATTTTAAATGCAGTTTTGATATAGTCAAAGTGTTTGAATATTTGGAAAGGTTCAAACAGTTGTCCGGCGCCAAAGAAAAATTAGAATTTGTCAAAGAAGGAAATCAGGTACAAGAAAGCGAGGATAATTGTATTTGTTCTTTTGATATTATATTTAATAAGAAAGACAAAACGTTTCTAACTGTAAAAACCAAAAATTCAAGTCGATATATTGATAACAATATTTTGATAGATATAAATTTAAGCAAAATATATGCTACTAATGCGTTTATTTGTAAAAGTAGAAACGTGAAAATATCTAATCTTTTTGGCGATTGGGATAAGCATATATGTATATCTTTTGACACCTTTAAAAAGTTGGTAGGGAAAGAATGCCATATTATTGTCAATAGCGACGATAAAGAAGAGCAAACAGTCGTAACGATCGTAACAGATAAAGGTGAAATGTTTGAATGTAGCTACTATGATTCTGATAAAAACGTAAATATAGAATCTGTTTATCCTATTTTATATAAAGAATTAAAATTAACGGTTAAGGACGATAAACAGTTTACAAAGGATTTAAAAACTATATCTAAAGTCTCCGAATTTGTTTCTTTTGAGATAGAAAAAGGATCAGACCGATTAAGAGTAAATTATATTACAGAATTAGGAATAAGTGATACAGAGAATAAATACGGAGAATTGTTTGTACAATTGTCTGAACCGTCTAATTTTAGTTATAGATCAGATAATAGATTAAGTAAAGTACTTTCTTGTCTGGACGGTTGGAACGGCGAAATATATTTTACAAAAGAATATAGTTATTGTAAACTTTCTTTTGTCTCTGACAACTGTGACAACTGTTTTATGATTGATAACAAAATTAATTATTTTAATTCAATTAGAGATAAGAACGATTATTTCCCGGATAAGTTAACGTCTGTTTATTGTGGAAAAGAAACAAAAGAACCGGACACAGATATTAAGCCTGTAGGAACGTCGGAAAATAAAAATGATACAAACCTACAGGAGAGCAAAGAAAGTGCTACAAACAAAGTATTTTTCTTTATGGAGAAAGACGGTTATCATTGGGAGCAACCGAACGCGCAAACATTCCACCTATTCAAGAACGGAAAAGAAAAAGTATTTAAAAACGAGTTTGAAGCGTATAACTTTGTCCAGAATAAAGAGAATGAAAGCTATTTTGATTTTAATGTCTCGGACTATACGGACGATATGTTAGAGGTAACCGGACTTAACCTGGAAAGTATCATATCTAAAGTAAAACAGGATAGCCCAAAAGAGTTAAAAGTTATACAGGATATAAAGCTATATGATAAAACCGGGAAAATAGTGTTTACTTATGGTGATGGAAATACAAATACTATAATAGAAACAACTTTCAACGGCGACAGTGTGTTGCAAAGTGTATTACAAAAGATAAACGAAAGCATGTAACGCTATGATCCGGTTAAACAAATTCCTTTCCTTGTTTGTCTCTAAAAGGCAGATAAGGAAAGGAAAAGGAAAGAATAGAATGAAGTATTACACAAAAGACAATGTTAAGTTTGTAACATGGAAATACAATGCCGGCGTGCCGTGCTTCTATTTGAACAAATCTGTAGATATTGTGAATGTACTTCTATTGAATGATTCAAAAAAGTTACAAGGTTTTTTCTGTAAAGGATATTTTGTAAAGAATATCCTAAAGAAAAACAAAAAGAAATTTTTGCCGGGCAACTTTTATCAGTTCCTTTATAAATTGGTATATGTCGGCTACAAAATAGAAAACGGAGAAAGACTGAAAATGTATCAGCTTAAAGAGGTTGCATATTTTGAAAGTGTTTAGCCTTTCCAAAGAAAAAGATTTGTATATCTTTGCTATGTGTAGAAAATTTTATGTTTGTTATATTATTAGTTTAGTTATTCAATTGGTATTTAGTAGTTTAATTAGTTTATGTTATTATTTTGTCCTTACCGGTACGCGATGTATAGGTAAGGACTTTTGTTTTTGTCCTTTCTTTAGTGTAGTTTTGTCACATAATAAAAACAACCATTAAATTTTTGTCAAAATGAAGTTACAAAAGTCTGTAGACAAACCTTCTATAGTTTGCGATAACTGTAGATACAAAATCGAATGTCCTTATGTGGACAAATCAGAATGTTTTGAATATAATAGTGCACAGCTTTCCAAATCTCAAATCGAAGAATTGAACAATGCAGAAGGGGAAACAACTTACTAATAAAGATTTACCGGCTATTTCCCAAAAGGACTTTGTGGAAATAATAGAACAAGCTCCAGAAGTGATCCAGACCGCTTCCAGTGAGCTAAAAAACGCTTTTGTCGCTTTGGAAACGGCAGAAAGGGCACTATCTGAATCGTCTTACCGTTTCTTTGTCTTTGAAGGTAAGGACGGGGAGGAGATCACGGCCGACTTAAAAAGCTATTCTGCAAAGGGTTTTATCCTTCGTCACGGTGGAAAGGAATCGGACGTAAAGAAAGCACAACGGCACAAAGAAATGTATGTTATGCCTCTCATAGAAGAAATAAAGAGGTGCAAAGAGGTATTCAACGACATTTATCGAAAAGAAATGCTTTCTTCCGTCACGCCGGAGATCATGTCCTATATCGTGAAACTGTTTGGGGAGATGAACGGCGTTGATGATGTCCAGAAAATCCTAAAGGAAGAAAAGAAGATAAAACTTACCCAAAAGGAACTGCAAGCCATCTTCGCCAAAAAGAAAGCGGAAATCGAAAGCAAACGTGCCGTATTTCTTGCTTCATCCAATCAATATAAGGTAGCAACGGAAGCCGGACGGCTACAGATCATAAACACTATCATAATAGACCTACAGCACCGGTATCAAAAATACCTTGCAGGAGAAAAGGAAGAAAAGGCATTGATATTCGAGCGGGAAATAAGAAACATGCTGGAGCAAGCCCGGAAAGAAGTAAAAGGCAATGAACTAAAGTTGACCGTAGACGGGAAAATAGATATTGTCGCTACCTTGCATGGACAAGAAAACGTTTCTCGTGTATTTCGAACACTTCCTATCAATTCTATCATAATAGGCCTTGTCGCCGCAAAATCAGGTCTTGACCCTACTGTATTGGTACATCAGCTTGCAACAAGCTACTACAAGGACTTCAATGGTTTCAATAAAACTATTCTGGGTAGGGAAAAGATTATGCTTCCGGGCGATCTGATCCGTGCAGCCAATTGGGAAGAACTGGAAAAGCAAAACAAGAAGTTCTTAGACGAAATGACGCCTTATGAAGTGCAGGAGGCTACTTATATAGATGATGAAAGAAAAGCCTCTGTAAAGGACAGATTAAAGGCTTTACGACTTAAATAGGGAAAGGGAGCTATGACGAACAAGGAAAGAAAGATAAACCTCTATATAAAAAGAGTGGAAAGGTTCAACGAGCTTTGTCCCTCCAACGGTTTCCTGTGGGGAAGTACGATCATTAAACCTATTACAAGACGGAATTTGAAAATAGCCCTGTCGGGAGAAAAAGAAGAAAGTATAGACCGGAAGATAAAAGGAATAGAAAAGTTTATAAAGTATCTGGAAGGTGATGCAGGCAGTGATGGAAGGAAAAGAATGCTACCGGAACTGAAAAAGTATCTGGTAAATGTAAAGGACGCGAAAATAAAAATATCCCCATCTATAAAAGTGTTTGTAAATGGGGATATAAGATCGCGTTTGTCTCTTTTGGAAAAGAAAGACGGAAAATGGATTGTATCGGACTACCGGGGAACAGTATTGAAACTGAAAAACCAAGAATCAGCCCTTCAAAGGGAAATCTTGTTCAGATTGAAAGCAAAATATGACCGGTCGATCATACCCAATACAAAAACTATTTTCCGGGCTTATTCTTAACCCAGATACATCTCTCCATGAAGTTCGGGATATTTGGAATCACGCATAATGTTCCGTACCTTTGTCTTTGTCCAAGCAGGAGCAGCATTCTTTACCGGAATGATCATAGGTTTCTTTTTGGGAGTTTCAATATTCTTCTTTTCGTAAGGCATACTATTAGTTTTTAAAGACGAAAGGGCTAAGAACCGATTTTTACAGATTGTGTTCAAAGCCCTTTCTTGATTAACGTAATTTACTAACAACGAGATTGTTAATGTACCTACTCTGTTAAGGATTTTCGGCATCCTCCTTTATTAAAACTTAGATTTGTTCATAGAGGAATTTAGAATAGATTTTTGCTATTTCATGCTCTCACCTCCTTTCTTTTAATGGGTTTGCAACTCGATTAACTATAAACAATTATACAGGTATATATTTCTTACTCAATTGTGATCCAAATATCTTCCCCTTTGTCCTGTGCTTCTTTTAGAATAGCAACAATTTTTTGTTCATAAGGTGTGGAATTGATAACTTTCCCTTTCACCTTGTTTTCCCCCACAAGAATACAGCCGGAGCTATCCTTGTCTGTATTCCCTCTGTGGATTCTAATACCCTCAAAATGAGGGACGTCCAGCAATAAGGGTAGTTCTCTTTTAAACCGGGGAGACATATTTACAACAACTTTGTATCGTCCGTAAGGAATAGCGGATTCGCCATATACTTTTGTTTCCCCGTTGTCAAATTTACCGGACTTGTCCTTGTCTCTTACACGATCTTCCAAGGTGTCACAAAAATAAGTCTCATCAATGTACATCTTTCCTATTGTATAGGGATAATCAATAGGTGTTATTCTTTTTACTTTAATCTCCATAATCAATTGATTTTTAAAAGTTTATAATAAATCAAGCATGTCTTCTACTGTCACTTCCTTTAGGTTTATGTCGGGATATTCGTCTTTGATCAGTTCGTCTATGTATTCTACATCTTCAAACTTTTCCTGCTGAATCAAGAGGTTTCTAAAACCTATGAGATAGTTAAGTCTTACAGAATCAATTCTTGAATCTATTGCCATGCAGTAGTGTCTCAAGTTCTTAACTCTCAACCAAAGAACAAATACAGTCCCCAATAGGAAAACCGTTATTATTCCCAGTAATACAATGCAAATTGTCGAAAATTCCATATCTTTTATCGTTTGTAAGCCATTTTTTCTAACTCCACAGTAGTTATATTCTCCGGGATTGTTTTAAGGCGTTTATAACGTCCTCTTTCAATCCGTTCTATAAATCCCGCTCTGTAAAGATAGGTAATAGTTTTTCTAAGTGTACCGTTAAAGAATAAATTACATCTCGACACATCGTAAAACTCAAATGGACGGTCTATGGAATTAATATGTCTAATGAGCTTTTGAAGCTCTGTTTCTTTCTTTCTGCTCATGTCTTGTTGTTTTTAAATTGTACTTGTGAAAAAGTAGGAAAACATGTTATGAAAATATTAAATCTATTACATTTCTTTATAAGTTTCAGAATATACTTTCTTAACAAAATACATTCGTAATCCTTACTGGGTTAAACAATAACCCTCTATCGATTATCCTTTGAATAGATTCACAGGAATCACCGACTACTTTTCTCATAATGTTCAATGCACCATTTACATCAGCATTAATAAGTTTTCCTACTGATGATTGAAACAATCCTCGTTTCTTTCTTCTTCCTAAATAGCTCTTATGTCTTCCTATCTTCTCAAATGCTAATGAATCACATTTTGAAGTATATGATTCTTCATGAATAACTATTTCAATACCAGCTAACTCGCATTTATATTCTAAGTAACTAACCAATCTCGCAAAAGGGATTTGTACAAACTTTTGGTTATTCTTTTTTGCCTATATTTACATTTTGTTTCCACCCCTTGTTATAGCCTACAACTAATTTTGTTATCTTAAAATCAACAAGCAAATCAACTATCTTTCTACTAATTTTATGAAAGACATCTTCTATGTACTGTTCTCTATCATAATATAATTTCTTTATTCGTCTTGTTGTTCCTTTTATCTTTTGCAAATCCTTGATACTATTTAGTTTAGCAAGTTTCTTATTGAAAAATCGATTGTATGATTTGATGAATTTACCACTAAAAAGGATAACAAAATCCTCACTGATAAGAGTTACCAAATTGTCAATCCCCAAATCAATTGAAGCAATTTTTTCTTTTCTCTCTTTAGGTGTTTCAACATCTTTAACTTCGTAAATTACCTCGACTTTATATCCTTTATTTAATGGTTTTATTCTAACTTGTTGGAAATCTTTTATCAAATCAGAATACTTCTCATATTGAGGAATACTTATTGAAAGCTCTTTTGATAAAATAATTTTTCCGTCTTCAATCTTACAACTTTGATTCGTATAATATAAAGAAAATTCCGAACCTCTCTTTTTGTAACTTGGAAGTCCAGGTTTTTCTTTATATTTACTGGGATACTTCTTATAATCTTGGGCTGATTTATAGTAGCTTTTAATGTTTTTATCCAATACCCTAAGAATCTGCTGGGAACATTGTGCCTTTAATAGTCTATAATTAATATCTCCATCCAAGTTCTTGGTTTTCTTCATAATAGAATCAAGTTCAAAATAAGATAACCACTTATCTTCTTTAGAGAGCGTTTCTCTGAAAATATATAACGCCTGATTGTACAAGTTATTGCTAATCTTGCACAAGGATGATATATCTTCATTTTGTCCTATATTGAATTTATACACTAATTTCATTTTCAAGATTCTTGCTGATTAATTCAAGTTTACTCTCTTCTTTTTAGAATACATTTCAATCTATCTCTATATATGTTTCTATTTCTGTAAGAGTGACGGATTTAATAACCAGATCATTAATATCTGACAGAAAATCAAAATACAGCTTTGTTCTTTCTATGGCTTCCGTATCGGAATCGGATTTAACCATCAAAACAGCTTTCTGCATTTTTACTTTTCCTTTAGGGGTCGCTTCTGGATAGTAGGAAACGACTTTGAAAAATTTCTCTCCCTCTCCTACTACAGAAATAATGTCTGTTTCCTTGATAGGAGAAATCCTAAAATCTTCATTTGTTTCTTTGCTTCCCCAATCAGTAGTGATCGCTTCTACTTCTGTATAGGTGTAAGCCCTGACAAGAATAGTTCTTTTAACAGGTATTCTTGGCGGTTTAAAACCGTCTGGATTGTCTGTCCAGTAATTTATAGTTGATTCGAAATACATACTGTCATTAGATTAATGATTGTAAAATAATTCCTTTTGTAAAATCGCATTCTTCGCTACCTCTTGGAATGATAACGAAATTCTTAGACGGTGATTCCATCTTAAAATTGTAGGTTATTTCCGGGTCGGGAAGGAAAGATGCTTTTTCTATGTACAGAAACTTTTTAGCTTTCTTTCTCCATGCGGAAAAATCATAGGAGAAAAGCGGTATCCCTTCTGCCGACAACAAAGACATCCAGTTTCCCCACATATCCATTACAAGAAGTCCTGCTGTTGCCTTGAAGCTGTCGCCGGTATTTAAAGTAAAATTCATTACATGGTTGTAACCGTCTTTGATACACTCTGCAAGCTCCCTCCCAAATTCTGAATGATTTTTTAATGTGACTGCAAGAGTGAGATGCCCAGTTTCATATATCTCATCACATCTCATGGCTCTTGCGTCACTGTCTAAAGCAACAAGGACATCTTTTGTGATTCCGTCATTCTTCCCCATCTTCCTTTTTATTAGGGATAAGAAGAACGGATGGTACGCCATTACAGCCTTGGTTCAAAGGTATCTCATTCCATTTGCCTTTTGTAATGGCTTTCACTTTCAAGAATACATCCAAAGGAACACCCAACATTAACGGTTGCGGTTTATAGGAATGATCCTTTCTCCATTTTGCCATTTGAAGCTCGATGTTTGTCTTTACAGCTTCCATAGAAGGTAAATAAGATCCCAGCTCTTCTATTTTGCTTGCATTGAAAAGCGAAATTTTCCCATTTTCATGAGGAACAATGATATAAAATTTATTCTTTTTCATCTTCTTAGTTTTTGATGTTGCAAATGTAACATTATACTGTTACATAATCACTCTTTTATGGTTAAAATACGTAAAATTGTCAGTTTTTCTTTCTTTTGTTTGTTACTTATAAAGGAGATTCTTCTGTATTTATATGACAATAAACCAGTTCTTCCTTTGCTCTTGTAATGGCAACGAACTTCAAACAATCCTCTGCATACAGAGCTTTAGATGTCTTTGCAAATTTGGAAGGAATTAATTCAGGATTTAAAAAGAAAACCCGTTTTGCTTCCAACCCTTTGCTTTTGTGTATGGTAGAAAGAATGATGCCTGTTTTGTCATCAGAGAAAATGTTCTTGATCTTTTGTTTCAAAGCTAAAAAAGAACCGGGAAAACGTTTGTACAGGGTTTCAATGATGGAAACTTTTTCTTTCAATGCCAAATAAGAAGCATTGTTGATAATAGCGATTTCGGATAAACCTCTTTTTTTCAATTTAGAGGCTTTGTCTTCCAATAGGAGGTACAGGTCATCCAAACAGCTTTGATTATCCATCAGCCGACAAAGATTTTCCCCGAAGTCCCGTCCCATGATGGATGCTTTCTTTCCCTTTTCCAGTAACATAATAAAAGCAACGACTAATGGAAAGTTGTTCCTACAAAGAATGAAATCCCCACTTTCAGCTTCAAAGATGTCACCACTTCTTACAATACCTTCTTTCGCTGTGGCAGTACATTCCGTACCGGGAAACACTTCGTTTGCTCTTTCAACAATTTGTCTTGCGCACCGGTAAGTAACAGAAAGTGGGAGGCAAATTGTATTCGGCATTTCTTTTATGGAATTAAACACGTCCAAGTCAGAACCCATGAAATTATAAAGAACCTGTTTTGAATCACCTACTGCAACAAACCTTCCTCTTGGTTTGATATATTTTTTCATCAACTCCCTCTGTATAATATTCATATCCTGTTGCTCATCCAGGCACACAACTTGATATTTATAGAAATTCATTTCATCCACATAATTATATGGAATCCACAGCATGTCTATAAAATCCATTTTAAATTGAAAATTGTTTTGGATATTTGCACAACCTTTTCTCCATTCTTTTTCTATCTCTTGCAAATCCTTTATCATGGAATCTTCATAATCTATATCGCATTCCACACAAAGGATAGAGATATTTTCTTTGTTTATCTCACACAGACTTGTTCTAACTCTACCCCACAATTCTTGTAAAGCAAAATAGTATTTTGCTCTTTCTTTGTAAGGCATCGCTCTATCATCAAACAGTTTTTTACAAATACTGAAACATTTGTTTTCATCTATTTGATGCTTGAACCGGAAGTTTCTTCTTAAAGTACGAAGTCCCATTGCATGATAGGTATAACAGTCTACAAAATAGGGTAGTTTTGTTTTTAGTTCTTCTGCAATACTTTTGTTGAACGCCATAAACAAACAAGTTGTATCTTCATTTGTTCGATTGCAGATTTCCTTTAAGCATGTTGTTTTTGAACTCCCGGCTGTCGCTTCTATTACTATGTTTTTGTTGGTATTCTCGTAAGCATCGAAAATAGCCAATTGATACTTGCTCCATTCCATAATTCTTTTCGTTTGCTTTGTTGTTATTAGTCTTCTTTTCTTAGATAGTGTAGGAACTCAAACGGCTCTCTTATGCCATCCAAATATTCTTCGTCCCATTCATTATCGTATGCTTCTCTTTCAAAAGAAATGTTTCTGTAAGCCTCTTTTAAGCTCTTGTATTGGATTAATCTTACAACCCATTCTATCCCATACCACAAAAAGAAAGGTAGGACAAGAAGCTCTATTTGTTGCTTTAGATGAATTGATTCATGATTTATTGTTCTTTCTGCCAATGGTTTATATTCTTTCCTTGCAAAAATAAAAGGAAAAACGGCCATTGCTACATATCCCTTGAAAGGGATCAGCTTATTATACACGACGATCTTTTTCATACTTACTGAATTTTTTGTAATCCGCTAAATAGTCGGCAATGAAATTTCCACAAACAATAGGATCATTGTAATCTTTCTTATGTCCCGGAATCCATTTGACCTTTATTCTTAGTTTTGCGTGTTTCAAGACTTCCATGAAGATTTTGTCCCACAAGTCCTGATTCTCTACACGCAAGTCTTCTTTCACCCAATCTACGAATCTGTATTTTAATTGATCAGCTACGTATTGGCTGTCTATATAGAAGGTAACGGTTGCCCTTAAATCCTTTTTAATAGCCTTTAAAGCCATTAGAACGGCTTCCATTTCCCTTCTGCCTATGGTGGTATGAGAAAACCCTTTTCTTATGTGATATTCCTTGTCTTTCCATTTGATGTAAACGGCAGACCCACCCAGTTTTTTGGGATGGTTAGCATTGCAACTGCCGTCTGTCCAAACTTCAAGAACCTTTCCTTTTCTTTGCTTTTTCGCCATAACTTTTTAAAATCATCAGACTTGAATCGTCCTCAAAACCCTTATTCAACATATCGGTAACCGACTTCTTGTTTTTCAGCATTTCCCATAAATCCTTGTCTATGGTAGAAGAAGAAAGCAGGTATTGAATTGTGACCGGGTTTTGTTGTCCGCTTCTCTCCAATCTTCCTATTACCTGTACAAGATCACTTGGACGAGGTGGCAGTTCCAAAATAGCCATGTTCGAGCAAACCTTTTGAAGTCCATCTACTCCAGTACCTAAGCATCCTATATTGGCAAATAAAAGTCTTTTGGAAGGATCAGAAGAAAAGTCAGACAATGTTTTTTCTCTTTTCTTTCCAGTTGTCTCACCTATAACAAGCAGGCTGTTCTTGAAAAATTTTTGTATATCTTTCAAAATAGTGGAATGAGAACCGAATACGAGCAATTTATCGTCTTCGTTTGCTTCTAACCATTCTTCTATCCACTTTTTAATTGCCTTTACCTTTCCTTCTAAAGAAAGTTGTTTTAGAAGATTCATCTTTACCAGAAACTCTGCCCTTGCTGCCTTTTCTACCCTTTCTTCATCTTTGAAATGCTTAAAGATAAATTCCAACAAATCTTCTTCCGCGGACTTGTAAGCCTTCTTGTTGGTTATCTCGCATTCTATCATGTTTTCGGTTACAGGCGGAAGTTCTTTTAAAGCATCCCGTTTGCTTACATGGAAATAGCAACATTTGGTGAGAAGATCATTCAGTTCCTTGATATTGGAAGCTCCTGTTAAATCCATTCCAAAAAAAGTTTCTTTCATGTTGCAATACCTTTCAAAGAAATAGTGATGATAGGGATCATTCGGCGCAATCTCTTTCAATCTTCCTATAAGTGCAAGTATGTTCAATAGTTCTGCCGGACGGTTCATGATAAGCGTACCGGTTAATCCTATGATAGCAGAAGATTTCCCTGCTAACTTCTTAAACGTCTTGCTCCGTATGGATTTCCTGTTTTTCAGAAAATGAATTTCATCAGCTACGACAAGTGAAAATTTCTTTTTCTTCATCCCGTCCAGCCTTACTTCGATAGAGGTCTTACCGTTCTTCTCCGTTCTTTTCCCCAGAATATCGTAATTGATCACAAGGACATCAGCATCAAAATCTTCGGCTGGCGAAGTGGTGGAAATAACAGATACCTGTCTATTTGGATTTGCTTCTTTCCACTCTCTCAACCAACCGGATTTTACAGAAGCCGGACAGACTACCATACAAGGAAAAAGATCAAGCATTTCAGCATAGAGAACAGAACATAGACTTTTGCCTGTCCCCACCGAAGAGCCATTTACATGATTTCCGTGATTGATAGCATAGTAAAGATAGTCCATTTGATAGTTTCTCGGCTTTTTTAAGAGAGAAAGTCCTTCTATCAATAGTTTTATATCCTTTCTTGACAAAAGTTCCTCAAAAGGCTTTATTTCAGCTTTGCAACCTGTACGAACAATAGAAAGAGGATCGACTTCTTCTATTCCACAATCCGATACAAATTCTTTGAGCAGAATCTCTTTTGCGGGATCAGATTTAATATATAACTCCTTGTTGGTAGAATTTCTTTTGTAAGAAGAAATAAATTTAAGCCTAATCAGAGCTTCCTTGTCCAATCCGGCAAAATACCAATAATCCTTTTCCTTGTAATAGTACATCATTGATTTAACTTTATGTATTTACCCGGTAACGATAAATTTTTAAGAATACCATCAGCTTTGCCACCATAAGCAACGAAGCAATTATTTGCATTAGGACTTCTTCCTTCTTCCCCATTTATATCGATAAACCTAATTCTTTTCCTTAGAAAATAAATAGAAGTGGCTTTATCCCACACAAATTCATGAAACATTGTATTTCCCACCTTTGAATAAATAAGAGCTATACCGTTTCCATGTTCAGAAATTTTCTTTACAAATAGTTTAAGTTCTGGTTGAGAGTAAGGTGGATTAAGAAATACAAACCCTTTCCAATCCTGCACAAGCCCATCATCTTCTTTGGTAAAGCATTTCTTTGCAGTGTACCAATCTTTTTTAGGAGCACAAGGATCAAGATCAAAATCATTTCCTAACGCTTCTAAAATGTAAGGTGGTGTGTACCATTCTACTGTTGCAGCTTTACCACATCCAAATTTGGTTTCAAAATTCGTGTTCATTTCTTTCTATTGTCTATAAATTCAAAATAATATTTGTCATTCTTACACTTAATCTTCTTAATGATACAGAAATTCTTGATATTGACTTTTCCGTCTCTTTCCAGTTTGTCGAATATGACTTCAAAGAGTAGGGAGATAATTTTGTCCACAGACCGCATGGAAATAAAACTTCTGGCATTTGTTCTAAACCCGGCTTTATTCAATGCTTTCATGAAGTTGAAAGTTACCTCCCTGTAAATCTTATTCATTCGTTTTTATGTCAAATTAAACTACTCGAATTGATCGTCTTCATTAGGATCATAAGTTTCTTCATCCTCGAAGTCATTGATCCAGTCTTCTATATCTCTTTCCATCCTATTTTGATTTCAAATTCTTCCGGTGTCAAAATAGGAATGTTCAAATCCTTTGCTTTCTTTACTTTGGATGAAGAACTTTCCTTGTCTTTCGTTACGAGGATTGTTGTGTTTTTGGATACGCTGGAAACAACTTTGTGTCCTTCTTTTGCAAGACGTTCTTCCCACTGTTTATTTCTGAATCCTGTAAAGCAAACTGATTCGGGATTGTCATTTTTCACCGTTTCTTCTTGAATAAAAGAAATAGAAACAGGTGTACCACTGCAAAGATCAAAGAATGCCTTTAGTCCGTCATTGAAAGATTTTGCAGTAGTCTCGGCAATACCATCAATAGAAAGCAAGTCTTTCATAGGAACTTCCTCGTTTTCGAACATATAGTCTATCTGGTCTTTGGTGAGGCTGTTGAAAATCATCTGGCAAGTCTTTTCTCCTATTACACCACCGAACACATTGTAAGCAGTCAGAACTCTTGCAAAAGGAACTCCATCGTCTACATAGGAATCAAATTGCTTTCGCAGTTTTTTGGAAAGGCTTTTACCTATTCCTTCGATCTTTTCAAGTTCCTCTTTTGTTACGTTTATGATGTCCTCGATAGAGAAAAGTCCACCTTTATAGAGTTTTCTTACAGTTGCTTCCTGCATTTCTTCCGTACCCAATGTAGCAAAGAAATAGACAAGTTGCTTTATCGCTTTTTCATCACAATTAGGATTTAAACAAACAAGGTCGGTTAGGGTTGCATCCCATTTCAAAGGTTCTCCACAAGAAGGACAGAACATCATGCTGTCACACATCCCCTCAAAGCACTCAATACTGTATTTTAACGTTTCCAAGTGTTTGGGGATAACATCTCCACTTCTTGTGACCACTATATAAGCATTAGGGCAAATATGGTTATCAGTAATGTATTTTGCATTGTAACCGGTACAGCGTGTAACCGTAGCACCATCAAATTCAACCGGTTCAAAAACGATTACAGGTTTGCTTTTGCCATCTTTTGAAATACCCCACTCGATAGAAGTAACTTTGGTTGTGTATCTTTCCTGCCAATCCGGGTTTTTGTAAGCAATCGCGTAACGCGGATTTCCATTAGGAAGTCTACCCAAAGCATTACGAATATTCTTGTCATCCACTTCAATCACAAGACCGTCACATTTGAAATTTTTGGTAAGATCAAACAGTTCGTTCAAATAATTGAGAGCGGATTTTTCATCATCAAAAATAGAAGCAGAAGTCACCCAGTATTGTGTTGCATACGGTTCGTAAACATTGTAAAGCTCTGCAAGCTGCAAAGATTTATCCCTATCTGAATCCATAATACCGTACCGGATATAAGCGGTGTTCCCTAAAACCTGCGGATTCATTTCATCCGCATTGAAAGCTCCTGCCACAGAATTTCTTGCACTTTTGTAACCAAGCGGTTTTACGTTTTTCAGAAACATACCAACAGGAATAATGGCTTCACCGAAAGTAAAGCAAGACTTCTTGCCCATAGGGTTGCCATGATTGACGTATTCGTAATGTCGGTCGCTTCTTTGTCCTTCTATCCCGTCACCTCTTGTCCAACATTCATTTATTGTTTCATCCACCAAAAGAGAAATACCGTCATATTTGGGTGTAATAACGATTTTGTTAGTAGGGTGAAGTCCCCATACATCTTTAACCCATCTTCTGATTTCACTGATTGTTTTTACCTTTTCCAAAGAAAACATAGGATAAGGTAGCTTTTCCATCCGGTCACCCTTTTTGTTTTCTTCAATGATAGGTTTTGTCAGGATTTCACTATCAGGATATTCCTTTTTTAACTGATCAATCAAAAGATCATACTCCTTATCACTCATAATAGGAGCACCTTCTCTGTATTTTTGGTTGGCTTCTATGATTTTGCCTTCCAGTTCTTTTTGTTTCTGTGTCATGATTTTATTTGTTTAAGGATGAAAGGAATGCTCTGGTATTTTCTATAGAATCACACTTGCTTTCTTCTTTTTGTTTGTCCTTGATTTCTATCAAAATCTCATAGGCTTCCGGGAAGTTGTCTTGTAATTGCTTTTCTGTGTTGATATGGTCGAGAGCACAAGCAACTCTGTTTCTAGTTTCGTTCCCCAGCTTTTTAAACTCACACGCTTTCTTGCTCCATTCCAAAATATCTTTTTCGAAATAGCGTTTAAAATCGCTCAAATATTCATTATAAAACATTTTGGGCATTCCTATTCCATCAAAAGGAATGGTTTCATAGATACAGACACCCTTTATTTTTAGAAGATCGTTTATGGAAATACTTCTGTAAAACAAAAGTGGCTGCATGGACGGATATCTATCTACAATAGATTCTATTTCTGGCGACAGAATAGCATTCACTCTATCTTGCAATTGTGTTCCAATTTTCGCCAAATAATCACTTAATTTCTTTTCTACTTTTTGGACAAATTGATTTCTAATCATTTCTTTGTCCGCTACTAATAGTTTAGCCATAATCTCAAATTCTTTTCGTTACTTTTAGTAAAATGAATAATGCAATCAGAATCGTAAAAGCACCTATTCCCATCCCTCCTAAAAAAGAAAGCAATCTGTTGGGAGCTGCTTTTACTTCTTCTTTCAAGTTTCCGTTTTCTTCGCTCATCTTGGACAGTCTTTCTTTGAGGCTTTTTACAACTAATTCCAAACTATCGCAAGAAGCTGTTACAATAATGGTGTCACCTACTTTCTGAACAATCACATTTGCTTGTCCCTTGCTTGTTTCCCTCTTTTCCCCATCTTCCATTTTTTGAGGATTGATAGTGAGGTTTACAATTGAATAGGGAATCTTTACAAGCGTATCTGTCAGTTCTCTTTCCCAGAATAGGGAATCTTTTAATGTGAAGTTATAATTTGTCTTTTGGGAAGGGCGGGATTTGCACCCACCCAAACCAATAAAACAACAAAATAACAAACAAAAAGCAATTACCGAATTTCTTTTCATCATATACTTTCTTTTATGATTGCCGATTTCAAAAATCCTGTTATTCCTATCCTTAGGGATTTCAGTTTTCCATTTCGAATAACATCCAGCTCAATGTTTCTAAAATCCCTTGCCACACTTACGCCTTTGATTGTGGCTTCTCCTATTCCGGGAAGTTCTATTGTCTTATCTCTCAATCTGTTTAGGATACAGTTATTCTTCGATTTCATGCGGTTTTAATACGCTTTTGTAAATCACGAAGTTCTCATGTCCGAAACTGATAGAGACGGAATCACATTCTTTTATCCATCCCCTTATTGTCCCTTCCGAATAATTGGAAAGGTTGTCTTTTAGAATAATGTCTGAAATATCCCTTCCAATTGCTTCGTTTTGGTAAAAGTCCCTTGTCTTCCCGTTGAAGTTGTCTAAAAGGATGGCTCTTTCCATCTTTCCGTCTGCCGACATAATAGCAAGAACAGGCTTCTTTCCTATTCGTTGCATATGACTGATAGCTATGTAAGAATTATGTTCCATGATTGATATTTATTTTACGTTCAACATGTTCTTAATTGCTTTCTCTTGATAGAAGCGTTTTCTATCCTCACTTCCGTCTTTCTTTGAAAAGTCGTTTGCCCTTTTCTTTAACATCTTCGCTTTGTTCTCGGTGGACATCATTTTAAATTCTCCTATGGAAATATCGGGAACTGTTTCGTTCTTTTCTTCTTCATAGGAAACTTGAATGCCACATACCGGACATTTGGGAAGATTTGAAGGGACAAGTTTATTGTACCGAAAGACGAACTTTGCATTTGTCATGGGAGATTTTATCCCAAACCTTTCGCAGTTTTCATTATCACAATAAATTCTTATCATTTTGAATCTGTTTGATTTTGTCCTTCAAAAGAGAAAGTTGCTTTTCCACTTCTTCCAGCCTTGAAGGATCATTTACATTGCTTTTGAGGTAGGAAAGATCATGTTCGATACTTTCCAGTCTGTCTAAGAAAGACAAGACAAAAATATTCAAATACTTACCGTTTGCCATAGTCGAAATTATTTTGTTTGTTACTTATAACGGACGCAAATGTAACAGTATATTATTACATCACCAAGCATTTTTGTACATTTTTGTCTTGAAATTGTCAGATTTCTAAATCAGACCTTTCCGTCTTGCATATTCGGCAATCAGAATACCATCCCTGTCCGGGTGTTTTAGAAGCACTTCCGGGAACAACCTTTTCCCTATATCCAAAGAAGCCTTTTTAAGCTCCGGTGCGCCTGTAATTCCCTTTGGCAGTAGCTCTCTTTGCCATTCCTTGGAATCCACAAAAATATACGGTACTTGGTAAAGCTCCAATACAGTCAGCTCTGCTTCCAACGCACGCATGGCAGAACAAGTTGCCTCAAAGCGTGCAGGATTCTTCATGGGACGTTCAACAATCGCAACGCATGGTGCGTGTTCCTGTAAATCTGCAATAATTTCTGCCAATACTTTTACATCCACACGAGAGATGTTTTTCTTTGCTTTTGTGTAATCCTGACCGGAAATAACAGGTGTTTTTACCATGTTGTAGTAGGTAAGATCTTTCCCTACTATTCCAATCGAGCCGGTCACACCATTATCTATTCCAATATAAAATTTCAATTCTGTTTCCTTACTCATTGTTCAATACGGCTTACGCCGTTCTCCTTTACTATTTTAAGCGTTTTGCATGAAGCGTTTTCATTCGAAATATGGGTGGTAACCAAAATAGGATATTGGATAAACTCCAACGCTTCGATCACATCATACAGGCTTTCTTTCGACAGCCCTTCCGTGATTTCATCAATGGATAGGAATTGCAGTCCTCCCCATTTGTTTGTTTCGTTTATCATATTCTGGATAGCAATGATAAGGGCTATTTCCACCCTTGCGCGTTCTCCACCGCTATAGTACCAAAAGTTTTCCGCTTCGTCCCGGACGACATACGGTGTTATTTCTTCTTTGATGTCCCCGTCCGCTTTTGTCTTAAATCCTTCTATTAAGATACGAAGGTCGCTGTTTTCCGCTTTCAGAATGTTATTAGCTCTCGATTGGATATTTTTCAACTGTTCCAATGCAAGGTACATCTTGAAAGACTTAAACCTGCCGATCCATTCTTTTTTCTTGAATAGAAGTGCGTCCAAATCGGAAAGCTCCTTATCATATCCGGCAATCGAAAGCATAATGTCTTCTATTTGTTTTTCTTGTGAAGACACATCCACTTTCGTAGCCTTTTCTTTCTTGATTTCCTTTATCTGCTTTTCGTTGTCTTTGATGTCGGACATATTGGATTCAATCTTTTCAGACAAGGTTTTCTTTTTCCTTTCCAAAGAAGAAATAGTGTTTTTGGTACGTTCAATATCATCATTGATCTTGTAAATAGATGTATTGATTTCCTGTGCCGACTGACGAATCTTGTCTATTTCATCCTCTTGCTCGTTTTTTATTTGGATGAAAGAAGAAATAAGGTCTTCGTATTCTTTCAAAGATTCGTCCAAGGATTCCATCTCAGAAATAACTTCTTTTTCTTGCTTTCCGATTTTCACTTTCTTCTTTTCCTCCTGTTCCAGCGTAGTGTCTTTCAATGTAAGGAATTTGTGCTTGCATTTTGGACAAATAATTGCACCGGATAAGTTTACAAGGACTTTTCTAAGGGACACTTTCAAATCGTCATGGATTTTTGAAAGCTCTTCTTTCATTTCCAAGACTTCATTCTGATTTGCTTTTGCTTCTCCCAATTCCTTTTTAACGGATTCGATTGTCTCTTGTATCTCTTTGGTAGAAGGCAGGCAGTCTTTCTTCTTTTCTTCCTCTTTCAAAAGGTCCTCCAGCTCTTCCAAAGCGGAATTATTTTCTTTTATACTTTTGTCTGCACGACTAATTTCATACCGGAAAGAATCAATTTCTTCTTTCAGAGACTTTATCATACCTTCTCTTTTTTCGATACGAAATAGTTTGTCGGCTTCAAAGTCAAAATTGGCAGCATCTTCTATTACCTGTTTTAGTGCTTCTATGCTACCTTCTGCACGATCCTTTTTGCTTTGAATAGCAAGTTTTTGAGAAGATAAAGTGTCCAGTTCTTTTTGAATGATGTCTTTTGCTCCATCCAAAAAGTCGTAATTGATAAACCGGCTGATAAGAGCCAATTTATCTGTATTGGAGCTTTTAAAGAACGATTTGTAGTATTCCTTGCAGATAAGGAAATAGCTTTTTAAATCTTCCGGTGAAATGGCAATCCAAGAAAGGATATAGTTGTTCCCGTCTTTTATGGTAGCAAGTTCTACCGGTTTACCGTTCAAAGACACATTTAGTTTACTGCTTCCTTTTAAGGGCAAAATACGCTCGATAGAGAGAGTTTCTTTTCTTATTGGACACTCTATATCCAATAATACTTTTGCTTCCTTCTCACCCCTTCTAATGAGCTTTTTATCCACACTGCTTCGGTAATTGTTCCCGGTAATGGCAAAATAGACAGCTTGCTGCATGGATGAATTATGGGTAGGAATGTAGTTGTTTGTGACAAACATGCCGTCTTCACCGGAAACAGTTATGCACTGTTGTTCTTCCGCGCCCAAACAAGTAAAAGCGATCATCTTCCGGGAAGATTTACCCAAACATTCCGGCACTTCAAAAAAGACTTCTTCGTTTTTCGATCTTTTCATGATTTCTTCAAGCGGGATCACATGCCAGTCTTCGTCTTTATGCAAACGTACTTTCCATAAATGACTTCTGTTGCATTTGACTTCCGTCCCGTCAGAAAACGTAATCTTATAAGCAACATCAATGTCATGAAAAGGGATTGCTCTTACTACTTGATACCCACCGGAAGGATGAAGGATAACATCTCCTACCTTTATTTCTCTCATTTTTACAAACCCATTAGGAGTAAGGATGTCTGCATCCATTGTTAAGGCTTTCCCGCTACCATTACTTCCTTGATTGTCGTCCGTTTTGTTCAGCCCTACAAGTGCAGTTACCCCATCTTGAAATTCGTATTTAAAGTGTTCGAATGACACGAAATTTGTTGCTTCAATTCTAATCGGCTTCATTTTCTTCTTCCTTGTTTTCAAATGTTGTTTCTTTCTTTCTGAACGTATCAAGAACATCCTTCTTGATTTTCCCAAACAGCTTTGCATCTTCCAAAAGACGTTTTCTTGTTTTCGGGAAACCGAACCCTATCTTTTCTTCACCATAATAGATGTAAGTCCCCTTTTTGGAAAGTACACCCAAATCAAGTCCCATGTTCACAATTTCCATCACCTTGTCAATCCCTACCCCGAACCGGATAATGATTTGACATGCTTTAAAAGGCGGTGCAACCTTGTTCTTTTTGCAAGTTATCTTCACCTTGTTGGAAACTTGTGTTTCCCCTTCCTTTTCTGAACCCACACGGGCAAGCTCGATTCTCTGACTTGCATAAAAAGGAATGGCAAACCCTCCCGGCGTTGTGGTGGCCGCGCCGTATCCGCCTATGTTAGACCGGATTTGATTGATGCAAAAAAGGATACATCCGGTCTGTTTACAGATGTTCTTTAGGATATTTACTTGGGAGCTTAAAAGACGCGCTGTAAGCCCTATATGTGCGTCCCCTGCCTCTCCATTCAAAAGAGCAGTAGGAACAAGTCCGGCAATGGAATCGATCACAACAAGTCCGATAGATTCTTCATTGCACATTTCCTTTGCTATTTCAAGCACTTCTTCTGCGGTAGAAGGCTGGGAAAGGATAAACTTGTCGGGGGACAAATCAATTCCTATCGCCTGCATGTATTTTGGATCAACAGCGTTTTCCGTGTCAAGATATCCTACCGCTTTTCCTGTTTTCTGCACTTCCGTTGCCAAATGGAAAGCAATACTTGTCTTACCGGAAGAAAAGCCTCCGTAGGCTTCCACAACACGACCTTTTGCCCATCCTCCACCAAGTATTTCGTCCAGTAGGTAAGAACCGGAATGAACAAATTCAATGTCCTGCCTTTTCCCTGCCACAGCATCCTTGCCAAAACGATCTTCTATTCTTGAAATAAGATCACCTAAACGATTGGGTTTCTTTTCTTCTACAGGTTGTTCGTCTGTCACAACAAGAGCTTCTTCTATCTTTTTAGTTTCCTTTTTCTTCGCCATAAAGCAGTTTGTTTAAAATTTCCTTTCCTTCTTTTTCATCATATCCGTTTTCTTTGCAGAAAGACGAAAATCTGTCTTCTATATCCTTTTTCTCCAAAGTCTTTACCTCTACGGTAGGAGCAAGGACTTCCTTTATTTCTATTTCCTTGAATTTCTTTTTGATGTCCACACCTTCTTTTGTAAAAGCATCTTTATCAAAAGCATCAAGTGAAGATTGTTCTCCCCAAACCTTTACCCTTACACGAGCGGTAGGGTTTTCTTTCTTGAACTTGTTAATAAGTGCCACCGCTTGCTTGTGTGGTGTTTCTTCTAAGTCAATTTCCAGTTTTTTGAATACTGTTCCTTTTGTGGAAGGGATAAGATCGACTTCCAAATCAGAATCCAGAAGCCAAAAACCCTTCTTTTCATCTTCCCCAAAATTGTTCTGTTGAACACTTCCCAAATGGTAAATGTTACTGCCTACACGTTGGTAATTATGATAGTGTCCCAAATACACTTTTTTAAACATCTCGAACATGGAAGGCTTTAGTTCGCTTTTTACTTCTGTACCGTCCATGTTCTTGCTACCGGTTACGGCAAAGTGCCCGAATAGGATGTTCTTCTTTCTCTTGTCCCCGATTTCTGCCAATTCGTCAAGTAAAATGTCATCAGTGAAAAATGGCAGGAAAAAGCAATAAACCCCTTCTATCTGCATACCGTCCAATTCTTCCACCAAAGTAAAAGAAGGATGATGCTTGAAAGCTGTAAGAAATGACTTTTGACTTGAATAGGATGTTTTGTCATGATTACCGGGAATGCAGATTATTTGATGTCCATTTTCATCATACGCTTCCAATATTTCATGGAGTGTGGAAAGGCACACCTCCCTTTGGGATACCCTGTTGTCAAAAACATCACCCAGCCAGATATGAGTTTTAATACCCTTTTTGTCGGCTATTTCCATTTCTTCCAGCAAAATATCTTTTATGGTAGAAGCATTTCCCTCTGACAGATGATGGTCGGTTGAGATTATAGCTAAATATTTTTTGCTCATGTTTGTTTTGTTAGAAAGGAAGGGGACTGTATTTCAAGTCCCCAAACCAAATTAGAAAAATATGAAAACTAAAAAAGAAGAAATTATTTCTTTTTCATTCTGGCTTTCAGCTCTTGCAATCTTGCTTTAGCCTTTAGAAGTTCTTCGTCCTTGTCCGTAGCATCTTCGTCAATAGGAGATTCTTCTTTGGGTTCTTCCTCATTTTCCGGTTCATCGTCCGATTCCGGTTCAGATGCCGTTTCTGTGGAAGTTTCATCTTCTTCCGGGAAAGGAAGTGCCTCTCCAGCTTGTGCCAAATCATACCAAGAACGAACCTCTGCTATTGTCAGATCGTCCGGCAATTCAGCTTCCGGGTACTCTTCTCCAATATAGTCTTCCAAGAACTTTTTCATCTTTGAAAGGGGAGGGTAGGAAGCGACTTTTGCTGCTTTTTCTTTTGCCGGTGCACTTGCCGGATTCTTTCTCGGAGCAGATTTTTCTTCTTCCTCATCTTCGTTTTCCGGTTCTTCCGCTTTCTTTGACTTAGAAGTGGATTTTGTCTTTTTGGGAGCTTCATCTTCCCCCTCATCGTCTTTGCTACCCTCTTCCGGGATCAATGCAGCCATCTCCTCTATTTCAGTAAGGAAGCCATCATCAGCAAAAATATCGTATCCGTTTTCTTCGTCAAAACGCTTCAACCCGTCAAGAGCCATATTGAAATCTTTCTGTGAATAAACATCCTTGTAGATTTCTTCCAGCGTAGGAACTTCATTCAAGAAATACTCCATATCTTCATCAGGAATAACAGTTTCTTCAAAGAACTCATCCCAAGTTTGTCCTTTTTTCGGAATACCGGCAGACAAAGAGTAGGTTTTCTTTCCTTTATCGTCTTCTCCCATTGTGATCACAAGAGGATATGCTCCTTCCAATTGAGAGAAAATATCGAAAGAAACCGTTTCATCATCCGACATTTCAACCGAAATTTCCTTTATGCGGTTCATCCATGTTCCGTACAATTGCAAACGGGCAAAGTCTTTTGTTCCTTGGTACACATAGCAGACATACGCCAAAGACGGATTGATACCCCATACGAATTTGTTTCCTTTCTTGTATCCCATAATAGGGTTAAGGAATTTTCTGCGTTCTGTATCGTCCTGGTATTCTTCGGAAGCCTTTTTTCTCACATAGTCGCAATACAGGACAATAGGGTCTTTCCCTTTCAAAAGATTCTTTCCGTGAATGTCGGCGCAGAAAACATTCTTGTCTTTTACCTCTTTGCCGGTCACCTTACCGTTCGCATCATAAGTAGGAACTTCTACACGCAATTTGGACATCTTACAAGCTACATAAGCCTTTCCCATTGCTGGAACGACACGAAATACGTTCTTTCCTTTCTGAACAGTAGCAAAGCCTGTATAGCTCTTACTACCTTTGTACATTGTCTTTTCAGCCTGTTTTACTTCTGCTTCTACATCTTCAATTGATTGCTTCTTGAATTTCGATTTGTCAAATTTCATAATTCTTTTTAATTTAATTGATTGATAAATAAATCGTTATTTCTCTTTTACCTGTTTAAAAACGCTTCAATAATCTGCTTTTGTTCTTTTTCAAACATACCCACAAATTCTTTAAAAGAAACAGGTTTATTTGCCTTGTCTTCTGTCTCAAAATAGGGTACTCTTTCGGCAATTCCTTTTAAGTCTATACCATAGGCTTCTGCCGTTTCATACTGCTTGCCCGTTTCCTTTGCTGTTCTGATTCTGTACAAATCCCATAGAAATGGTGCATTCGTACATTGAACGATTTTAAACTCTTCCGTTAGTTTGATTTCCATATTATTCTTTCTCTTTTATGATTAAAAATGTATTGATTTCACCTTCTACCAAATTGTCCAGAAATTCTTCCGGTGTTACCTTCGGGACAAGTCCCGTCAACTTTTTGTCCTTTGACTGCAACGCCCAATAGAGACTGTCTATTTCTGCCAAATGCTTTTTCTTTTTGACCAAATCCTTTTGCATGGCATGTAGCTCTGGATTGATTGTCAAAATATCATCCAAAGAACTTTCCGTAAGTTTCACAAGTCCTATGTCTTCCACTTTAACCTTTCCACCGTTTACAATAGATTCACGTCTTATCTGTGTAGCAAGTTGTGCTTTATAGACATTAAATTCCACTTTTGCAGATTCATACTCTGATTCTGCTTGTGCTCTAAGAAGCCCTACTTTGTTCAACAGGACGGAACAAGTGGCGATTTCCCCATACAAATTTGCATGGTCTATGGAAGTCACCGCATCCATGTCCAATTCGTTTTTCAAATCATTGGAGAGCAAGACTATCGCTTTATCTCCTATATTTCTTACCAGTTTCATACCCCAAGTTTTATGAATTTACTGTTACTGTTTACTTGCAATACATATTCTTCTTTAAACTTGTCAAAGTTAGCTTTTCCGCTTAGTAGGAGAATGCTTTTCTTTGAGGATAGGAAGAAGTCTGCGTTCTCCTCGTAATCGTCCGGGAAAATAACCACACGAAGGAATTTGTAATTGCTTTCAAGCAAAAGATTGGCAAACCGCCCTTTCTTTCCTTCTCTTTCTTCCACTTCCAAAACATAACCACCTACCATAACCATTTCATAGGTCGATCCGTCATAGTTTTGCAAATCTTCCACATTGTAAAAAACCCCGTTTCTAACTTTTGGTTTTAGGTATTCCCTTACCAATCCTTCGTAGTCAAAGAAAGCAAAACCGGACTTGTTCTTTTGTTGTAAAAGCCACCACCAATCCTTTGCAATCTTTTTCTTTTCAAAAGCAAGAAAATATTCATCCTTCTCTTTGTCGATTTTGATCTTATTCTTTTCCCGATACTTTCCAAGCATGAACTCCCTTGCAGAAAAGATATTGGAAAATTCCCTTGTTTCATCCATCGTATCGAACGCACCGGAATAGATAAGATTTTCAATAACGGATTTGTTCACTGCCGATCCTTTGAATGTATGACGATCAATAAATTCAGCCAAAGAAAAATACTCCCCGTTTTTGGAGCGTTCTTCCATAATCTGATTCTGTGCCTTTTCTCCTACTTGCTTTGTTGCATTGATCGCCCAATAGATACTATTATCTTTTTTGTCCGCCACAATGTTTATATCAGACTTATTGATATTTACAGGTTTGATTTCGATCCCTTCTGTCTGCTGCATTTCATTGACGTATTGAGGAAAGTCATCTTCACTTGCACGGGACAGAGCAACCGACCAAAATTCCAAAGGATAATGCACTTTCAGCCATAAAGAATTGTAAGCATTAATGGCGTATGCAGCAGCATGACTGTTACAGGTTACAATTCCATTTGCAACAAAATTGTGATTTTCATCTTCCATTTCAATGTCATACACATCTTCATTGCCTACAAGACTTACAGAAATAACATTTGCCATTTGCGCATTGGAGCTATCATTAGCAACAAACAAAGTTTTTCCCATAAGAAACTCTGCATATACCTTCCCTTCTGTTGTAGGGAATTTATGGTTTCCTGTTGTTCTTATCTTCTTCCCATCAACAAGAGAAATTTCATATACAGGTCTGTTGCCGGAATACCTAACGTCTTTTATTTTGGAAAAATACAACGAACCATTTTGTTTCATACTTTTTGCCATAAAAGAATTGCATTCTTGATTGTGGAAAACATAAAACAATTTTTCAACTGTTATTTCTCCAAACCCAAGAACATATACTAAAGTTCTAAAGCTCACACACTTATTAAAACTATACTTAGCAAATTCCTCCATTTGTCCCCAAAGAGTTTCTGCATATTTTGGGGTTACGCCTTTGCTTCCAAATCTTTCAACATAACCATTTATAAATTTTGTTTTCAAAGGAAGCAAGACATCTAACTTTTTCTTACCTAATGATTTTCTTACTTTATCACATGTAACTAAGTCAAAGTCAGCAAGTTGATTGCAAATGTTCATAATCTGTTCTTGGTAGCAGTTATGAACAACCAAACCTTCGCACACAAAACTATGATTGTTTTCTACTTTCAAATCATACACTTCTTCTTCGCCATAATTTTTAACATTCAAAACCTTTCCCCAAAACAAATGTTTTACAAGGTCTTCAATGTTATTTTTATAAACATTTCCTGCTTTTATAGCTTTGGTATGACGCAAAGATTTATTCAAATTTTCCCAATTGCAATAATTTTCAACCCTATCTTTTGGTATTTTCAAAAATTGATTAGATGGAATTTGAAAACCTCTTTTACCCAAATAATTCATATGAGTAGAAGATTTAAACCTAAATCTTAATTTATTTTGAACATCACTCCAATTCAAACAAGGATATCCGTCTTGTCTGTGGGAAATATGACAATAAATACCATAAGATTGAAGTTTATAATAGATTTGTCTTACTAATTTATCGTTACACATATTAAGAGTAGAGCTTGACAATCCCCCATCTCCTTCCAATATACCGCTCAATGTGTCAATTGTACAGGAAGTTGGTAATTCTTTGTTGTAACAATTTTTGCCCCACAAACCTTCTTCTTTCAACAAAGCTATCAAAGGATTTTTTACAAAACCGGACGAAAAATATCCATTTTCTTTCCCCTTACTTCCTTTTACATATACTCTCCAAGAGCAGGCAAGAACATTATTTTCAGTTATTCTTTCGTGCTTTGTTACATTAACAAAACAAAAAGGTAAAACTTTTTCGATCACTAATTTTAAAAATTGTACCACCTCTATACTTCCAACTGTAAAATAAGGAGTGCTACTACATCTTCCTTCTGCGATAAAGAACCCTATCATCCAATTCTTTAAAGAATCTTCGTTTTCTTCTTCAACAGGAATTTGATCTTGCATCCAATAAGCCTTAATGAAGTCCCCTCTCTTTAGATTAGATGCTTCTTTCCATCCATCAGAAGTTAAAATTTTATGATCTGCTGTTACTCTTAATTCTCCGCCAAACGAAGTTACTATTTTAATAGTGTTTTTTATACCATTATTAAATTTGTCCAAAACTTTTTGATAAGAACCATCTTCGGTTTGAACATATTCGCCAACACAGATATCTTTTATTTTTTTTACTCCTTTGGATGTTTTCACATCCATTTCAGAAGAAACACACATCACAGAATAAGTATTTTTCAGAATTTCTTCCGCTCCAATAGGATATTCCGGTTCTTTTTCTCCATTTTTCAAAGCAATGTAGTCCATGTGAAAACCATTTTCCATTGGCCCAGGACGGAACAAAGAAAGTGCTGCCACTACATCATCCATGTTTTTAGGCTTCAATTTTTGAGTATAGGCACACAATCCCTTTGCCGAAAACTGGAATATGTCACTAAGCCAACCATTTGCAAAATACCTGTAAACCTCTGGATCGTCATACTCAATATCTGAATAGAGATTGATTTTCCTACCCGTATTCTTTTCAATCAGATTCAGAATATCAGTGAATTTATCCAATTGCTCAATACCAAGAATATCTTCTTTCAAAAAACCGGCTTCATCCATTTCTCCACCTTCCCATTCACTGATAATCAAATCACCCGATTTTCTAACCGGACACCATTCGTACATTGACTTTTCTTTTGGAAAGATCATCATAGCGCAAGCATGAATAGAAGCTGCTTTTTGCTGACCTAAAAGAAGGAAAACAATATTCATCATTTCTGGATATTTATTCAGAAATTGATTTATTTCTGACTTCTTGCAAGCAAGTTTCAAAAAATCTTCTTCCGTCTTTACATCTTCTATCATTTTAGTAAGCCTCCTAAGAGTAGGAACTGAAGCTCCATAAATCTTTCCTACATCATTTATAGCCTGTTTTATCTGTAAGGTAGTGTATGTACCTACAGAACAAACTTGCGAAGCTCCAAAACGATTTTCCATGTATTGTTTTACTGCCGGTCGGTATTCTCCCGGCACATCTGTATCAATATCTGGAAGGCTAGACAAAACTCTACCTTTATTCAAAAACCTTTCAAAAATCAAACCAAAGTGCAATGGATTTGTATTTACTAACCCAAACAAATAAGAAATCAAAGAGCCACTGGAACTTCCGCGTCCTCCACCTAATAAGATATTATTCTTTTTGCACCAATTGACAATATCACGCAAAATCAAAAAGTAATCAACAACCTGTCCATATTTGATTACATCTGATTCTCTTTCGATTCTTTCTACAAGCACATCCTCCGAGTAATCTTCCAAAAGCTCCGGTTTGTTCTCCAATCCTTCATAAATCAAAGAATCAAACATATCTTCATTGGAAGCGTATTTTTTCTTTTCTTCTGTTGTCATTTCATAACGGGGAAGATGCCGGCTGTCAGTAGGAATTTCAAAGTTGCAATTTTCCGCAATCATATCAGCATTGCTTCTTGCTATCATATAAAATTCCTCTCCCTTTTCACTATCCCCAAATAAAGAAAGAAGTTCTTCCATATAAGTCGCTTCATCTTTGAAATATTGATTACCGGATTTGTAGTTTACTTTCCCGTCAATCTTATTTACGACTTCCCGAAGTATAGCGTATTCCGGCTCAATGTAGTAAGCATCAAAAATGGCTACGGGCTTCATTTTGGACTTATAGAACTTTTCAAAGTTCATCAAGTAGGAAGTGTCCCTATCATTTTTTGTGTATTCCACAGTATCAACCTGCCAAAACACATTAGGTTTGCTTCTTAAAAGAATAGGGACATCTTCAAACTGTATCGTTTTCGGGTCAAATACGATATACACATCTGAAACGTGTTCCGACATGTCTTTGGGGGAAACAAACTTTCCACTATCGTCACAATTCAAAACCTTGTTTAATGCAAGTAAATGCTGCCAGCCTTTTTCATTCTTTGTGTAGATTTTGTAAGTATAGACGATATCCTTCTTTTCATCCTTTACTGGGACTTCCAGACCAAACACAGGGATGATTCCTTCTGCCTTGCAAGCGTTTTGAAATTTGAGTGCACCTGCCAAAGTTGCTTTTTCAACAATCCCCAATCTTTCTATTCCTAAGAATTTGGCTTTCTTTGCCCAATCCGGGTATAACCCTGTACCATTCAAAAGTTCAAACGATCCATGTACTCCCAAGAAATTAGTAGAAAGACCTGCCATTTCACTTTGTCCTCTCCATTTTACCCGATTAAGTTTAGGCTCGTTTTCCTTCCCTTTGTCCAATGTGTACCATACACCACCAAGACGAAAGATGTAACCATCTTCTTCGGTGCGTTCACAATCCCAACGAAAATCCTCTGAAAAGAAATATCCATCTTCGTTAGGTTCAAAAACTTCGTATGATTTCCCCTCAAAGGAAACAGTGTAATTTTCCTTATCGAGAGAGTGTTGTATAGTATTGGAAGAAAGATATTCTTCCAACTCATTTAAAAGTCGATCCATCGTATTTTTCTTCTTTTCGTTTTCACAGACAAACATACAACTTTTGTATGCAATTATTGTATGTTTTTACAATCCTTAACCCTACATTTAACCTAAGTTTATTCGTGTATTCAAAACACTTTTGATAAACTTCAATCGGTTAAAAGGGGTATCGTTTGGTATCACTTCATAAGGCAATTTTCTTTCTATCAAAAACTTCCTTATTTCTACATCCCAACATTTTCTTCTCTCTGCATCTGCCATTCTTTCCCCATCATTTTCTACATCCCAATAAATAGGGAAATAAAAAATAATAGGAAGAAAATATTCACTAACGTTTATAAAATCCAATTGTCTTTTCAATTCTGCGTCTCTTTGAATAGAAGCAGGAATTGTTTTCGTAAACGTATGCACATCTATTATGCTTCTATCGGAAACATAGCAATCTGTGTTTAATAGTTCCGCATACTTATCAAAAATCAGTTTTTGATTTTGAACAGAAGTAAAGGAAGGTTCTATCTTCCCTTCCTTTACTAACTGTCTTGTTATGCTATCTATTTTGTCGAACCGGTCAAACGATCTGTCTTTCTTTAAAAGCTCAAACACAGAAGTTTTTCCGACACACGAAGCTCCCAAAAAAGTTATAGCCCTAACCATTACCGATTATCTCCGTCACCGTGAATTTTGTTCTCTGCCTTTCTCTTTGCCAGCTTTTCCACATTCTGCTTTGCAATGGATACCAAAGATTGGTTCAATTCCTTTCCTTCAATGTAAGTAACAAGATTCTGTAACCCTACAAGAATCTGTTCCAACGCCGTATGACAAAGTTCTTTTCTCTTTTCAGGGAAAGGTTTGCTGTAATCATCATCCCGGAAGTATTTCTTCACCTGTCCGTTAATGATACCTACCTGTTGGAGCAAATAGGAAGGGCTTAATCTGTACACATCCGTATCGTCCAATTTGTGTAATTCTTCAGGGAACTCAACCGGCGGCAATTGCAATTCCTGTCTTGTCATTGCGACATACCAAAGGACGTCTCCTACTTCTTTCATGATTTCCTTTGCTTCGGCAGCATTGTCCACCTTTTCAAAAACTTCTGCCAATTCATTGGTAAGTCCCATTACTACATACGGGATAGCTACCTCTTTTGCATAACACGCTGTTGAAGCCGCGTGCGCTTCATACTCTTTAAAAGTCATAATACGAAATTTAAATTAATTGATTTACAACAACTTACCATCAAAACACATGATAAGTCTTTTTATTTTGATGTTCGAATATTCCACATCTTTTTTCTTTCCGTTCACTTTGATAGTGACCGTTTGATTCTTTATATCGTTCTTCAAAATCCGATACTCCTTGTCGTCATAAATAACAATCTGATCCTTTCCAAGCAAATAGATCATATCCCAAAACCACTGCGAGTTTCTTTTCTGTTCATTGGTGGAATACTGGAAATTGGGAATACCGGTAGGATTCAAGAACTCTTTCTCATAAAAAGAAAAATATTCTTCCACCGAAAAGAAAATAGACCGTTTAAAATGTCTTTTTGCCAACAACTCGATCCGTTCCTTTTTAAACTCTGCGATATCATTTGCCATCTTGACAAATTCGGGCTTATCAAAAATAAGGCTTCTTACCTTGTGGGTAAAGTATTCCAATTGGAGCACTTTCAAATATTCGTCTATCGATAATTCTCTGCTTCTGTCCATTTGATTTTATGATTTGTGATTTTCAACAAAAGTAGGAATAACCTACCACATTTTCTTGATTTTAGAGACGTAAAAATTGATAGGGTCATACAAGTTATCCAAAACTTCTTCCAAATAATCCATATCCATATCTCCCGGGTCAATGCCCGGTTTGTAAAGATAAGCTATCTTGGTGTTGAATGACTTTGCAAGCATCAACCCTGCACTTTTGGATTCTTCAACAGTCGCATCGTCATACATCAGAATCACATTCTTTACCCCTTTTCTTTCCAAATAGGATATTTGTTCTTTGCTTATACTGTTCCCAAAAGTGAACACACACTTCAAATCCCTGCAATCCCAAAGTTTTAAAAGATTGTCTATACCTACTTTGTCAAATAACCCTTCCACTATTATCACGTCCTTTGTAATAGAAGAAAGCTCGTTGTAACCGCCTAATATTTTTGTAAAGTTCGTCCCTATGCTGTTTTCATATCGCAAATGCGGTTTAGTACCGGTTTCCTTTGCCCTTTCCAAATCTCTTTTATGCCACTCTTTGGAATATCTGCTTCTGCCGAGCCATCCCACCAGCTTATCATCCATTTTCATTTTAAAGATGATGTAGTTTTTCAAATCCTTTTCTAAAATAGATTTGGTTTCAGACGGTTCAAAAAGTGCGTAATGATACGCTCTAAACCCTCTTTCGTCTAAATAAGGGTCAGATTTCAGTCTTTCAAGACGAAGGGGAAGTTTTACTTCCGGCAATTCTTCGGACACATCTTCATCCACATCATCTTTCAAAGGTGTAAGTCTTACACTTAATGAATTTTGATATTCCATCCGTATAAGATCTTTCCTTCCTATCTTGTCCAGAAAATCCTTCAATGGTTTTTTGCTACCGCATTTCCAACAGTGAAACACACCGCCGTGAGGATTCAAAAGGACACCCCATTTCTTCGATTTTCCACAATAAGGGCAATCCATGCTTTTATTGGAGAGCCACCCCTGCGAACCGAATATGCGAAGTCCGATCGCTGCCTTTACTTCTTCTTCGTCTATCCGTATCATGATTCTAAATGCTTTCCATTTTGTCCGCTTCCGTCTTTTTCTTACGTGCCTGTTTCTTTATCTCTTTCCTTTCAGAAATTTGATTGTACATCTCCATCGTTCGCCCCCTGTGATAGAAACGTCTTTTGTCGTAATTGGTAGCAATCGTAATCACTTCTTGACTTTCCTTGTAATCACGGAGCTTGTCGACATAAATACGAGCCGTTGCGTTTGCCTTTTCCTCTATTGTCATATTCAAAGTAAATACAAAAGAAAAAGGTTTTACAAGCGTTTTGTCACCTTCTGTATAAGAACGGTCAATCACCTTATCCGGGTTGTTCCATACTTCAAACGGGACATCACTTGTCTGTGTGGCCGTAATGATAGGAGCACCTATTTCATCCGCCAAGTTCTTCAAAAGCTGGGCACAAGTCTGTAGTTTTTCTTTCTTGTGATCAGGATCAGAATCTATCTTTTTGGATATACCGGTCTTTACCAAATCCAGAGAATCGAGTATTACCAATCCGGGGAACTTGCCATGTGTATTAAAATAGTCATAACAAAGCTGCCGGACATCCCCCATAGAAGCCTGTCCGAACTTTTTGAATCCATACACTTCAATGTCAGAACTAAGCTCTTTTACTTCTTTAATAGCCTGTTCTATCTTCTTTCTGTCCTTTGGACTGATATTGCCAGATTTGATATCGGAATAGGATTGAGCAGACCATAACTGGTCATATATTTGCATACAGGCTTTAACCCCTCCTTCCAATTGAATATGAAGAACCGGCACACCTCTAATAGCAGCAGAATACCCATGCCATTTTAATATGGTCGACTTACCCTTACCCGATTGACCTATCCACATTGTTGTATCCCCCATCTCCATACCACCAAAAGAGACATCATCCAACCTATCTATTCCAAAAGGTACTTTTATAGGCTTTTCAACAATCATATCGTTTTCCATGCGTCTTTCTACCATTCGTTCATGAAAACCCCCGAAAACAGACTGGAAACCCCCTGATTTGGAGCGAAAGGACATCTCCAATATCCTTTGGGATTCTTCAGCATTGACACGTATTGCTTCTTCCTTCTTTCCTTCTTCATACAAGTCATGCACTTTCCTTGAAAGAAGTTCAAATTCCGTTTCCTTGACAAAAGACTGCAATTGGTCTATTGCAATTTCCCTGTCTATCAAAGCCGCCTTCTTTATTTCCTTTGCAGCGAGCTGCACGACATCCTCGTCACATAATTTCTGACAAATAGCACCGATAGAAGGTAGCTTGTTCTTTTCTGTATATTGTATGATCGCTTCCCTAAGAATGAATTTATAACCTACCCATTCTTTAGGAATCAATTCATATTTCAAATATTCCGAAGCTATACGCATTATGACTTCATCGGAAAACATCAATTTAAAGATTTCCGCCATGAAGCCGGGATTCAGTTTGCCCATGATCTATATATTTGTTTATATCATGTTTATACTAAAATTATTACCTGATCCGTTTTCTTCACGTAAAGTATTGATACTGAGCCAGCTACTCATCACAATGTCATCGTGTCCCGAACTCGCTTCCAATTTCCCTTTATCGCTTCTGAAAGTAACGGACGCAAACTCACTGAACATCAACTCTACCTTTTGTCTTGTGTCCCCTTCCTTGTATGGAACTTTAATCTGTCCTCTTTCAAACATGGCAGATAAAGACGGAAGACCGGAATAGAGGTCTTTCTTGTTCCCTTCTGTTGTTGTAAACTGCTCGATATTGGAAAGACCCCTTTCTCTTGCAAGTGCAGACAAGATCCCTTGGAAACCGTTTGCCTCGCATACTATCTTGTCCGGCTTGTACAGACGGTTGAAAAGAACGATCTTGTCCACCTGTTCGTTATGGGACATCCCCTTTGCACGGAAATAGTTTATCAGATAGAAGTTGTTCGAATAGTCAATACCCCAAACAGAATAGACAGTATAGTCAGCACCAATATTACCAGATACGGCAAAGTCACATCCTACCACTACTCTTTGAAGTTCAAACGGAAAAAATTCTATACTGTCTGCAAAAGAAACTTTGTCCATCCCTGTAGTTGACCTTCTTAGATACTCATAAGAAAAGATCGTTGAGTTATCGGAAATAGGAATAACCAAATACTCACGGGCAAATACGATAGAACCAAGTTCCGTTCTTTTTGCCTTTATATCTTCAAAGGTGTATCTATCCGGTGCAAGAGGTCTACCATCCGGGAAAACAATAGGATATTCAAACGAATAAAAACGTTTGTCACCTTTTATTACATTGTACAGTTCATTCGGAGCAGTCGAATAAGGTGTACCAGATATAATCAAATACCCGTATGGTTCTACAATAGGTGTAATTGTACCTCTAAAAACTTCTTTCAACTTTTCCCTTTGCTCATCGCTATACAAAGAACTTTCGTCCGGCATATCGTCTATGATTGCTGCACCAACGTGCAGACCACGAATAAACCCGTCCTTACCACGGACATGAAGTATAGCACCGTTCTCACCTTCTATTGCTGTTTCACCTAATTTCGCCTTTCCATTCGGATCAAGTTTTTCTTTTAAAATATCGTTAGTAGTGATTTCTTCTATGATCTTGTTCACATGCACCTTTGCAAGTGTCATAGTGTTTGTGATCATAGCCGTCTCTTTCCGGTTCTTGTTGTCAACCGTATCACCTCCATAGAGCATAGGTCTCGTGTAAGAATACAATCGCCACAAAGGAAAGGAATAACACCACATATAGCTGTTATGACAAACCGTACCATCTTCTAATAGGAACTTATGGTCACCATCACAGGTAAAACCGTAATAGTCATCTTCACCAACCAAAGACACATAAATTTCCGTCTCTCTTAGTCCGTTCTTAGTAGACCTATAACCTTTATAAGAAAAACCCTTTCTAAGGTTCATTTCCGCCACTTCTACAGGAACAATGCTCCTATCGGATAGGCAAAGCAGGTGTCCTTCGCTTACGGTATAATCCATACCACCTATTTGCCTTACTTCATACATAGGACATCTTCCTCTGTGAAGCTCTAAGACTTTTCGAGGTTTGAAGTCCTGTCCCATTACTTTGTCACCTACTTTTATGTCCTGTACCTTCTTCAAAGAGCCATCCGCCATAACAACTAAAGTGTTGATACACAGACATTTGCCTGCTCCGCGGGCGCACAGGTAACTACTCCACGGAAAGAGTTGTGTAAGGTTTCCCCATTCCAAATTTCTCCATCCTAAATTGAAATTGGAAAGGACGGTTGCGTTAAAATAGTTGTACGAAAGGATTCTTAGGTTTTCATCCATTGACGCAAACAGGTTGTCCACATATCCCAATTTTTCGGTATCGAGAGACCGTCCAAAATTCATTGCATACTCTGTCTGATCTATAATAGTTTCAAGCATCTTGTCCATATCCCTTTTATACCCACCCGAAAAGAGTTGGGATATAGTAGGAGAAGGTAGTCTGTCTATTATATCGTCCACAGTAGTAAACAACCTTTTTGCTTGCAAATCGGTCAGAACCCCACCTTTTGAATTATATACTATTGCCACGTTACAAAGCAAATTTTTCTCGGAAAGGATTCTTGACCGTCATGCCATCTTGTTCGGCAGTTGTTCCTTCTCCTCGAAGTTTCTTTACGAAATTTATCATAAGTAGTGCATTTGCATAGGTATCGTCACCTGCACGGTGCGCATTTACAAGGTCGATCCCTTCCTTGTCACAAATAGTATGCAGTTGATAATTTTCAGCTTCTCCATAAGCCATGTGAGCCAATTGCATCGTATCCAACGAAAATTTTACATACTTGCTTAGATCATCTCCCATGAACTTAAAGAAGTTCTCCAAGAAAGGGTTGTCAAACCCTACTATGTTGTGACCGCAAAGAGTACATAGTTGGCGCGGGTTTTTGTATCTTTTGAAAATATCCAGACACTTTTTGTAAGCCTCTTTTAACGAAATTGCCTTTTCATTCTGGATAGATTCAGTGATACCATGCACAGCTTCCGCTTCCGCTGAATAGGAAAGACCTTCTTTATAGTCACGCGGAAGGATCATAGATACTTCTTCGCATATTTCCAATTTCTCCATATCTATGATTGCAAACGCAATTTCTATAAGAGGAATCGCATCAAAAGCCGGTTTGTCTTTCGAAGGAAGTCCTCCGGTTTCATTGTCATAGCATATCAAATACTTACTCGAACTTTTCATTTTCTTTACATTAAAATTTTCTTTTCATAAATTCTTGCCAACTCAAATTCAGCCATACAGCCTTTTGATTCCTGCCAATTTGGTACAAAGAAAACAGCATCACATTCTAAAAGTGCTTCAATGCTCCTACCCATATAATAGGAATAAGACTTACCTTCTTCATTACAAGTATCAAAAGGAGTAACAATTTCATCACCCTTTTCTTCAAGAAACTTCTTAACCTTTTCTACGTATTCTTTCGTTTCTTTTATATCATGCCCAGAAATAGGCAAACTTACATATATCTTCATCTCATTTTTATTTTGTTTCTTTCACAAGTTTCCATAGTCTTACATTGCTTCCTATCGGCACACAAGGGACAATACTCAATCCTTCTCCTAAATAGGAGGGGACTTTGCCCATTACCGCATAAGCTCTGATGTTCCAGTATGAAAACTTTCCTCCATCTTTCTTTTTATAATGCTCATTGAAATAATCTGTCATTCCAACGAGATTTAAATTCTTTACTATAACTTCCTTAGCCATAGATTATTAATTCAACACTAATTTCAATCTATCGAAATCACGGGAACAATTTTCCTCGTTTTCGTATCGGACGTGAATGTTCTTGTAAGGATTATCCTTTAACGTTACATCGTCCGGCATTCTATTTATGATTATTTCCGGTACGCCTTCGTCCGTGTAATCCATTTCTGCTGAAACAATAAATATTCTTGTTAAAGCCAATTTCCCATCAGAAAACACAAACATACGCTGTTTTTTCGTATATTCTTTTTCTGACCACTTAACACATTCTTCGGTAAAGTCAGCAATACTTTCCGTATCTTGAAGTGCTATTACATCTTCCAGTTTTCCTTTCAGAACGTTCAGTTTCAAATCCCCGAATAAATTTGCAACGGATTGAAGTAATACCTCCATGTTTTCATCTATTCGCATAAATCCAACTCAATTAAATGATCATTTTCTCTAAGAACTTCCCTTGTTCGTCCGTTCTGAGTTTCCACTACCAGCATAGTGCCATCTTCCACTTGGTAGGAACTGGTCACTTCGCCTTCAAAGTAATAGCATCCTTCTGTCCAGCATACTGTCATGATGTTTTTGATTTAAAGATTACACATTTCCTGTTTTACTTTCCTAATATAAGACTTGACTTTATTTCCCCTATGGAGAACGATCGCCTTGTCTATATCTTTGGTAGGGTTGTGGTGGGATTGATATATTTCAAACATCTCTCTTGACTTTACAGGATCAAATCTGTCTTTATAGGAATAGAGATGTTTCCCTTTTATCCGGTTTACCTCATCCACATAGACCTTCAACATCTGAAACCTACCGGAAGCGGAACTTACCTTGTTCTTTGCTTTATCATCACAACCGGATTCAACCATGCAAATAGCATGAACCAATCTTTCCCACACAACCCTGTCCCTATCCTCTTTCGTAGTGGGAAGAACTTTTGCATCAGAAACAAGAAGGGGAATAAACGATAATACCGTCAATACAAGAATCTTTTTCATACGATTTCCCTTTCGTTAAATTCATGTAATCTGTGACAAGCGGAACAAAGAAGTTCGATATTGTTCTTATCCAGCTTCAAATCCGGTCTTGCTCCTCTTGATCTGATATGCGAAAAGAAAATAGCTTTTGGTTCATCCCCCAAAGGCTTTCCACATTTTACACAAACATGAGGTCTTTCCTGCCATATCTCCGTAAATAAGGATTGAAGGTCACCTCTACGTTCTTTGGTTGTTTCTGTGTCACAATCTTTACAGAGCCACTTCATCCTATTGTAGATGTAATGATTTTCACCACATCTTTTACAAGGACGATATTCGTATTTCTCCTTCTTTTTCAGCACGTTACTCAAACTTATAGCTTTTAATTCTTTCAATCTGATTTTCAAGATACTGAACTCTCTTATCAACCGTTGCGTTAATAACTTTCTTTGCTTCTTCTTTTGTGAAAAACACATCTCTGCCAATTTTAGCCATTTCACGTTCTCCTTCCGGGATGATATACTCCAGACCTCTGAAAGTAGTTGTTTCCCATTTTTTTACTTCTTTAATTTCACCTGTCATAAGTGCTGAACGCACGTCATACATTACTTTTTCTTCCATAACAATTTAAACTTTGTATTCTGTTAAACCTATCTATTAATTCACACACATAGTCCATCTTTTTCTCACTTTCCTTACTCGAAAGATAGATAAACCCGAAACTCCTTACAAACTTAGGGTTTCCAAACCATCCGTACCTTACGATCAAAAGCTCTGCTCTTTTCGTATCGTAAAAACAAGGGACAATTTTAACTTCAAGTTCCTTTCTTCTTTTTCTCATCTGTCCTTATATTTTTCTTCACACAATTTTATATACCTGCATCCTTTGCATTTCTTTTCATGATACAAAAACCCATCATAGCTTTCACAAAGGATGTATCCTCTTGGAGAATCAAAATAAAGCTGTCTTTCTTTATCCAAATAGGAATCAGACAAGGCTTCTTCTTTCTGGATAGGGTTTCTAAGGTCGTATTCCATAACGAATTTAGAGGTAAACCACATATCCTTTTGTGTTCGTTTTCTCCATCTTTCAATAGCTGCTTTCCCTATCACATTAGGAAGAGGAATAATACTCAATTTCGACACCGACAAAATAAAAACCTGCCTATTAAATTGAAAAGTAAGATAGTTCCAAAGATTCCCCACTATTTCATTTTCAAGAAAATCTTTTATCCTTTCCCTGTCCTTTCTTTTTGCATGAAACTCATACTTCGGGTTGTTTGTCAGTTTCCCCTGTAAGTATTCATAAATCGTTTCAAATTCTTCTCGTCTTGTCATTGCTGTCGAAATTAGATTATAAAATCATTGCATACAAAAGTTGTATATTTTAAGTGATAAAAGAAGGGGAAGTTTTTGTTCCCCTGTCTCGCTGACAAAACTACAACTTTTGTAACTATTCCCAAACCAAATTAATGTTAAAAATCTCATCGGTCTCTTTTTCAACCTTCTTATAGCGGTTTTGGGTGTTCGTATCTCTCTCTGCCACATTGTTATAGTCTTCTCGAATAATTTTTCCATCAAGTACCCGTGAGAACCACAAACAAATTTCAGCATCCGATTCAATGTCACCCAATGTAACTTTATCGTCTTCTGTTGCGTCATAAAATTGAATCCAATAGGGCTTCTCATAAATAGAAGATGTTCTTGGTGTAACCGGATTATCGTTTTCATCCTTTCCCATCCCTATAGCTCCTACCGTGATTGTCCCGTAGGGGTTATCCGTTACAGAAGAAAACCATAATTCGACGTTTTTAAGCGTTTCTGTGCCCTCATTTTTCAAAACAAGAGCAACGTATTGGCTATGAGGATTTGAAGCCAAATTAAGGCTTATTTCATCAAATAAATTGCCAAATACATCATTAGGCACAAGAGTGGAAGATTTATATCCACCCAACGAATCTGAAACTTTTGTCTGCGGACTGTTATATCCCGAACTGACCGTATAATAAAACCGTAACATAAGCCTTAACTTTTAGAAGTTGACATGAATATATTCCCAAGCGACCAATATTCGCTTTTCACTTCATTGTAAACAGATACCGTGCCGCCAGAATTTTGTACACGAGCGATATAATACTCGTCCGGTTCTTTTTCCGGCGGAGTGCTTATGCTAACTTCCGGTACTAAAGAAATGACATAATCATCATAAGTGTATAAACCGTTTCGCTGCTCGGAAGTCAATACACCTCCCAAAGGAAGTGTCCCAAGCACAATAGCTCTTAAATTCGATTCCGCTACAAATGTAGTTGCGGATGTAAGAAGTAAGTTTTGGTTGTCAATTATGTTTACAATCTGATAAACGCCATTATTCAAAGGAACAGAACCGTCTTGTTTTTCAAACCGGATAGAGACGGGGGTTGATGAAGATTGACCTCTTACCTTACCTGTAAAATCCACAGAACCGGAAACGATACCTTGTGAGTTTACGCTTACATACCCCTTTTCGTAATTTCTTGTTTTGTAAGCAATCTTCACCCAATAGAAATTGCTGTCATTCGGCACAACAATGTTGTCTTCTACATTGATATCTATAAAGTTCCCGGCACTGGTAAGAGCCATCCCAGGAAGTACCTTAATAGTGCCAGAGTTTGTTCCTGTTTCCACTTTAAAAGGTTCTACAAGATTTTCATCTTCTACTGGTTTGTTAACTGTATTAGGATTGATCTTAGACGGGTCATTCGTAATCATCCCAAAAGAATAAGATGCCTGTAGCACCGCCTTCATAAGCGGTGCTGTAGCAAAGAAAGAAATCATATTTGAAAGTTCTTCTTTCTCTAAAAAAACATTTCTACTAACATTTAACTTGCTCATACTCAATATTTTAATTATTTTTGACTTACTATTTCCATCCACTTGGGACACCCTCGCAATTCGTACCTGTAAAAGTCTGACTATGACTTGTTACGTTATTGTTCCCAGACTCCGTTATCTTTACATAATTGGATGATCCTGTAAGGATTTGAATAACAGGGACAGTTCCAAGTTTCGAGCAACCATAAAACATTCTGTCCATATTAACTTTTCCTACCCCTGCAACAGAACGATCATAAAAAGATGTATAAGAAACTGCATAAGCCTGTTCTGTTCCTAAAGAAAGATTTGTACAGTTTGCAAACATTTCAGTACAATTCAAATTACCACTGATATTCTCAAAATTGGTATTATTAAACTGATTTCCTATATCCACATTCACAGGTCGTGCAGATGTTCCTGGTTGTCCTACATAATTCCCTGTTCTTCCAAAAGAAGTGAGTGACGTGCATCCTGCAAAGCATCTCCTAAGATTAGTAAGTGTCGTAAGATCATTAAAGAACTTAGCGGGAATTTGTTTCACACCCGTGTTCTCAAACATACTTTCTGCATTCTGCAACTTTCCATTCTTCATATCAAAAGAAGATATATCAGATAAATTCCTACAATTCGCAAACATTCTTGAAGCGTTTGTTACACTTGACGGAAGTCCCTGTCCATAAGGAATAGACAAATAAGTACAATCCTCAAACAATGACTGCATATTTGTTGCCTTCGAAGAGTAAGAAAACATAGCGGTAGACCAGCCGTCGACAAGACTTGTACAACCGACAAAGCAACCAACAAAAGAAACAATGTTTGTGCAATATCTGAACCATAATACCGGAAGTTCGGTTATGGCTGTGCAGCCTTGAAATGTATATTGCATATACTGTGCATTCGTTGAATTGCTAAATGGAGAACTTGTAGCTGATTGACCTCCTGTATTTTTCAAAGCCGTACATTCAAAAAATACAGCATGGAAATCTTCTGTGCCACCTCCCCTTCCAAAAGTACCATTGCCAACGCATGAAGTCAAACTCTTACAACTTCTAAACAAGGAAGAATGATAAACACATGAAGTAGGAACAAGTTGACCACTCGGGAGACTTGTAACCCCACTGCTCCAGAAAGCACCCGCACAAGAATTACCTGTCATTTTAGTAAACAAACCAGAAGGAATAGATCTAAGACTTGTGCAATCTCTAAACCAACAGATAACACCCCCTGAAATAGAAGGAATTGTGTTTGTTGCAATCGATGAAAGACTTGTACATCCTCTAAAGGCAGAATGGTTGCCGCCGGCAGCGTCCACATTATAAGTGCCAGAACTTCCCTGAATAGAAAATGATTCGGGCCACTGTTTGATTGCAGTAGCTCTTGTATGATTTCTGAAATTGGCATACACAGTAGAAGGGTTACTTGTATTTCTACTTCCGCCTTGTACTCTTACTTCTCTCCCCACTATTTCATAAACGCCATTTGATACAGATGGCGTTTGAGGCGATCCGCTATAAGAAACGATAAGAGCTTTCCAAAGATAAAGGTAAATACTGCTCCCTCCTGCGTTCGTTGATTCATCCCCTGTCCCTACACATTCCGAATCCGTAGCGGAAGCATACACATAACCTCCAGAAGGAGAAGAAACCGTTATCCTACCACTTCCATTTGTCTGATCTGTACCACTGTAATAAGACGATCCGTCAGGCGCGGTAGTTCTTATATTCACGGAAGCATAAGGTTGCAATACATTTTCCTTTCTAAGATAAATATAAGTTGTCGTAAGCTCATAGTCAAGAGTGAAATCTATATACGTGTCAGCTCCCGATATTGCAATATTGTTTTTCGTTTGGGATTGATAATTGTCTGCCGTACAAGTGGCATTATACGACCCTGATTGTATTCCAGTAAGTGTAAGCTGTCCTTGTGAATTGGTGTATCCACTCTTTCCTCCATAAGTTACGTAAGCTCGATTAATGTTATATCCATTTCGGGATTTCACTGTAATATGAGCACTGTAAGTCTTATTGGAAACACCTACCCTTTGTTGTGGCATTGATTCCTGATTAACTGTGACAGAACCTTCCGTAGGCTGATAGTCATAAACGGAAACTTCATATCTGTAAGTTTTTCCCATCTGCATCATAAAGGTCGTTGTGCCGTCCGCCCCTGTATTTTGCGTACTAAGTCCTTCTGGTTTTACAGAAGCTCCTGAAACTGGAAGCCCTGTATCGGAATTATAAACATAGAACTGCACTCTCGTTTCTTTTCTTGGCATTGCAACATTCACCGTCTTTGGAAGGTCATTTGGTTGCACAACCCCTGTCTGGTTACTGAAATATTGCTTCGAAGCCACCCAATCATAACGCATTCTCGGAACAGAGAATTTGATTTGTCCGTTATTAGTCAGACCTGTTTGTTCTCCTGCACCTCCCCTGTTAAGCGTTATCCTTGTACCGTTGGAAATAATACCGTTATCCTCTGTTACAACAAATGTAAGATCATACAAGGTTTGATCCATATAAATGCTCACCACCTGTACAGCTCCGTTCACAGTAAACTGTTGTTCCCTGTCCTCGTATTCCTCATAAGAAGCAATAGCGGTATATACTCCATTAGGAAGTTCCAACACAACACCAGAAGAATCTTCCTGCACAAAATCCTTATCGTTTACTTTCACTTTCGCGCCCTCAACGACTGTTCCTCCTGCGCCGTACACCTTGATAGTAGTCTTATAGGTAAGTTGTTTCAAGTCTATCGTAAGGTTTGAATTATTGTAAAACTCATAGTTTTCCACATATACCCGTTGATGATTGTTGTCGTAAAATACATCATAAGAATATTTTCCTCCCAACACTCCTTCAAAAACAGCCTGTCCATTGTCAGAAGTCTGTTTTGTCAAACCGGCAAATTTCACAGTAGCCCCATTTAAAGGCTTTTTCTCTCCCGTAAAGGTGTTGTAATCATTTACAGTAAACGTCATGTTAAAAGTAGGCATAGGATTGAAGCTCACTTGTATATCCTTATTACTGTCCACAACAACATCCCCATTTACAGGAATCCAGTTTTGCTTTTCAACAAGATAAGTGTAATCACCTCCCAATATATTCGTGAATGTCACTTTCCCATTCGTGCCCGTTCTTTTGCTTTCCGAATAAGCGACAGTATCCTCTGTTGCCAGTCTGTCCTTTGCGGTAAGTGTCACATTTGCACCTTCCACTGCGCCAGTAGATGAATTTGTCACCGTAAATGTAATCGTATATCTTGGTATCAATATAAGCGTTACAGGTTCGGATTGATCGTCTTGTACATTGATGTTCTTACTTATGGTATAATAATCCGTCTTGCTTACAGTATAAGGGTATAAGCCAGGAAAAGCCATAAATATGGCATTACCAGAAGAATCCGTATATTTAAATTCACCATTAAAAGTAACAAGGGCATTTTGTATAGGTCTTTCATTTTCGTCCCTTACAACGAACGTGACTTTTCTTTCATACACATCTCCTTGCATTTGAATATATTCCACCTGCGTTTCTTCATCGTCTTCCAATACCTGAAACAATCTATCTTCTATATTCATGAACAAAGACTTCTCCACATCAATAGAATAATCACCAGGATAAAGTACAATAGATGCTTCCCCGTTTCTGTCCGTCACAAGACGTTTGTCTAAAATGGAAATAGAAGCTCCTTCTATGTAAGCTCCCCTATCCGACAATACTTTGAAAATAACATTCTTCTCTTTCAAAGGCTGAATATCCTCACTACCCATTATGTTTTTGTAGGTAACAAGGTAATCTTCTGTAAATTTTTTTACTCCTTTCTCACTTGTAAGGGAATTATTAAGATAATAAGCAGCTATCACGTCCTTTTCCCCTAAATTACCTTGATAGAACGGAAGGAAAAGCGGTTTTATCTTTATATCGTAAATGTACACAAGAGCGGAAGAATTTGACCTGTCTTGTGTAAGACTTAATGACAAGAATTTCATTCCGTCTTTCATTTGAAGCCCTCTCCCTTTCGAGAAATTAAGCTCTAACTGCTTCGCGTATGCCCTGTTCTTTCTCGATAGAATTGCCCGGCATTCATAATACACTCCAGCTACAGGAAGTTCCAGGATTCCTTTACTGCCGGAAACAAAATTGTTGCTCTCTGCACTTCCATAAGATTCCTTACATATCATAGGTTGAACGGCTTCGTTAAACACTTCCACACCGAATTTCAAATTTTGGTTGCTTGTGGAAGATGTTTTAACCTTAAAAGAAATCTGATAAGAAAGATTTTCTGAAATAGGAAGGAGCTTCGTTTTGTCAATTTCAGAAGAAATACCCACCAAAGCATTTCCAACGAAAGTCATTACCTGTATAGGAGTGCCATTGTTGTCTATATCATCCACAATAACAACACCTGTAGGGTTCACAAGTGGATAGGCATTCAAATCTTTTACGCTTTCCGTTGTCTCATACCCTTTTGTAACGTTTAGAACTGTGTCTGTCCTGTTCCATGTAGGAGAGCTATGCCCCATTGTCCATCCAGTATCACGAGACATCAAAAGAGCAAATATAAACTCATCCTCCGTCTTATATCTAATAAGACGGAGAAGCTCCCCAAGTATCACGCCTTCCTTGTTTACAATATCAAGTGTTCCTCTTTTTCTATATTCCTTCACATAATTATTGAACAGATATTTCATCTGTTCAAGTGTGTCCACTTCGTCTGTCACAAGTCCTCTGTTTTCAATAAAAAGTTCAAACAGAATCTTGTTCGTATCAATCTCGTTATATTGCTTTGCATACAAGACAACAAGCGCAAAGATATGACAGACTGTTTCCCAATACGCCTTAAAATCCTCTCCGTCCTTCTTTATAAAAGTAGGAAGAATGCCGGGAGAAGATACCTTTTCAAGTACATTCTCCGCCCATTCCATTACAGCAGGATCGTTTTCTTCGAAGAACCGTTTGAACACGGTCTTATTGTAGATTTCCTGTGACATCCTTAGCTTATTAATAATTAAACTTTCTCAACATATAATCCAACAAGGGCTGATAAATCATGTGTAAGAGGTTGTTCACTATTTCTTGTACATTTATATTTTATACCATTTTGGATATAGTATTTATCTTTAAATATTTCCATAGGTGGAATATAGATGATAGGGTCTTCAATAGTACCTTTATGTTCTTCATCTACTACTTTCCATAAGCTTGCCGTAGCGATAGAAGGTTTCCAGTTTTCCTGTGTTGTGTGCCCCTGGATACATTCCCAAAGAACATTATCAGATAAATATCTTTCTCCTACTTTAACAGTAATACCAGCAATCCATTCAGGATAACGATCTTTTACCTGCAATGCTTCAACTGGAGTTAATTCATATGTATTTATATTCTTAGCTACTTCTTCATCAAGAATGTTTAAAGCCATTATGCGACTAAAATCTCTGTTAATTACAGGTTCTTCTCCTTCCGGATAAGTCCATCCGTCGCTTGATAAAAGATTAAGAAATTCCGGATCGCTAAACGAATATCTCGGAAAATCTTCGTCACCAAATGGTAACAGCATCTCTTCGTGCAGGATCACTTTGCTTTGATCTACACTTGTTCTCATCTCTGGCAAAATCTCAATACCGTGAGACTTTGCCCATACAATGTCTACAATTGCGTATGTCATCTATTTTTATTTCTTTTTATTATACAAATTAACAAATTCATTTACATCAAGATAGTCAATCCCGAAATTTTCTGCGGTTCTTTTATCACTATCAGAAAACTGTCCTTCAAGTCCACTTGCGTCACCTATCATAAGTGTAACAGATTTTATGTAATCAAAATCATCGCCAACATAGTTTTCACAAAGATGATTAAGTATTCCTACGTTTGGTTTTCTATACAAATCATTTTTATCATTCGTGGTGCAATATTCCGAATAGCATTTTACTCCGCAATATTCTTTTACGCATTGTGATACATATTCTATTTTAGATTGAAATCTTTGATGATCCACAAAACCAGCTTCAATTCCCCCTTGATTACTTACAATTAAAACATACTCAGGAGAAAACTGCTTAATTGCATCCAAAACATCAAATTTGATTTTCATATCCCAAATTCCTTTAGGAAATGTTTTGCCACTTAATGTCTCAATTAACGTATCATCCAGATCACAGAATAAAACTTTGTACTTCTTCATATTATTTTGCTTTTAAAGTTTGTAAATAGTTATATGCTTTGATACATTCGTCTTTGGAGAGGATTCTTGGATAAATTGCAAAGTTCTTAAAAGCTATTCGATCAAACCTACCACCACTACCCGATATCTCCAATTTACCACCAGAACCAACTACATTACCTGTATTTGCCAGTATTTCATTCCAATTACGATCATAGGTCCTACCATCTGAACATGCAGCATTAATACTTTTAATTCCGTCAAGACTATTTTTTACTGATCCTGAATTAATATAAAGATCAAGTCCAATCATTGTGTTGTAGATATAAAAACTAGACCCTTTTACTAAACCAGTACCACTCTTTTTATTATCAATAAACTTCCAATCCCCAACAATCGTAAAATCCTTACCCATTCCAAAAACTGACGAAACCATCCTATCATCCACCCCATCAGTAACCAGATAGCCAGCATATTCCCCTTGTTCATTGTAGCCACTCCCTTCTGCAAACCCAAAATTAGACAGTATAAGATCATTACCATTGCCCGTAATGTTGGCAATAGTAGCACGATCTTCGTCCTCGTTGGTTTTGCCTACCACTGTCCATGCCTGGTCGGGGAAGAGCCAGGGATAGGTTTTAACGAAGTAGTCTTTGATCTTGGTCAGTTCTTCTTCGGTGGCATCGTGATCGAGAAATACAAGTTCCCAGATAGCAGCGTTAATACAAGTTCCTACATTAGTTGGAGCTAATTTCCCAACATGTAGCACATCTGTTCCCTCAAAATTACCAGTTGTAATCGAAACACCATTACAACTTTTAGATGTCTGATAAGTAAGGATGTGTGGTAAATCCATTTCACTCCCTATTGCTCCAAAAGATATAGGCTTATTAAGATGATCGGCTTGTATATTTCTATATTCTAACAAGAAGGCACCATCCTTGAGCCAATTCTTTACATTAGATACTAATCCTTGGGCTATTTCACCCCTTGTAATCCACTGTCTCAAAGCCACAACCGTATATCCTTTTTCCTTAGTCAGAATGGGGAAGTTATCACAGACACCGTAATCGTCTACTCCGTCAAAGACGAGTGCGCCGGGATAGAGGGGAAGTTGTTCGATGGTAAATGAACCTTGCTTATTAGATGTAGTTGAGA